CAACCATCCCTTTAAGTAAGGTAACTTGGCACGTACAATTTGCGATTGAAAATTGTCAATTCGTGCGTTAATGCCGCGAAGGTCAAAGTCCCACTTAATCACGCGACCGTGGTCGCGGTACATCTTAGCTTTCTTAATAAGTTCTGGGTCACCAGTTAATGCACCAGCATCGCCCATTGCACCAAGATTCTTCACTGGATTAAAACTGAAGCAAGTCAAGTCTACTAGACTGCCAACCAACTGACCTTTGTACGATGACCCAATTGCATGAGCAGCATCCTCGATTAACCATAGGTCATGCTTGTCAGCAATTTCCTTTAATCTGTCAATGTCAGGTGTTTGTCCATACATGTCAACAAACAAGATGGCCTTTGTCTTATCAGTAATGGCAGCTTCAATTTTGTTTACATCAATCTGATACTGCTCGTCAATGTCCACAAATACAGGCCGTGCATTTTGCCAGATGATTGCTTCTGATGTAGAGATAAATGTATGCGGTGTTGTAATAACTTCATCACCTGCTTCTATGCCTATTGCCATCATTGCGCACATTAGAGCATTGGTTCCTGATCCAGTCGCGCAGCAAGCATCTGACCCAACGTACGATGCAAAGTCTGCTTCAAACTGTTCTACTAACGGGCCAGTGATAAAGCTTGACTTGGCAATGACGTTTGCTATAGCAGCATCAATCTCTGTCTTTGCTTCTGCGTATTGTGCGTGTAAGTCTGTAAATTGTATCATAGTCGTGTATTCTCTCTAAATTGATTGTTTAACCGATTAACATTGTTGTTGGTGCTACAGTACTCTTTACATACTGTAAGCGGTGTGGTCGCTAATGCTTCTGAAATGGATTTAAAATCAGGATCGTCAAGGAATCCTTTCAATGGCTCAGTAAGAGTAAACACCTTGTGCCCCATAAAGCAGCAAGGCATGAGTTTGCCTGTTGCCGCAACATACAAACTTTTCTCTTCCAGTGCATGACATTTAACCGGGCCGTCGCTGTGCACTGGTGCGTAGCTCTTGGGTGGGTTCAGGAATTGCACGGGTTTTGTAGCAAATCTAGAGCTAACCTTGCATCTAAACCATGTAAACCCCATGTCTTTTGCCAGCTTCTTGCACTCTTCTACTTGGTGCTCGTTATGCTCGTATACTAGCATATCCCAATGCGCAGAGCCGCCGGCACTTATAAACGCTTTAGCGGCGGACATAACTTGTTTCCACTGCACGTTGACCCGGTAGATGTGATTGGTGTCCTCAAGCCCGTCAATGCTGAATACAACGTAGTCTGATGGCTTGTTTAGTAGCTGTCCCAGCGCAGTCCAAAATACAGTGTTACGTATTCCGCCGTTAGTGTTCATGCCTAACGTTATATCAGGATTTACTTCCCTGAACCACTCGAGTATAGGTAAACAGTTTTTTGCAGCAGCGGGATCACCAAAGTCACCACATGCAAACACCTTGTCTAACTGTCGCACGAAGTCCTCAGAAAACAGTTCTTTAATTCTGTCTAAAGTGAGGTCATAGTCTTCAGTGTATTTAGTTGATGGGTCCATGCGAGAACACTGTGGGCAAGAAGCATTGCATCGAGTAGTTAACTCTAAGTGCAATACTTTGGTGTTCTCTTTTGCGAACGACATTATATGGTCTTGCTCCAATATGGATCGTTCTTGAACCAATCGTGATAGCGTTGGAACCCTTCCTCTACACTGATCCTTGGATTGTAACCAAGCAGTGTACGTGCCTTGTCAATGTTCAACCGTCCACGCTTAGGGAAGTTGAGGTCACGGGCACCTGCAATGCCAGTTCCCTTGCCTGCAATTTTGATAGCAATACTCGCTGCATCCAGCAACGTGTACAGCTTAGTGTCAGAGCGTGTGATGTTAAAGATGTTATTGGATGCAGATTGTTGAGTAGCAGCAAGCACAATGCCCATCGCAGTTTCTTCTACGTAAGAGAAGTCTAATACCTCGTCTGGTCCGTTTACCTTAAGAATGCCACCACGCATAGCGTTAAGCATGAACTTAGAGACGACACGATCTTCTACGTCCCATTCACCGTACACTGCACTTGGACGAATGATTACATATTCCATCCCAGTACGCTTTGCATAATCCTTAACGATATGTTCGCCCATGTACTTCATGATGCCGTACAAGCCTTGGGGGTTGCAATCCGCAGCCTCGGTGACGTCATTTGCAAAGTCGCCGTATACCATGCTTGAGCTAATGTACACAAAACGCTTGACGTTGTTCTTGGTGCACTCTTCCAGCAAGTTGACAAGGGCACAGCACATTACTTCAGACGCCCATACAGGCTGTTCGCCTACTACCTTTTGTCGAGGAAAGGATGCAAGGTGAATGACTGTCTCTGGTTGCGCAAGCCTAAGACTCTCTGCTACTGAATCATATTCGCGGAGGTCAACATAGTCAACCCCTGCACTAATGCGTTTGCAACGTGCCTCGACCAAGTAATCCATTTCCGCTTGCGGAACGAAGTTATAGTTTGTACACGAGTCAATGATTGCACAATCGTGTCCCATCTCTTCTAGTTGTCTTACTACATTGTGCCCGATAAAGCCGGCACCGCCTGTTACTAAAAATTTCATTGTTTATACCGCCATTGCGCCTTTGATCTCTTCGTGGTGCACGTAGTCTGCCAATATAAAGTCGTCCATAGTGAACTTTGTAATGTCGGCATCTGGTCTCATCCTCATGTGCAGCTTAGGCAATGGGTGTGGTGTGCGTGATAGCTGCTCTTTAACTTGCTCCATGTGATTGGAGTAGATGTGAGCATCGCCTGTGGTGTGAATTAGCTCGCCAACTCGCAATCCGCACACTTGAGCAACCATGTGCGTCAGCAGTGCATACGATGCGATGTTGAAAGGGCAACCCAAGAAGAAGTCGTTGGATCGTTGATACATGAGACAGTCTAGTTTATTATCAACGACGTTAAATTGAGCAAAACAATGACACGGTGGGAGTGCCATTTTAGATAGCTCTCCTGGATTCCATGCAGTAATAATATGTCGACGTCCGTGCGGGTCTTGCTTAATTCCCTTGACTAACTCCAAGAGTTGATCTGTTACTTCGCCAAACTGGTTAGTCCAGTTGCGCCATTGCACACCGTATACGCGACCAAGATCGCCTTCGTACTGTGCCTTGTCAATCCAATATGGTGCTTCTGCATTCTTTGTCCATATTGTTTTCTTACCTTCAGTGTTCCCTTCGCCGTATAGCAGCTCTGCTAAACGCCGCTCGTTACCAGATCCTTCCAGGAACCATAGTAGTTCTGTGAGGACTGATTTGAAGGGGACTCGTTTTGTTGTTACTAGCGGGAAGCCGTCTGCTAAGATATAGCGTTGCATCATCCCAAAGTAACTGATAGTGCCTGTTGATGTGCGGTCCATTTTAACTTTTCCGCTGTCGAGAATTAATTGAAGTGCGTCGAGGTATTGTTTCATTAGTAAATTATACAGGAATCAAATTTGATTGTAAATAGATTCGGTATAAATATTAGTGTAGCTCGCGGAATGTGGCGTTCCCAACTACTTTAGACAACCCAGAAAGGCTATATGTCCAACACTAATATTTATTACGTCTATGCATACCTACGCAGCAAAGATTCAATCACTGCCAAAGCAGGAACACCGTATTATATCGGAAAAGGTAAAGACCTAAGAGCATTCTCGCCACACCCTGGTGTCACTTTACCAAAAGATAAATCACTTATTGTTCTATTAGAAACCAATTTAAGCAACATTGGATCTCTTGCAATTGAACGACGCCTTATAAGATGGTTCGGAAGAAAAGATTTGAATACTGGAATTTTACTTAACAAGACAGATGGTGGGGAAGGGTCAGCTGGGATAAAGTTTTCCGAAAGTCATCGTGCAAAAATCAGTGAAGCTAATAGACGTCGCGGCCCAAGGTCAGAGGAAACTCGTAAAAAGATGTCTGTCGCAAAATTGGGCAAAGCACTAACTGATGAGCAAAAATGTAAATCAGCAGCCGCACGTAAGGGACTTAAGGTAGCAGATGCCACTAAAGAGAAAATAGGGTTAGCAAATAAAGGTGAAAACAACGGTATGTATGGAAAGGTTCATACCGTTGCTGCACGAGCTAAGATGAGCGCAATGCGAACAGGTGTTAAACGTGGTCCATATCAGAAGAGGATTTCCTCTTAAACATAGGGACATAAGTTACGAATGAACAGTTAGTGGTAGGAGCAGATGTCGCAGTGTGTGGCATCCATCCCGACAAGAACGACTTCAAGTCTATCTTGCTATCTACCTTGTAACTGCTCTTATGGTGAGTCAAATGTATCTTGTCCAATACATCGGCGCATTGCTCTAAAATGGCAGGACCGCCTACAACCCAAATAATCTTGTTTGGGTTAGCACGTTCCAACTCTAGCAATGCTGATTTGAGGTCACCTTTAATGGTGTTAGGATGTTGAATGGGTTTATTAGTTGCCACATAAACTTCTCTACCAGGTAGAGGCTTTGGCATCTTTGGGTCATCCCACGTATTGCGTCCCATGACGACAATGTGACCCGCGGTTTGGTGTTGAAAGTAGGATAAGTCTTCAGCATGGTGGGGCCAAGGCAATGTGCCATTGAGCCCCATTCCGCCAAACTTGTCTACTGCGAATATTGCGTGGATCATAAATCTTTTAGAAGCAAGTCAGTTGCACTTTGCACAGTGTCCTTTACAGAGTCAACGCTGATATAAAAGTCAACGTCGTCAATGATATGGTCTAGTGCATTCAAGCGCTCATCAATGTGATCTCTTAGCGAGTCAGGATCTGCTCCATCTGCCAATAGCTCTTTGATATTGATGTTAACTTGTGTGCCGTCTTGTAATGTAACCATTATGGCGTCAAGCATTTCAATGGGAATGTCCTCTTTGTCTACTTCACGTAGGATTCGTTCCCATTCTTTCTTCACGCCACTCTTGTCTACATTAAGCTTCTTGCTTTTTGGTCGCTTTGGCTTTGGTTGTGGTTTTTGTGGTTTTTCTTGTGCCATTTGCTTTTACCGGTGTAGGGTTTAGTGATTGCGCTTCTGCTTCCAAACGTGCAGCTTCTGCTAACATAGACTCTGCATTTTTTCGCATTGTCGCTGCTTGTGCTGCTCTTTGATTTGCTAAGTCTGCGTCACTCAATACGCCGGCAACCAATGCTTCAGGCGCTGTATTGCCTTCCACTGGTGCGTTAGCACGACTATTTGCTGGCATGCCAACTTCACGTGGGTCAGCTGGGCGACCACGCTTGCCTGTCATACCTGCATTCTTATCCAACTCTGCCAAGCGAGCAATTGCATGTTCGCCTTGTGCCATCTCATTGAGAATCTTGTTCAACTCGTCTAAGCGAACGCTTGACTTGTTGTTAGGAGTAATGAGCACTTGATTAGTTGGGACCTTCTTGATCATTCCTTCACGGTGCAAGACTTCAAGAATCTTACGACCGTCTGGCATAAACGAACGGTGCAACACTTCGGAAATTTCCTTAGCATTTTGTCCGAGATCGCTCTCCACGACTTTCATTACTTCATCGTGAATCATGCGGGGCAAGACATCACTGTAAATCAAAAGGCACATGTGGCCTTCGTCTGGAACTTCCCTATAAAGGAGAACAATTTTCTTGTCTCCGTGTTTACCGACGTGTTTCATATTTGCTCCTTATACTGCTTCAGCAGGTGTTTCTGTTGCTGCTTCAGCTGGAGTAAGTGCACCAGCGGCAGTTAAAAATGCGATTAGTTTGTCATACACTGCACCAACCAATTGCATTTCATCTGCGCGAATTGCGCCACGTTGTGCGGCAGCTTGCGTTAGGTTAGTGAGTACAATCAAATCGCTGATAGACAAGCTTGGCGCTGCTTCAGCTGGTTGTGTTTCTTGTTGAACTTCAGTCATGTATTCTTCCTTATTAAAGTAATGTTTAACTACATTTATTTAACAAGGAAGAATCACATCGAAATATTTTTATTTCAAATAAACTGAAGACCAGTAGAATTGTTGATTGTGGATAGCATAAGGCCAAAGTAGCTTGCTTCGCTCTTTTCCTCAAATGCGATTACTTTTTGTAGTACGACAGCGCCATTGCTGCCAACACTGTAATGGTCACCGTAGAAGAAGCGACCGTCGAGGTTTTCCCAAACCCAGTCTGTGATTACTTTGTCGTTGCCCTTGTTATCAAAGAAGATAGGTTCGAAATGCGGCGGCATGTGTGTCATGCGCCGCAGTCCAAACACGACAAGCGGATTAACTTCGCCGTACTTTAGGGGCATATTAACCGATGATCGTAATGTTCATTTCAGTGGGCGCACTGTGGTCCACTGTAATCTTGTTCACTAGAATCTCGTCTGCCACTGCACGGAAAGAAGTAAGCACTTCAAACTGTCCACTGTACTGTGCGATCTCGGAAGCACGATTCAAATCGTCCAGTGCAGTTTCCAGCGCACGAATGCGCTCGATTGCTGCTTCCAGTGTCTCGGGCAAATTGAGCAACTTGTCACCAAAGTCAAAAATGTTTTGATTTGGCAGCTTGTTGGGATCAACTACTGTTGTGCCTTCGGGTGCACGGGCCATATGCTGTGCATAATCCTCGCGCATTTCCTTGTCCATCAACGGGACACAAGCTTCAGTAACGGCTGCATGGGTATCTTCAAACATAATATTCCTTAGTTAGTCTTTGCTGCTTTAGCATTCTGTTCGTAAATAGCCCAGGTGCCCCAAGGAGGAATGCAATTCTCGTTACCCTTGATGATCCACACAGTGTCGCAGTATTCTTCTTCACCCCATTCACCAAACGGCACACCGTCAGTAAACATGATGAACTTCTTTGGCTGGATATCGTTTTCACGCATGAAACGCCAGTTGCACATAAAGTCAGTGCCGCCGCAACCCATTGGCTCGTAGCTTTCAATGGAGTCCATATTGTCCGAGTTGAACTCTTGGCAATTGTAAACTTCAGTGTCAAAGCACCATACGCGAATCTTGTACTGTTCGTAAGACTCCATAATGCCTTTGATTTCTGACAAAAACGCACGGGCGTCTTCTTGTCCAATTGATCCGCTTTGGTCAATTGCAATGTCAACTTCAATTGCGTCACCAACAATCATACCTGGCAGGATAGCATCCATGTGCCAGCTACGACGCGACGGGCGGGAGAAGGAAAAATCACACTTCACGGTGCTTTGGATTTGCTGTTCCAACAATTCCTTCCAGCTAATAACTGGGGCAGTCAAGTGGGACAACAAACGCTTCACGCCGCCAGGCAAGTTGGAAGCGCCAGCAGCTTCTGCGGCACTCAGTACAGCTTCTTGCAATTCGTCGCGGATAGCGCGGCGTTCTTCGTCGGAAATTTGAGGACCATTGCCGGACTCTGCGTCCAAGTGCTCGTCGAGCAGCATCTTGGCATATTGCTCCAAGTCCATCTTGGATGCATTTTGCACCAAGTCTTCGTAAATTTCTTCAGCAGACATGTTCTTGTACTTGTCGTTCTGCAGAATCTTAACCACTGTGATCTTCTCGCCGATGCGTTGGTCCATCAGGTCTTGGTTAACTGCAAAGTCGCAAGCAAAGTTCCAGATCTTAGGATCGCGACCGTTGCGGCGTGCACTGTGATCGTAGACAGCGTGAAGCACTTCGTGGCCCATAAGGAACTCGCACTGCTTAAGGGGCAGTGACATCACGAACTTGTCATTGTAGTAAAAGCGACGACCGTCAGTTGCGGCAGTGGGGCACCAGTCGTTGCCGTTTAGCAGTTCCAAACGGGTTGCAATGTTGCCAAAAAACGGGGCCTTGAGCAAAAGGCCAATGCGTGAAGTGATAAGACGTTCACGTGCGGGACCGTCAATCTTGGGGTCAATCTCGACCTTTTCTTTGCCTGTAGCGGTTGCCACTGCGGCGGTGGCCATGCGCAATACGTTCTCGTATTCAAGCACTTCTGCATCACTCATCGTGCGCAAAAAGTAGGGTTGGGAGAGTTGCTTCATTAGCTTTCCTTATTTGTTATCACTATTATATATTAAGATGATTTATTCGTCAAGCGACGGGTCAAGCAGGCGTGCAGTGAAAATCGCGATCCAGTCCCTGTAATACAGTCCGTCCTTGTCCTTTTGATTGTACGGTCCGCCGGCATCAACATCATCAAAATTATCAAACTCAGTACCAAGCACAGTGCGGTCCTGTCTGCGCAATACCCACTGGAGAGAATTACGAACGTGCGAACGCTTCATGTCCCGCACCTGGATTGGACCTTGGTTCTCCGTCTGCCACACCTCATCAAATTGGTCCATTTGCTTTCCAGTAAAACATAAATTGGCGCATGTCCTGCATATTGAAAAAGCACAGTCTGCCTACGATCGCAATTCCTCTAACGCCCAACGTGTCCATCATTTCTTGAGCGACACGCATTGTATCGCGTTCCATGCCTACTTCAACCACATAAGCAGGATCAGTAATCCGCATTTCGTAATCGTAATCGTAGTCCATAATGCAAAACGGGGCCGAAGCCCCGTTACCTATTTTAGGTTACTTGCCGGATGCTGCGACAATGTACTTGCCGAAGCGTTGGTGGAACTCGTTAAAGTTCTTCATCTTGCCTGGGATCATTGGCAGGTTGTAAGTGGTCAGCGCAACCCGTGTACCCATCACAACCAGTTCCGTTGTGAAATTGTCCATCATGAAACGCAGGAAGTTGTCTGCCTGGGCATGCCAGTCGCTAATCTTTTCCTTGCCCAGCTTCTTGAAGTTATCTTGCAACTCGTAGCACATGGAAATTGTCAGCGAGTACATGGCGCTGATTTCCTTGACCTTCAGTTCCTTCACGCGGCCAGCCAGCACATCTTCAGGCTTTGGCATGTCTGCGGACACCTTACGGTGAGCCATAAACTTCTTGGACAAGCCGTCGCCGATAGTACCAGCGATCAAGTCGCGCAGTTCAGCGTCAGTAGCGTCTTCGTCAAACAGGAAGTCCGAAGTGAAAACCCAGGTACGCGGTGTGTTGAATGCACGGGAAGCAGAGCGGGGGTCAAAGCCAAACATGTCGTTCTTGGCAAAGCTCAAGTAACCCACGACGTCCTTGTGCACGCCTTTGTTGACAGCCCAAGTAAACCAGGACTCAAAGTCAGGGCGCACTTCCAAGTGGACGAAACGGTTTGCCAGCGGAGTGGGCATACGATATGTCACACCCTTGTCGCTTTCGCGGTTACCAGCAGCAACAATCACGACGTTGTCTGGCAGGCGGTACTTACCAATACGGCGTCCCAGTGTCAGCTGGTATGCTGCGGCTTGCACGGAAGGAGCGGCAGAGTTCATTTCATCCAGGAACAGGATAACGATAGGATACTGCGAGCACAGTTCTTCGTCAGGCAAGTCAATTGGGGGAGCCCAATCCATTTTGCCAATTTCTTTGTTGTAAAACGGGATACCACGCAGGTCAGTGGGTTCCATTTGGGACAGACGCAGGTCAACCACGTAGCCACCAAGTTCTGCACCGAGGTCTGTAATGACTTCGGACTTACCAACTCCGGGAGGGCCCCAGAGGAAAACAGGGCGCTTTGCCTTGAATGCACGGAGGACGCGACTGCGAGCCTCATTGGGCGTGACGGTGATGGTGTCTGTCAAAGCGCCGGTTCCTTGTGTAGCCATTTACTAACTCCTTTAAAATCTGTTAACTAACTTACTAAGCCACTATTGTACATTAAGTGGATTTAATCGTCAAATCCTTTGCGTCCTTCAAGCCTTGCAAGTATGCGGCTTCAAGAGCATTTAGTATGGTCCACACTGCAACTTCATGAAAATCCAAGCGGTCAGAGCGTTGGGTTTCCAGCGTTTCAATGCCCATTTCTTTGCGAGCAATGTCGCTGAGTACAGTACGGATTTTAGTGTTCATGCTGTCATTGTATATTAAGATCAATTAAGCGTCAAATTACGCAAAGTGCTTTTGGTTATTGTGGTCTCCCTCACGCTTGCCTTTTTCTTTGTGACAAATTGGGCACAGTTCATCCAAATTAGAATGTGCATTATTGCAATGGTCACCATCAATGTGGTCAACTTCAGTGATGCCAAATGCCACGCTGCCACGCCTGTAACTTGTTGGGCACTTGAATTTAAGGTGCCCATTTTGGTTTGCGCATTTTCCAGTTTTATAGGGCGTAACACCGTCACGATGCTCTACTTTACCATAGCTTGCCTTTTGACAATGTCCACAATGGACACGCCACCGTTTTGATCCGTCAGCGTTAGTTCGTTGGAATGTGACTGGCTCGTTACAGCCGTGGTTGATACAGGTTGGACGGAACAAGCTCATAATCACCCCTAATTAATAAGCTATCATTGTACATTAAGTGGATTTACTCGTCAAATTCCTCTGCCAAGAATCTTGGACGCAGAGATTTGGGCAAGTAATCTTTGTTGATAATCGTTTTGATTGCGTGGCACTTATAGCACAGTGTTTGGTGATTGGACGGATCGTTATTCTCGTGATCGCCATCAATGTGGTCAACGTGAATGAGCTTCCGCAAAATTTGATTTAGCACGACTGCGTCGCCGTTTGCAGCATCAATGATTGCCTGATCTGCTTGCGGGTCATAGCCGCAGCATACACACACCTTGCCACGTGAGTGGGAGTGATCAACACCAACTTTGCCAGTGCCGCCATACTCAACGAGGTTTTTCTGGTGCTTGCGGCAAAGTGTGGAATCACCTGGGCCCTTGTACTTAGTAACAGGGTCGCCGCAGTTGACACATTTCATTTTCGCAGCCTTGAAGATTTCAGCTGAACTTTTGAGTTCGTCTTTTTTAAAATCGCGGAACATATTAACCCAAGTCCTTTGCTGCAAATTTGAAGCTTTGCGTAAACGTCGGTACTGATGCTTTAGCGTGACGCACCAAGACTTGGCTAAGCCACACAGGAGCAACTTCTGTTTGGTTGCACCGTGGCTTCTCGCTACTTAGGATGGTGCCTTTGGATTGTGCAGCCTTGAACCAGTTGCCGTATGCAGTGATAACCATTTTGTGTTTCTTGCTGCCCACGTGCCACGTATTGTCAGTGACTTTGCTGAGTACTGCAACCATGCCGTCAATGTAAGCATAATCAATCATAATGGACTGATCTTCGCAGGCCTTGAAGTAGTGAGCAAGGTTGTCAATCTCCAATGCATACATTGGGCGGGACTTGCTTTCTTTCTTCTTGGACACAGTGTGGTAATAAAACACCTTGTCAATCACTGCGACGCTGTAGTTCTTGTTCATGATTTCTGACAAGCGGGACACAGCGCCATCTTCGTTTTGATCGCCAAACTTCTCGTCAGTCAAAAACATGCCATACTTTTCAGCAAGGGCTTGAATCTCGTGGCAGCGAATGTGCATCTCGCCGCGGTCGCCGTCGTGGTTGTAGCCATACACGTATTGCATGAACAAATCAATTGCGTCAAGCTTCTTAGAACCTGCGCCGCTATTGTAATACACGAATTGACGGCGGATGGAGGCACGATCGTGCCCTGGGTATTCGCTTACGGGAACCTTGACGTCCTTGGGTTCGTAACCAAAACCGTACACTGCAATTAGGTAAAGCAGCATGGTGGTATGTTGGCCGTCCCATGCAATAAGACGAGCTTTGCCACCGTCAGTGCGGTCTGGATCACGGTATGCACGGACAGCATTAACAAGGATGGGATCAAACGTGCCCATCAATGTGACAAGCCAATCGCCGTCCAGATCCCGTTGCATCGTAACGTTGATATCAAGATCCAGGATGTTCTCGTACCCTTGCTTGCCAAGCCCAACCATGGACTTAGTCATCTCTTCGTACGTTTTAAAGGGGAAACGCTCCAAGAACTCCTGCGCAAACTCTTTGAAGATTGCGAGCAAGTCAGGGCGCTTTGCGCTGAGCGCATTGATACGCTCTGGGACATTGACGTAATCGTCAATTACGGATTCGTATTTCTTGTTTTGCGTCTGCGCATACGTAAGCACAGTGAGCTTTTTCTTGAGGGAATTTGCGGGAACCAAACTTAACGCTTGCGCAGGCATAAACATCCTTAATCATTTAATACAACCATTGTATATTAAATGGATTTGTCTGTCAAATCAATCAAATTTGTTAGATTTACTTTGGGATTTTTGAGCACTGGGTCATTGAGGCACGTTAAAAAGTCTGTATAGTTTATATGGTTTTCGTCCCACACTGCTTCTTGCGCAAAGTTGTCAAACGTACCCCAGTTCTGTATGCGTGACATGTTGATGTGGTCAAAGCCCAACGAGTCGCACAGCTCAACGTAAGCAACCATGTCCTTGTAGTTAGCATTCTGCACAACAAAGCTCGCAGTGAGTTCCATTTGTGAGTTGTTATCCTTCTTCCACTGAGCAATGAACTTGATGCTCTCAATGAGTTTGTCCCACGAACCACCACGACGTGTTACTGCATACGTTTCAGGAGTACCTGCATCCATGCTGACCTTAAAGCCAACGACGTTAGAGTGAATACCCTCCATCTTGTGCCAGTGAGCTTTGGCAAGGATGCCGTTAGTAACAATCTCTATTTCAACAGGCATGCCTTTAATTTTTAGCTTAGACAGCAAGTCGCGATAGACTAATGATGCAAACGGATCGCCATCATTGCTTATGGAGAACTTAATCCAATGGTTGTGTTTCTCAATGAGTTTAACAAGATGGTTGACCATGCGTATGCGTAGATCATACTCTGGTCCTTCGTTAAGGAAGATAAACTCTTTGCGACACGACGGGCAAGTTAAATTGCAGCTGGCATCAAGCGCAAAATTTATCCAGTTAATAGTGTCTGGCTTGTGACTGATTACAGGACTCAATACCTTGCCACGAATGAGACCGCAGTTGTCGCCGTTACAATACTTGTATGTACCATCCAATATGCTTGCCTGCAACTCACGTGCAATAGGCGAACGCCCTATGTCATCCAACGATTCAAAGTCCCATATCTTACCAACAGGTATAGGTAAGTCTGCTTGGCAAGTGCACATATACACATCGCCAAGTTGGTCAACCGTTATCGTGTTGAAGGGGTGAAAACAGTAGAGACCTTGTAAGCCAAGATCCTTTTCAAAATTCATCTTACGCTGAACAAAATTCCATTGATGCTCTTTAGGAACGTCTGCCCTTGTGAGTGGAGTTCTGTTTTTGTATGCGGGATTGTTTACGTCTACTAGAGGAATTATTCTACTTGTAAATTGTGTCATTGTTGTAAATTGTTTAGGTACGTGCCCAGATCCCCTGCATGTAGTTGCAGCATGACGACATCTTCCTCACCCAGCAAAGTTATGTTTAACGAGTTATGCAAGTAATACGGACTCTTAAATACTCGCTCTAACTGTATCACTTGCTTGCTTGAAATGTCAGCGTTAATTGGAATCTGCCAATGCGGAATCTGTGTGTACTTCTTTAACCACATATAAGCCTTGCCCGCCAGCCTTAGACTATTGTGGTTTGACGGATTGACCCACCAATGCACTCTGCCCTGCTGTAACGTTAGGGGGCAATCCACTAACGATGCCATGAATGTTTTAATCCACTCTAGCTGCGGGTCATGGATAGACTTGGTCACCTTGCTTCAACAGTATGACAGTAAACTTGTCTGTCTTGAACTGAACATTGAGCTTCTTTGCCAAGTTGATAGCATGGCCTGGATTTGAGAAGGCTGACTTTTTATATTTCGGACCAGGGTAAGCGACCAGCGAATGCGATGACTTTAGGTTAACGGGTTGACCATCGTAGAACACTGCCCAAATGCCGTCAGATGACAGCACTTGATCACTCTTATAAGTGGTCTTACTTACGTTTTCTAAAATAACAGTTGGCTTGGGTCTCGACATTGATTATATTCCTTGCACTCTTATTTATGCAATTATATATGTATTTATTGTTTAAACCCGCCACCATCCATGCTTATTTGCATTGTTTCATCATCGGGTTTCTCATTTCTAGCTAAGACAGTTACTTCTGCGAGTAGGGCATAAAGGTCGACATGCAGGTTTCTTGCCTCTGCTGCACTCAAAACCAGCTGTTTACCGTTCGTTTGGTTCATTTGTCGCACCTTCTCATTGAAGGATTGCATTGCTATGGTAAGTTGCATTATAGCCACGCTTTCTTGGAGTCTAGAAAGACTTTTAATTCTGTCTTTGTTTTAAACGGCCCAGCAAATTCATACCTGTTGATGGTAATATTTTTTGGGCAATACTCACTAGCCCATGAGTCATTGTACTTAATGGCGAAGTATCCTGCACAAAATAAACTCCGAGACTTTGCGGTCTTTGTGTATATTGCTATCTTGCGCTGGACGTCGTAGATTTGATTGTATGGTTTGCCGACAGTGGGGTACCCATAACAATGATGTGAATCTTCCTTTGGTGGTTTGAACTTGACAGTTTCAAAAGTGATGTTATACTTCTTGCTCAATCCTTTGATGGACGGAAACTTTTCACGCTCATCGTTGTGCACATATACAAAGCCAACGTCAGTAGCTTGTATCGTTGCAATCTTTTTACCATTGTCTTCGACGACCCAGAATTTATTCTTCAGGACAGGTTTAGCAATCATATCAGTTAATGTGTTCATTGTGACTTCAGCAACTCCAAAGAAACAATTTGTCCGATGTTAGTTGCGACGTCTTCGTCATCGTGAATGACGTGTAGATTTTCAGTGTGTCGACCGGTCTTGCGGTCATAATTATTTATGCTGATTACTACACCGCCCATGGCTGGCATCACATTGAAGTTCATACGCATAGGCACATCTTCCTTTGCCGTTGCATAGTTAGCAGAGCCAATAGTTGCGCCGTAGTTTGCCTTCATCGGCTCTTCCATTGCTACCTTTTGCTCACGGTCAGCTTCATCCTTGGCTTTTTGCACCCACTTTAGGAGCCACTTGCGAAAAATCTTCATGCTAGTTCCTTGTCTGCTAATGTCATAATAACTGCTAACTTCTCTGCGGCTAGTTCATAGTCTGCAAGTGCTGCGGCTACTGTGGGCGACTGATCTGCCAACTGTTTCATCTTGATGGATCTAGCCATCTCTTCCTTAGCCCACTCCATAATCTGTTTAAACTCTGCGCTTACATTGAGACTTGCCACTCCGCCAATTTGCTGCCAGCCAGAACCATTGCTAACTTCCACACAGTTGTTTTGTGTATTCCACCGCATTTGCCCTGTCATTGGCCCTGGAGTTATGTAAGGCAATACAGGCGCTGACACCTGTATGTACGGCGAGTTACTGTAAACAGTGCTTAACATTTGCAACCTTCGCAGGTCTTGTCACATTCTGTCAATTTGCGTTCGTCAATGAGCCTGCGTAGAGCCATGCATACATAGTCATTGAAAGACATGTTTGCTTCGTGCGCAAGTTTGAAGATAGGTAGCAATTCTTCGTCAGTGAAGTCTAGTGGCACGAGAATGCCTTCATCGTAGTCTGCGTAGTTGCAGATACTAAACGCCTTGGATTCCCAATCGTCTTGCACTTCAAGGTCAGTAATCTTGTAGTCCTCAAACTCGTCATAATGCATTGCATTGCGTGCCTTTGTTTCTGCATCGTATGCTTCACGGAAATCAGGGTTTGTGTAACGATATGCATTTTCGCGCTTGTAATCGTGTGCTTCGACTTGGTAGACAGCTTGTGTCTTATTGTCAAATACGATGCACAGCGACCATCCGTTCTCGTTGTCGCCATCCCATGCATCTAAGCTGTATGCATTAGGCCCGAAACACGACCAGCAGTAGTCGCTACCTTCAGTAATACGGAAGTTAGCCAGTTCCATCCATTGTTTAATTGAGATCATGTTGATTCCTTGTAGTTGATTTTGCGGATAAGTTCATCACCTAACCACGTTGATGATAGTTCGTCTTTGTCGTTTGCGAGCGTGACGAGTAGTTTGTCAAACTCTGCTTTAGTAATCTTGCGACCGTCGATGATTTGCTCTCCTAGAAATCGTTGAGTGACTTCAGGGAAATCGTCAGCAGGGTTGCCTGAGTGCTGCATTGTTACTTCATCGTATGCGTGTTCCAATGCATCAGCTTCGATCACATACTTGTGACGGAAAGTTGTAATCGTCTCTACCAAAAATAGTTTCTTAGTCATTCGTATATTTCCCATGCGTTTGTAGTGTAGTTCCAATGTCTTGTATCGTTCAGCCCAAAGTGAGCACTGTACCCGAACAATCCAATAACAATATTCAATCCAGCGTGGTCAGTTCTAAACTTAAGATCGAACTGTACTTCTAATAGATTGTACGAATACTTTGTTGCTTCCAACTCAATGACCTTGTGCTTGGATATTAACCAAGTCTTTTCCCAAAAATGTAGGAAGTCATCCTTGTGCCAAGGATTGGCAAGACGAATATGAAATGAAATCATTCTGGATAGCTCGCTGCTAAAAAGTTGACACAGTTGTCTGGGTTGTCTGCTAAACGGTTAAGCTCATGCTTACCGCAAAACTTCATAAACAAGAGACCGATTTGTGGCACAGCTCTTGGCTTGCTCTTCTCAGTGATTGTCTCTACTATCTGTACTTTAACATCGTCAGGCTGGGCAGTCAAATCAATCAGTGTCACATTGCGGTTGTAGTCGTCCATAACCAGATGTTCTTTCTGATCTGGGTCGACCCAACGCTGTAGCATAAGGTTGTTCCACGCAAAGCCTTTTTTAGTACGGTCGTCATATGCCTCTTGGAGTCCGGTTTTATTTTTCGTACCCTTTGTTCTAACCCCCGGATACGCAGAGAATACGTTGTCTGTTGAGTCCCCACGGATACACTTTTCAAACAGAATCCAACTCGGATCGGGAATTGTCTTGGGAAGTTTTGTCTTTTTGTCGATGACATATTTGCCTTTTCTATCTAGGATGCCTTTGATTGTGTGCAGCTCGTCGGAGATGCCGTTGTATTGTGACACGTTTTCTGCAAGCAATTGGTAATAGTCAGTGTCAGACGAAATGATAACGTGCTCGTCATCTGGATGCAGTTGAATAAAGCCACCAATAAGATCGTCAGCTTCCAAATTAGGGTGCTGTAACACGGTACAGTTTGATTTGTTTAGGAAGAAGTTTTGCAGCTCTTCAAATGCAGCAAAGAACAGTTTGTCTTCTTCTTGCTCTTTCTCAGTAGATGCAGCTCGTGCCTCTGAACGGTTACGCTTGTATGGTGCGTAGAATGATTTGCGCCAGCTTCGGCCTTCCAAACAGATTACAACGTGATTTGCCTTTTGATCTCGCCAGCATTTAGCAATGGATGCCAAAGTGACATGGATTGAAAAGGCAACTCGTTCTTCGATGGTAGAGCCACGGTGTGCGGCATGACGTGCCCGAAAGAACGTGTTTGCAAGGTCAATTTCAAGATATTTCATGTTACCAGTATAGCATATTATTGTTTAAGCAACAAGTACGATATCACCGAATCATCTACATCGTCGTGAAGTGTGATTTTGGTTTGGCCGTTGGCACTTAGAATGGTATCGACCCGCCAATCTATACCACCTTGGCGATCATGATGGTAGAACCGTTGTGGGGAAATGGCAACGCTCAAGATGTCTGCCACTTTTTGGCGAGGCATATCAACAGTGAAATACTTATAGCTCATTTAATTTTGGTAGAAGGAAATCGGCCCAGGCGTCATGATCTTCTAAGCTAAGTGCATACGTGATTGATTTTTCCTTCACATTATTGGTGCACCATTTATGAATGGTGTAATTAGCATTATATGGTTCTATATAACACCCTTCCCAATTGCGCTTGTCTTTGATGGTGCTAAGGTGAGCCAACGTGTTAAAAAATAGATGTTTGATACCCGCATCTTTTAAAGTGCAGTGCAGATCCCAAATAATGTTGTGACTTTTTTCTTCTGACACCCGAATACTTTTGTCGCTGTACAAGCTATTTTTCCATTCAGTGAATCTACTACGCAAAGGTTTGGGATAATCAGTTGCATCGCAGCCGCCAGCAATAATGTAGCGTTGTCCACTGTGCTCCCACATTTCGGCTTCCCATGTATTCCATCCGATGATGACATATGCAGGTTTGACTTCTTTGATATATTGCAGAGTTGATTCTGCAATTTCTTCGTTTGTCTTGCCATGCGCTGCATCACATACAAGCAAAGAGTTTAACTGAAATGCTATGTTTGATCCGTAGCTAGCCGACATTCCGCCAAGGTGATAAGCTAAACTAGATGCCTCACCATTGACATAAATTGTTTCTTTGGAATGTGATAAAAATCTATCCGCAATAATCTTTTGACTTGGTGCCCCTGGGTGCTTGCCGTCGCGGGCGTGTGTTAGCGGCTGCTCCCTAAAGATCAAATCGAATTGATCCCATGACTGCGAAACGACTGTGAATCCGTGCAGTTTTGCTACTGTGTCTACTATAAATTTATTCTTGTAATATCGTTGGAGCGAGTTAAACTCATCTAAATTCCATACATGCTCAACCGTAGCTTCCCCCGCACTCATTACTAGCAAACCTTCGCTACATTCAAAATATTCAAACCTAGCATACGGGGGCCAGAGAATATACACAGTTTGTACATCAAACATATCTGCCACGTTGGTAAGAATTCGTGCGACAGTGTCAGTTGCAGCGCCACCTAGGCCTAGGTTAATCATGGGGAGGTCCGTCGCTTGCTCTACTAGACTGGGCCATACCTCATGTTCGGGTAAGCCTACGCCCTCGGTGAAACTACAACCAAGTGCGATATTGACTTTTTTACCCACATACTCTTCTAGATTTTTAGTTCTAAATCCGTGCTTATTGTACTTGTAACTTACATCTTCAATTGAATACTTTTTATCTGGATTATTCTTGAAGTTCTCCAGAGTGTCAGTGCCTGACCAAGTCACAGTTTCCCCATATGGCAACCAGCTATACGGGAAGATGTTACTCTTCCAATATATGTTCTCTCGATTTGCCACTAAGACACCTCTACTTTGCCGTCTCCGAGTTCCCTGCGCTCTACTACCCGCGGTCTATCACCAAGTGGTTGGTTTGCTTCCCACTGCTCGTATTCCTCTGCGAGAATGTTGCGGCAAATGGTCTTGAACCAATTGTCTACAATGTCAGCATCCGTTTTGCCTTGGTAACCCGCGCGGATAAGCTTTGCCAGAAAGAGTTCATTCCAATCAATCTCAAATGCACCGTTACCAATATTGTCTGGGTCAAGCTCAACGCTAAGGATCTCCACATAAGGCTCTCCGATTTTTGTTGCACGTTCTTTGGGCGAAAGGCCCTTTACTGTAGTCTTTTTTGCCGCAGGCTTTGGTGTTGCGACCTTCTTTGCTGGTGTCGCTTTCTTTGCAGCTACTTTTTTAGCTGCTGGTGTTGCTTTAGTTGCCATGTTACCTCTTTAATTGAAAAATTATGTGTTCTATCTTGTCGTGCCATCTAGTCTCAGTATCCGCAGTTCCACGATAATAAGTGGTTGCTATACCTTCGTAACCGTACTTTAGCCATATACGCTTATTACTTATTGCACAACGACGAGGCAAAAATGCAAATGACAACTTCCAAACTGCTTTATTGTAGAACATGATGTTTTTATCTAAGTTCAGCAGTGGCTGATACGGAGCGTAATAAGCGCCTGTTCCCATAGTTGTTTTGCCTGTTACCCCGATGTTATGATTCATTTGCGATCCCACTTTTGATCCGTTTGCCAAACCTTACCACATGAGGGACACTTGTGATCAGTCCAATACGAATCAGCTGACGGATCGTAGTTGCCAGTTGATGCTTTGTTTACATGCTCAGCCTTCACGTGCTTGCACTGATCTTGCAACTCTTTCATCTTTGCTTGCCAAGTTGAGATCTTTACCTGAATGCTTACACGCTTGTTGAATATTTGTCCTGGTGTCATTTTGTAATCCTAAATCCGATGCACCACAGATCGACTCTAGCAAACCAACTGCCGTTGTTTTTACCAAAGCCAATACGTAGCATTCTGTTGTCTTTATCTAATGGGATGGCAGTAAGTTGCATTATGCTAAACTCGCAAACAAGTGCATCTGCATCTGCATCTTGAATCCATGCTGCATACAGTATTGCCCAACATAACGATGGTTCGCTTCGTTCTTTGCCATGTCAAGCAATCCCGGTTCCCACCACGAGATGACCTCGTCAACTGTGGAACGCTCTGCCATCGTAATAACACCCTTCTCTGCTCGTAGCAATTTGATTTGCTGCGGGAAAGAATTGTAAATGTTCATCGGGCTGCAATAGATATCTTTGCCGGTCCGTTCTTTCCACTCGTGTGCCCATTCTGGTACACTGTGGTAAGGACTGCCTTCATCTGCGCTCATTACAAACTTGAGACAGTCTGCACGGTCCAAAATAGTTTTGGATGGCGAGAAATACTTAGTAGCAACACCGTTCTTTTCCATACACTTGGGTGAACAGACCAGCGTAACGCCAGCTGGTACTACGGTGTCAGGAATGCCGTTGCTTTCGACTTGCACAGCTTTGAAGATTGGCAACATACCAGTCATAAACAGGGAGATGTTTTCTTGGAGTAATGGTTCACCACCAGTCATAACAAGCACAACACCAGGATGTACTGGGCCGAATGTTTTGTGGCTAATTGCCCAGTCTGGCACTTCTTCGTTTTTATCAGTCCAGTAACGGGAAATGGTTTCAATCACTTTCTCGTCGATCTCGTCAAACGTCATCCAATCGCCATCGTCAAAGAATGTGTCACAGAAGCTGCAATCAAGGTTGCACTTTGCAAGACGGATGAATAACGCAGGCATACCAGCGTATGGACCTTCACCTTGCAACGTGAAGAACATACTTGTCACAAACAAGCTGTTTGCTGGTGCGTCCCGGAAAAATTTCTTGCCGATAATTTCATTAGTTCCAAAAATTTTAATTCTCCTTAATAAATTTCACAAGCCTAGATGCAATTTCGCCACGAAGCATTGCATTATTATTTGTCTCGATTTCAGTATTCAAGACAATGCTGCAACATTCCTGAACAATCAACTCGGCGAACTTATTACGATACAAGTGGCCGTGTCTGCCATCACCATCGTGGCTGTATTTGTCGGCATATTGCCAAGCCTGATCAGCAAGTTCTTTAATTCGTTCGTTCATTCTTGTTCCAATGCTTCAAATATTTCGTTAGGATTCCACCTGTTATTACGAACTGGTTTTATTTTTGATTCGTATAACTCGTTCATGCCGTGTCTCGCCATCAACTCTTTCAGTTCATCTTTGTACCAAAAGTCATGTCGATACTCTTTACACTCTTTAACAAAAGCCAGTTTGTATTTCATTATTTGTCCTCGTACTTCACAAGTTTAACCTCGGGCTCAAATCCGTGTTCTGCTAAAGCGTCTTTCAACTGCTCAAGCAAGTCATCGCAGCCTGTGTTACCTTTTTCGAGAATCTCTTCCCAAAACTCGCTGTTACCTTCTGTAACTGTCAATTCAAATGTATACCGTTTCATAACTTTGGTGGTAGGTTGTTGTCATTGACACCATATACCACCATGGCATAAGCTGATGCAATCGCAGCTATCACCACAAGAATAGGTGTTACTATTTTGCAAAATGTTTTCATGTTCCGCAATCCATTCTCCACGGGCACATAGATAGCCTATCAGTGCCACAATCATCGTGACCAAAGCACATAGGCGCAGGCTGGAAACGTTGCAGCCTAATGAGCGTATGTATTTCCATACGCTCATTACTTTTGCCTTTGCCTGTGTTACTCAGTGTGGCTTCTTGATCTAACAATTCTTGTATGTCCATTTTACCACCATTTAGTTTCGCCACATTTAAGGCAAACGTATGCGTCATCGTTATGTCCGTGCCCATCATGGCGCCATCCGCCATTGTGTGGACATTTGTTTTGCAAAATAAGGAAAGTCTGCTCCTCCTCTTTAGGAGTGAGAATTCTTTCCATTTCTTCTGTACTAAGATCCATTATGCAAGCAAGTCCTCGTTCCACTCACGGTGACCCTCACGATAAGCCATATTAGCTTGTGTCTCGCGAACTTCCACTTTGTAGCACCAAAGACGCTTTGCTTCACCTTCTCCCCACATTTCCGGAATGTAAACACCGTTCACATACTTGTACAGCATGTCAGCAAGTGCTTCACAACCAAGTGCAGGCAGCACAACAATCTTAGCCATGCCTTTGTCTTGCAGCAACTTGAATGTTTCCATATCTGGATCATCTTGCGCCACGATGAGAGTATGGTCAAATTGCGATTCCAAAATCTTCTTAAGCTCTTTTAGTCCACCGTAGTCAGCTGCCCAGTTACGTGCGTCGAGGTCGTTTGTGCCAAAGTAGAACTTCATGCTAAACGAGTAGCCGTGAATCAGGTTGCAGTGCGAGTCAGATCGCCATTGGCGATATGCACATGGGAAAGCGTCAATGTATTCTTTTGTGGAAGTGAATTTGTAAGAAACGGGTGTCATGTTAATCCTTGTATAAATGTGGTTTTTGTGAGATACGGAAGTTAATGCGTTCTACAACAATTTTGTCATCAGTGTCTGTGCTATCCCAATCATTATACCACATTCTGTCAAATCCGTCAAATGCTTTGATGCGACTGCGATCAGGGGAATAACCTCTGCGCACCATTTCATCTGCTAAACGGTTGAACCGTTTTTGCAAGAATCCAAGTTTATCGTAAAAGAATTTAACGTGGCCTGCGTTCAAAGTAAACTGCTTGGGAATACTCTGTTTGATGGTTTGCGGTTGTATAGTGCGCAAAGAACGGCGTAGTGCAGCCGGGACCATTGTGATCTCTCGCAGCTCTGCAACCAAATGCATACGCTTGAGAGATTTTGGGTCAAGATTAGAGTTTATGCGAGTCACTGTGATTACCTATGTTGTATTGTAACATGGCCACAGAATTTATGCAAGCGGGGTGAATGCCAAGACCGCTACTTTTATTTATCATTTGTACTCATGCTCGCGAAAGTTATGATTCACAATTTCGTCGTTAAACTTAATGAGGAAGACGCTTGCAACATAAGCGTCCTCTCCGCTAAAGTTCAATCTCACATTGCCTGTACCATCTATAAAACGATGGCACCATTTTGAGTTATTGTAACGCACTAGCTTATTTACGATCTCTTTATTTGCGCGATTGTACGTATTGGTGTTAACAGACGAAACCTCCCCGCCTACCATCTCGTACCATTCCATCATCTCGTCAGTTAGTGCACTAACTGTGATTTGGACGGTGTACGGGACAGTGCAACCGGGAGGTAACGCTATCATTTAGAGTCCAGCTTGCAAATATGTCTTAAGAGTAGCTTCTGATGTAGTACCCGTCAGTTGCTCCCAGTCTTTCCATACAGCCATTGGTCCTGGACCGTATTCCCAAGGATCGTAACCCATCAAGTTAAAGCCTGTCACTACGCCTTTCAGTCCGCCTTGCGCTACTGGAGTCTTTAGAACAATCAGTTCTGCTTCAAATGCCAATTGACGTTGCACTGGATCGTGTTGCACACCGCCAGCAACTAGTTGAGTCACACTGTTCCAGTTCATCAGCGCAGTAGCTGAATTCTCGTATGCATTTTCACCAAATACAATTTCCTTGTTTTGCCAAGTTTGGCTAATGGCAAGTAGTTCAGCGACATAGCTAGGGAATGGGGTATTTGGGTCATTCAAGTCAGCGTAGGGGCTTGTAACTTGCGCAAGGTTAACGCTAGACCATCGTGCAACAACATCCTGTACATTTGTAAGCGGCATACCAGAGAAGTCAGGGAAGAATGACAAGCAAACTTTGTCCATCAAGTCCCAAACTGTGACACTGTAAAAAGCCTCGCCTTGCTTGCCTTGCCAAATTGCATCGTAAGTAAGCTTGCCTGTGAACCCATTGCCACGTAAGTGCGAGACCATACTTGCCCAATTCGCGTGATATTGGTTATATGCGAGGAAGTCATTTTCTGACCCCATGATAATCATTGACACGTGGTGCGCTTGTGCAACGCTTGCAAGTGCTGTGAAATGTGTGTCCATGTCTGCCAGCAATGTAGTGGCATAAGGTTTTGTCGCATTGGGTGTTGCACTATCGTACCAATTTGCGGCATCGTTTGCACTCCACTGGTTGACGTTGCTGTTGTCAGGCATTGTCCAATATTCTTTGATATTGACCTTGAGCCCTTTTGAATACGCATAGTCCATCATTGCGAACATTCGCGTGTTGTTTGCCATTGTAGTGGCAAAAGCTGGCACATGCCCAGTCGACATATCAATTGGGTTTTTGTAGGAAAATGTAACACCACTGTAACCCGTTGCCAGAATGTTGTCAATCATCCCTTTAACAAAGGCATCAGTCTGCCCAGAATTTGTCGAATCGTCCCACCACGCAATTGTTGCATTCCAGTCAGACGCTTTGTACGTTACTGAAACTGGCGTTGGTGCCACGGCTGCAGGACTGCCACCGCCTCCACCCCCACCACAAGCCACCAAAAATGCACTAGCAGCAATGGCGAGTGCAAGACCTAATTTACGCATTAGAAATACTCCAGGAGTTGTTGATTATCACAGTGTACAATAAAGTGATTTATCAGTCAACTTTGATTATCGTGGAGCGAACTGTTGCTGTAGATTAATGTTGTCGAAAAACTCTTTCTTAGTGCCTGGGTCGCTTTTAAATGATCCTTTGAGCACAGTTGTTTGTGTTAGGGACGAATGGGCCATTATTCCACGGTTTTCGCAGCATCCATGTGTGGCCTGTATGTAAACTGCAATGTTCTCAGAACCAGTTGCCTTTTCAATTTCTTTTGCGATGTCGTTGCATAACTCTTCTTGCAATGTGCCGCGCAATGCGCACCACTGCGCGATGCGTGAATACTTGGACAAGCCAATTAGCTTTTGCGCAGCAATGATACCAATGTACGCAGTGCCAGAAACGGGCTGGTGGTGGTGTGAGCACATTGACTTCAATTCTGAACGAACAACCAACATTCCTTCATAACGGTCATCGCTGTCATTTGGGAAAGCAGTGCAGTCTGGTGGTGCATCGTAACGACCAGACATGATCTCGTTGTAGTACATTTTGGCAAGACGACGAGCAGTGCCTTTGCTGTTAGGATCATTCTCCCGATCAATTAACAAAGCGTCCAGCACTCCTTCGAATGCTTCAGCAGCTTCGTCAATCAGAAGTTGTTTTGCATCTTCGCTAACGAATTCAGAAATGTTGTCGCCTGCCCAAAAGCGTTTACCACTTCCTTGCATTTTGCGGCGGATTAATTGAGAAAGATTTTTACTGTTATCCATGTTTTGTTCCTATTGTTTATTGTACTGTATTTAGACGCGGGAGTCAATGACGGATTTAATCCATTTGTATGTTTTGGTGATACCGTCTGACAACGTATTCTTTCTTTCCCAACCTAAGTAATGTTCAATTAACGTATTGTCAGAATTGCGGCCAGCGACACCAACTGGTCCAGATACATGCTTTTTAATCAATTGCTTTCCTTCTACCGCAGATGCAATGTCCACCAATTGGTTGATTGATACCATTTCTTCTGATCCGATGTTAATAGGAAAGTTAACATCACTACGTACTAATTGAATCGTTGCATCAACGCAATCGTCAATATACAAAAACGAACGTGTTTGATATCCTGGACCAATGATCTCAATCTCACCGTTGGATTGAATTACTTTGCGGCATATTGCAGCAGGTGCCTTTTCTTTACCACCTTCGAACGTGCCATATGGGCCATAAACATTGTGGTAACGTGCAATACGAACCTTAGTCCCGTGGTTTTTTGCATGTGCAAGATACAGCCGTTCAGAGAATAGTTTTTCCCATCCGTATTCAGAATCTGGATTGGCTGGGTATGCAGAAGACTCTTCCAAATTAGGATCTGACGGGTCAAGCTGGTTATGTGCTGGGTAAATGCAGGCAGATGACGAATAGAAGATTGTTGCTTTTGTGTCCTTAAAGTGGTCAAGCACATTTAAATTTATACGAACACTATGCATCATAATGTTCGAATCATTTATCCCTGTGAATATGTAGGTCGCTCCGCCCATGTCAGCAGCAAGTTGGTACACCTCATCAAACTCAAGGTATGGGAACACAAGAGATCTTGCATCTGCCAAGTCAGTGATAATAAACTCGTCTGCGTGAGTTGTGTCAAAATCAGGATATTTTAAGTCCATACCGACGACATAATGACCTTCACTTTTGAGTCTTTTTACTAAATGCGATCCAATGAACCCACCCGCGCCTAATACTAAAATGTTCATAATATTGTTATCTTTCTTAAATCTGGATATATCACATGCATTGGTTTAGCTGGATAGCAAGCATAAGCTTTAAGCAATTCCGAACCATGCATTGCGTCTTCAATTGCTGGCTTGTAATGGTAGCCGACCCTAAACACCTTTTGGTCGTGCCATGGGGATATGGTTAGGTCTCTACCGTCGTACCGTTGTGCAAGCATAGTGGTGTACGCATTCTTATCGTCAGTTAGGATAGCACCACCATGCCCAATCTGGATTGGCTTACCTTGTCCAAAGCTCAGACATTGGAAGGAGTGTGGGCGGTACATGTTTTTCTCTAACCTACGAGCAGAGTCCCAAATACGTGTGCCATAGAACGGATACTCGCCAGTCCAATCGTAGTCAATGTGCTCGTACTTAATGCCTATCTTGCGGAAGGTCATTGGCACGGACAAGTATGTAAACGCAGTAAACACAACCTTGTCTATGTAGCGACGATCTTGTAGTTCGTAACGAAGACACAGTTCAATGGCGTGTGTGCAGCAATCTGTCATAATTGCATACGGAGCGCCAGTAAACTCTGCTAACTCTTTTTCAAACTTTAGGATTAGGTCGAAGGACATATTGTAGTTTCCACCAAGTTAAGTATTCTAGATAAATGTCCATGCCTTCGCTTTGGTACATTTCTTGACCACGTGCAGTGCAAGCTTCGTATAGCTGCATTAGAATGTCGCGTTGATCCAAAAGCCGCTTGTCCTCTAACCAAGGATAAAGCGGCCTGCACATATCGCACCAAACTTGATCTACATTAGCCAAGCAACTTGTCTACCATTACAGTTGGTTGCAGGTACTTCTCAATGAGAATGTCGCGTTGGCGTTCCAGTGCATCCATGTAGTTATAGCGATCATTGATTCGATGATTGATAAAGCGAAGCAACAATGGACGATGCTTCTCAAAAGATGCAAAGTCTTTGGTCCATTCTGATGGATACAGGAACTCTGGGAGATACATTTCTGAATAAGAGCAGCGATCAGGCAAGAAGGGGATTACACCAGCTAACACACCTTCCATGATGGAAATGCCTAGATTCTCATGCAAACTGCACGAAAATAGTACGGAAGCCTTGCCTAACTCCTCGTAATAAGCCTCTTTGGACAGGTTCATCTTCTGTGTAATAACAGTGGGGATAACTTCCGCAATAGACTCAGCAATGGCAGGTTGCTTGTCGTCGTTATAACGATGCGGCCAGATCATCTTTCCAGTCTTGTATGTGTGCCAATATTGACTGCATTGTTCAATGATTGGTGTATGCGGTTGTCCAGAACGAATCGCCTTGTGATGATACTCTGGCTCAATACCCAAGTTACGCAGGAACATATCCTTGTGGAAGTCCGTTGCGTAGTAGTTATAGTCGCAAGAGTGGAACCACGAGCGTTCAGCATGGTTGGGCCACGGCTTTTGCATCTTGTATCCAAGGATGTCAGAAGGATCGTATGCACCGGCATGCCATATGCCGTGAATCTCAACAGGAATACCAAGCAAGTCGCTCATGTACTTGATAGGTGTGATGATAAAGTTCCACGCATCAGTGATAAGAAACTTGTCACCAGCCTTGACAATACCACTGCTAAACATACGCGACACGACTTCGCATTGCGATGCCTTGTACACATTGGTGGCCCCAAAATCAAGGAAGGCTCCACTGGTTGTGCCAGCCTCAATCTTAGCACCATCAATAGTAACTAGCTTAATTGGTACGTCGCGTTTGTTCGCTTCTTCAAGAATGATCTTGGGAATATTCTCGTACCATTGCTTTGTGTACCGTGCGTCGATTGGTTCGATTGGCACGATGTAAATAGTTTTACAGCTCATCTGCTTTCTCCAAGTCATCAAGTGGTGCTTCGTCAATTTCTGAATCGTCAACATGCGGGACAAATTCTGCCACGCCTTCACCCTCGAACAAGTTAGACATCACGACAGGTTTGAATTTTACTTTTTCAACCTTAACCTTATCGTGGATGGTACCTTCGATCACCATGTGTTTTGCTGTCATCGTATCTGCATTGACAGCTTTCTTACCTAGCAAGCCGTTTGCACTTGATCCAGTAATCTGTAAGTACCAATTGCTTTCTTCGTTAACCAACTTATCAGCGGCAGCACGGGACGGTGCAGAAAAGATTGCGTCGACGAGTTGTCTAAACGCACCCTTCATCTTCATGTCGTGTATCAGCATTTCAGGAACAATGCCTTGGTCGTAACGCTCATTGCTGTCTTGTACAGACTTAATGTGTGCATAGACGTTGTGCCCCATCAGCAATGCATAAGCAAAACTATCCCACGACGTACGGCCAATCTTACCAATCTTGTTTACATCGTTTGGTCCGTAATGACATACATCATTGATTTCCATACGCGAGATGATTGGACTGTCAATGAACGATGGGAAATGCCCATCATTGACTGCCACATCACGGAACATGCGAGTATCTAGTGCATACTTCTTATCATCCACACATTTCATCATACGGTAAGACCACTTGTCTTCGTCTTCAAGACGGTTGTCCCAATACACTTGCCCGTTCGCTGTTGCCAGGAAAGGAGATGCGCAGTCAAAGCTAATGCTTAGACTTGGGTTGTGGTTCTTCCGGATAGCACGTTGAATATCGGTAAACATAACTGCCCACTCTAGCTTGGATGTACCAAGATAGTGAATCCAGTCTTGCTTGCCTTCTTCCAACAATCCATCATAAATCAATGCAACAAGGCGTTTCAAGATAAGGTGTACATCGCATTTGTTTTGCGATCCCATAGCCCAACCGTTAAAGTGCTCGTTAGGGTAATGCTTAGGATCGGAGAACTTCTTCATCTCCTCATACCACTCATCTGCCTGCTCGTGATTATCACCTTGCAGAACTGTCAAGAACTTGCAGTTACCGCGACGATGTTTAATCCAATATTCGAAGTTGTACTTGGAAGCTTCCATAGCTTCTTGGTAAGTTTCAATCTTGGTTGCAGCCACACCCCTTGGGGTACGCCAAACCCAGCCTGGAATATCTAATCCCATGCCGTAGTCCATGTAGCTTTCCATCCAATCAAGAACCTGTGTGCGATACTTTTGAGCTTTTGCACAACCAGAGTTAGCACGCCAGTCGCCTTCCCATACTCCCTTGGCAATCTGGAATCCACCAGAGTCACCAAGTACAAAGCTATTCTTAGAACGATTGCGAATCATGTCCTCAGACGGATCAAACTTAGTGGTATCCAAGTTAGCGTGTCCTGCAGAATACAGAGACCACTTATACTTGAAGTAAGCTTCTTCTTCATTGAGATAGTTTAATCCCTCAATGCCATTTTCAAATCGCTTAGGAATACGGGCAGCATCTACGTGCTGTTCATGTCTTTGCTTGCCAACGTAAGAGGAATAAAATCCGCTTAACGCTGGTAGAAAGTAGGCGTAGTCGCTTTGCTTCGCCGTTAAATCGTCTTTATATGGCATAAAGGATTAACGAGTGGAGAAATGCGAACGCGGCTTGGAAAAGTCACGCTTTTCCTTAGGGTAAGGAGACCAGTTGTCCTTGGGAAACTTCCCGTTCAGGACACGTTGCCACTCACCCCATGGAGTCTTCTCGTTGTAGAGATGGGACTCGTCAAATACATAGCCCTGCTTTTTGCAGAACTCCAAGTATGCATCAAGCTCGTCGAAGAGACGAGTCATTTCCTGACGTACACGGGGACTTTGCATGTATTGTTCTTTTGCCATTTTAGACCTTAATTAATTGACTTGGACGGTGGGTGTTGTATTCGATTGTGCATCCGTTTTCGCCGTCCTCGGATACTTCGATTTTTACTGCACGATCAGGATACCGTGCAGCGATTTGAATGTACAAGTCGTCAGCGATCATCTCGCAACTCTTGTAGTCTAACGCAAGGATGCTATCCTTGTAAAGGTTTTCGAGCCAACGCTTGAATTGAATAAACTCAATGTCGCGGTCGTTATGGAACACATCAATGTCCACGCGGAAGTGGAAAATGTGTCGATGTGGGGTGCCCAAAAAGGAGACATCGTATTGGTCACCTGTCGCAAGCATTGGGTCTGTGGCTGCGGCAGGATAGCAATGAATGCCTTCCTTTTGGAAAGTGACAAAGATTTGGCGCACAGCCTTCTCTTTGATGCGTTCAATTGTGTCGCGTTCTTGTTGGTTCATATTTCTAAAGGTAATTTGAATGTCGATTCGAAACTTTGATTTCTTGATGCATCTAAGTCACGAGTAAATTGAATGAATTTAGTTGTTGCTCTATGTATTGTAACATCGTTTAAATCATTACGCAAGCTATTTAGAGTAACTAGTTCAGATTCTGGATTGGTTGTGATATTACTTATCACTGCAATGGCCTGATCTAAATTTTCTTTTGCATTTTTACGCATATGAATAGGCAGAAATTTAATGTCTACATTTGTGGCCACACCGAACATAATCTCTAATGGTTGATTTTGGTACGCATTGCGTAACGAATTAAACCAATTGCAAGTTGCAGCTAATCCTAATACGCTGTATGCACTGATTGTCACATTTATGGAAACACTATGCTTTAGTTGCAGAATCTGATGAACATTGGCGTGAACGGTAGGCCAATCAGTACCATACCGTGCGTATTCAGCAACTTCGTCAACACCATCTATGCTTATGGTCCAATGTACATTACTAAACTGCTTAATGAGATTCAATATTTTGGGATTGAATGTAGAGGCATTGGTTGTGATAAGCAAATGCACATCATTACGGCATTGATCCAATAGGCGTTGCAAAATGTCCAGATTTTCTTTTATTATTAGTGGTTCACCACCAGTTAAGTTTAATCTAGACAAATTGGGAATCAATGAATCAATTGACGATGCAATGTCATATTTGAGACCCACCTCGACTGGGCTGTAATATGCAAGTAGCTTCGTATTAGACAAGACTTCTCTATTAATACTGGTACTATATGTTGGACTGCATATACGACACGAAAAATTGCACAAATTGGAATGGCGCAAATCTAAATATTCGATTTGATCAGGGACTGTCTCAATAGTATATGCAAAGTCTTTTAAAATTCCTTCGCGTACACTTTTGACCCCACGTTGTTCTTGCTTAACACAAGATTGGCAATCGTGTGGGATTTTTCCATCCGTAATAGTCTTTTTGACATCTTTTATAAAATCAGAGTGTTTAAACTCGTCTGGTGTCATATTAAGACTTGTGCTACTCACGCAACACATCTTGATTCCATCAATTTGAATGAATTGATGTATCCAAGGTAACGGACAGAAAAACTGCTCCACTTATTTTGTTTGGGCTGGGATGATGTAGCTGTATTCAATCAAGCCGCTGTCAACTGTAATCATTGCAGCACCTTCGTCGGAGATCTTGAATGTTTTCTCACCTGCGAGTGCAAGGATAGCAATAACTTGGTTAACGGGCCACGACCATGCCTTGGACAGTGTACCAGCAACATTGTTGTCGAACGTAAAGTTACCTGCGTGGGATGCTGCGTCACCAAAGTAGAACACCAAAGCGCCCTTTTCTGTCTTAGCCACAAAGGTTGTAATTTCGTTGTTGGCTGCTGCTTGGTAGCGCAAACGCTGAATGCTTGCAACGCTTGGTGTAAACTCTACGTTCCACTTAACACCGCGGAATTTAACTGCCTTCAGTTTGTCTTCTACAACTTCCTTACCCATGAAGCGATAGTCGTTCTTGAAGTCGCCTGCCTTGTTTGTGAAGTTAACGCCAGCTGGCAGCTTAACCGTAGTACCGTCTACGTCAACATCGCGGGTAAGGATTGTCAACTTAGCTTCCTTAGCGTACTCTGGAATGCCCAAAATAGTATTCAGCTTTGCCAAATTTGGCATTCCGAATACGCCGTTGAATTCAGCGACTGGCGCTTTGAATTTAGCTTCTACAATTACAGAACGGTCTTCTGCAATACTGTTAATAGTTGTTTCAGTTTTAGTTCCAGTAACCTTGACCAATTCGATTCCGATTGGCAGTGCGTGTTTGACGATGTCTAATAGATGATCTTGCATGTTTTCTCCGTGATGTATGCGTGTTGATAGTTGATTGTAACAGATGTATTTAGATTTATCAACTGTTATGAAAATTTTATTTCACCTAAAACTTGATGGGCTTTGACTGTGGTCTTTTCTCCAGGCTTCTTAACTTCAACAAATGATACGTTCAGCGCCGGCTCAAAAAATGTAAAATCAGTGTAACCCAAATCAGTTAACACAGAAGTAAGTAACGTGCGTGGCATCCACGACATCCATCCCTCTTCTGCAAATCCAGCCTGGATAGGGTTATCACAGTTGTTATAGCTAAACAACAATGTTCCGCCCGGTCGTAATGCGGCAAACACCTGTGTTAAGTAGTGCCTCAATTCGTATTCTGGAAAGAAGTTAAACACATTCCAAGCAAACGCAAACCCAATTTGATTTTTGGGCAATTCTGTTATGTCGTTTGTTCTGAAGTCAATGACATATTTGCGAAGCCTGCGTTGGTAGTCGTCAGGAAATTGATTAGCGGTCACATCTAAAAATTCTTGATGGTTGTCAATTACGTACAACGGATCGGATGCCACTAACATAGGTGTCCACTCGCCGTCACCTGGGCCAATCTCTAGGCCAGGATACTGCCAAGACGAGTGCATATCTATACGGGCGCCAACCAATTTTTTTATGTCAGACGCAACTGGCACAGTTCTAAGATTGCGCTCCCCGTCTACGTCAGTAGAATTGCTTGCAAAGAACCCGTTGATAATGTATCCACGTTTATGGAAATCCTTAGTGAGTTTATTGATCTTTGCGTCAATTTGGTCTAGCATGGTGTGCAACTCTTTTGGTGGCTTCTCTACCAGGGTAAGTATCTCTCCGTAATAATCTCGGATACGATGAATAGATGCTACATATTCAGCATTGGTTATCGTGTCACTCACACTGCTAATTCTTTGCAAAAGAATTTCAGTAGATGCCCTAACTTCTTCTAGTGCGATACTTTCATTCAACAGGTTACGTAATCCAACTAGTTCACTAAGTTTCATATTAGTCAAAACTAAACAATGATTCAAAGGTGCTGTTAATGTCCGTACTTGCGGTAATATCCCAGTCAAGTACGCTCAACAAGTTTTCCACCTTTTGGTTCACGATAGTCATCTCCATTTTGTCTTGGTCGAATGGTAACTCTTTAAACCACTGCGGTACGTGCGCCAAGTCAGTTGGATAACCCACGCTAGTATAACCCAATGGATTATCCTTTAGCTTGCACACAATAGTTTTCATACCGTCCACGATACTTTGCGACACATTATCACCATACAAACGCTTCAGTCTGTTATAGTTGATAGCTGCGCGAACGTGACCTGGCATGTTAGCTTTACCAGTAGTAGAGTCTTTTTCCTTTTGCCCATAGCTTGTCAAGTTATTGACACGCTTTGGTGTGCCCTTTTCCCATGCTGGAAGATCAGCAAACTTCTGCTTGAACGTCTTGATCTTGTCAATGATAAGGTCTTTGCCCTTGTCAGTAAGCAAGTCAGTCAGAATTTCCATCAAGAACTCTTGCATGATCTTAGGTGTGTCAGAACGCTTCAAGTCCAAGCCCATAGCTTTTACTTTACCTGTGTGCGGGATAACACCCTTCTTCTTAGCAGTTGCTTCGTCCATCAAGTCGTAGCGTGTACCTTCCATATCGAAAATCAATACAGCGTAACGCTTCTTGGTAATGAACAATCCTTGAGACGCAATCAGTTCACGACCGCCCTTGATGATGCCGCCCATCTCAAGTGGGCAATGGAATGCTTTTTCCATGAACGTAGGGAAACTGTCGTTAACGGAGTCTGCAATCTTGTCGTACAGTTGCACACAAGTATCACGGTCCCATGTCATATTGCCTGCTTTAACATCTGCTTCAATCGTCTTCCAAGCAGAGAAGTAAACAGAGTCAGTGTCACCGTAGATTACAGCGTCACCTAAGTGATCATAAACACCAGTGATTGCCTCGTTAACGTGTGCATCCATGTGACGTGCAATAACGCGACCACATAGCGTAGTAGACTGTCCAATACGATGGTCAAAGAACCTGCAACCACCGTTAAGTAGAGCACCATACAAGCTGTTCAAGTTAATCTTCTTAACTAGCTGACGCTTATCCCAGAAAGCAATATCTTCCTTCTCTGTCGCAGCTTTCTTCTTAGCCTGCATTTCCTTACGTTCAGAGTACCAACGTTCCAACAAACCAGGCACAATGCCCTTCTTGTCGTAACGGAAGATAGTACCGTTCGCAGATAGGAGCCAAGGTTGACCACCTTCAAACACAGCACGCCAAACTTCGTCTGCTCTGTGTGTAGTGCTGTTGCCGTCAGCTTCCCAGTCAATCGTAATCTCTACGCTTGGGTCCATGTCCATAACGGCAGTGTACTCTAGGGAACCAAACAAACCTTCCCACGCTTCTGACAGGCTGCACCCCACATAAGTCCTGCCGTTCTTAACCTCAGGCAGCATCTTATTCTTTAAGTATGCATCCGTCAGTATTGGGCGGAGTTGTCCGACGACTGTTTCTGGTCCCATGTTGAGGGCACGAATAGCCGAGGGATAGAGGGAGTTAATGTCGATTGCTCCGATGTCTTTGTGAATCCCTTTCTTGGGATTAGCAACATAGGCACCTGCGGCTTGCGTTTCACCTTGTTCATCTCTGGCCTTTCTGTTAGGAACAATCATACCTCTACTGTGAGCATCGTTAATGATAGCTTGCTCAGTAACTGCAACCGCGCCCATCGTGGTTGGTAATAGCACAGTGTTTTCATGTGCAAGTTCGTTCGCCAAGTCGATGAATTTTAACTTCGTGTCGAGCCTGGATAACAACATGGTATCTTGGCGGTTGTACTCAATAAACTTCGCAAAGTCTTGATTGTACAATTGGTCTAGTGTTCCTTCGTATGGGGTCTTGTGCTCACCCAACTCATACTCAGCAATAGCATCTAGGGAATAGGAATGACGTTCTTCGTAGGTGTACTTGCGATACAGTTGCATATAGTCCATGTGCACACGGCCCACGGTATCAAATGTCATTGACTCTGTACCATAACGTTCAAACATACGTTGCTTGGGTAGTTGACCCCACAAGCAGAAGCCGCGAGTATCGTCCTTACTCAGTATGCGAATAGTACGCATAACAGTGTACGGAATATCGAAGCCCTCACTGTTCCAGCCGCTTAAGATGTCTGCATCGTCGATGATAGCGTAGAATGTTTTAAGCATTTCTTCTTCGCTGTCAAAGAGGATACAGTTTTCAAACTTGTTGCAAATCTCTTCCGCAGTTTCCCAGCTATACGACTTAGGTGGCAATACCAAAGTAATTAGCTTGTCTGACCAGTCAAGATAGATTGAGAACGCAGTAATAGCATTGAACGGATCTTCAGGCTTAGAGTAGCCTTTCTCTTGGTGGAAATCCACCTCAATGTCGAAGAATGCTGTGTGTAGCTTTGGGGATGCTGCATGGAGGTAATTTTCTTCCAAGCAGCGGAAGATTGGCTTAAAGTCGCTTTCCCATACCTTCTTACCAGAGCCCTTAGCCATGGCAAGTTCCTTTTGAAACTCTTTGCCAGACCTTGAACTGAACCTGGTTACAGGTGTATCAAAGATAGTGCGAAACTTACCCTTTGCGTCGTCTTGGTAAAAGACATAGTTAGCGGGATACTCTTTGTATACCCGCTCACCATTCACACGTTCGACAACGTGGATTATGTCTTTTGCCCTATCGTGAATGCCGTCTACGTAACTAATAATAAACTCCTGTTAGTGCAATAATAAACGAACCAGTGCCACAGAGTCAATGCTAACGAGTAACAAGTAGTTGGCGACCATTCCTGTACTCTTTCGAGTCCAAGCTGACCAACCAAAAACCATACATTGAGAAATGAATAGTGGATAAAGAATAAGGAAGGGAGGGTTAGGAATTGTGAGTGCCATAGTCAGCGCACAACCAATACTCGCAAACCATGCAGATACCTCGAAAATAAATCGCAATGGCCATTCATGGTAATCGCGTTTTGCCCAATTAACTATTCCATTAATAAAAGCTGTCAAGACGCATCTCGTGTTAAAAAGTTGACCCGCATTTTGTCGGGATTAAAGTATTGGTGTACGATTTGTTTGGCCAACTCAACATCAAACTCTTTGCATGAGAAGATATCGAAGTAAGCAGTTCCATCCAGTTCCATAAAGTGAGCGCAAATGTTTGACGTAGTGATTAGCTGCATCAAACTATAGCCTTGCTTCGGGTCACCTGGCAGCAAATATTCAATAATTGGTTCACCGTATGCGAGCATGTCGATGTCGGGAACCAATTGCTTAATGAAAGCATGAATGTTTTCTTTGGAATCAATCCCCTTGCAGCCAGAGCAGTCCAGCATTAAATGATACCCAAAGTAAGCCATTACAGTGTCTTTCCAACTGTTTCGAGAATAGTATTTAATTCATCATGGTCTTTATTGGTCTCACCAAGTTTAGCCTTGAATGCAATCTTCACTGCACGTTTGAGCAAGCCAGGTTTGATCTCAAGTTCTTCCGCGACAGCTTTGATTGTGTCGTTTAGGCCACCAGACAAGTCTTCAATTTCTCGCAATGTAGTTTGGGAATCATTGAATAATTGTGTGAGCTTAATCTTTGCTGCGCCGTTAAATGTGCGAACGCCTTCAGCGCCGTCGTCTTGATCTTCGATATCTGACATGTAGTCTCCTAAAGTATTTGTTAGTATAACACTAACGTGGTTGAAAAGTAAAGAGAAATGGTGCTACACTTTAAGGATTCTGGATTCCCGGCCAGCCATCCTAGGGTAGTAGCCACCCCCACGTAACCATAAGGTCCTAAGGTGTGGTCTTTAAACGGGCGAGAAAGGATTCATTTTGCGATCCTCTTCGCCTTGTTGTTCTGGATATACGGGATATTCATTCCCTGGGATTGGTTCTGTACCTTGCATACAGTATTTAGCTGGTGTAATATGGGTCAGTAATAACTACAGTGCCGTCTGATCGTTGCATAACATTTTCAGTATGCAAGTCCCACCCTAAACCCTGTGCTTTGCCATTTTTGTAAAAGTATTGCATTGTCTTAAATAGCTTGTCGTAAGAGGCAAAGGTAGAGGGATCTTGCATTGCTTCAGCAAACTCTTTACCTGTGTCTTGGGTAGAATTGCTGTCACGATATCCAACGAACCAATTATTGCGTGGCGCCTCTTTAACTAGCGTGGATAGTTTCATTCCAGCCATATTGGCAAAGTCACTCATTATCCACACTGCTGCTTCTGCAATGCTACTGTGTTCTAATGGTTTTAGCTTTTCCATTGAAAACTGCATGTACGGTGTTCCGTTAATTTCAAATGATTCATCACCGCCAATAAAGCGAGGTACATGGGGGTTGCCGCGCAAACGTTTGCACAGCTTAAAGAAGAACATAAAGCTTGCTTCTGCTGCTTCTTTATTCTCAGACGGCATGATTACCTTAAGCACTTCACCCTCGTCTCTGCCCCATACTGTCGCATCCTGACCGCCACCTAGCAATACATAACCAGCTTCTTCAAGCTGAGCAAAGATTTGCTTAGAGTTGTCAGTGCGGCGTTCGTACTCAGTGACGAATTCTTGCTTGCGCATTATCTATTAGAGTTAAAGCCAGGCACACGCATACGGCCAGCATAAGCTTCGCGACCTGGTGCCATTTCTTTTACACCACCAACGATAGCATCGTATTGGTCCATAGACAAACAACCTTGTCCACTTAGCTTGATCAACCGCTCTGCTACATTGTGCAGATCCATGTCTGTTTTAGCGTCTTCCTTGGCGTACTCTAACAAACGAATAAGCAATGGTACATCCATAGTGATTTCATCTTGCGGATTAGTATCTTCGTCTAAATGTCCAGTGCGTAAACTAGATAGCTCTACGTGATAATGCTTTCCACCACGCACAGAGCAAACTTCTGCGTGGTGACCTTTTACTGATAAAATTTTGACATTACCCAAAAGGCCATGGTTTGCGAGTGCACCTGGTTTTAACCCCGTGCTATCACCAAATTCAAACATAGGCTTAGCGAAGTCAGGATCTGCGTACTGTGGCTCACGCTCCATTGCTTCGCCCATATCATCTTTGATCAAGCGTAGTTGATCCTTGGAGCACATAATGTTGCCACCGCCATCAAGGTCGATAACAAACTGCTTAGGCGCACCTTTGAATTGACCGTGATGCACTTCGCCCACGTAACCAGTGCGACCAGCAGCTGGTCCCTTAACAATCTTTACTCGCTTCTTTAACCCAGTTGCTTCGCCTACTAACTTATTGCGAGCAGGTGCTTTGTCTGTGCCACGAAACTGGCCAGCAGGACCTTGCTTTTGTTTTGGGTTGGCAGGGACATCGCCCTTGCCTTCAAATAGCTCGCTTATAAACATTATTGCATTCCTGGCTTTTTAGCAAACTTGTCAGTTAGCGTTTTTAGTTGTTGTGCGCCCGCAGGATCTTTAAGTACATTAGCTAATGTACCTGCAATCTTTGCATTGTTTGTATTGTCAGTAGGATTCATTTGCATGTCGTCTGCTTGCTTCTGCATACTTACACCAGCTTGTGCAGCATTGACATTCTTTAATCCCAACTTAGCGATGTTCTTTTGGTAAGCTGATTGCTGTGCTTTAGCGATAGCTGGGTCAACTGCGCCTACACTGCCCGGAACCTTAGGTGCTGATGGTGCGCCAGGGGCGGAAGGAGAACTTGTACCAGCTACCGGAGCAGGAGCCGCAGCACCCGGGTTCATCTTTTGTGTCGCTGTTGCCACTGCCGCAGGCATTGCTTCTTTAACCTTAGTCCATGTACCTGGGCGCTCTAAGTTAGCATAACGCTCGTGCTTACGGAACGCCTTGCTTGCTTCTGGGTGGTCGCCCTTTTGCTGTGCTGCACCGATATCCTTGTAAGTAGAGTCTACCTTCTTCTTTAGCTCGTGCCCACGTTGGATCTTACCAACAAACGAATGCTTATCAGCCTCGTCCATTGCTTCCGCAGGGACATTACGGACAACATACTTCAAACCGTAGTATTCTTTTTCACCAGGGCTTAGTAAATTGTTGTAACGCTTGCACATAGCCAACGCTTCTTCTTTTGAATCAAAAGTTTTGATAGCGTGTGGTGCTTTGTCGCCAATTGCGCCACCGCGACGGAATACGCCGAACTTAGGTGCTGCAAATGCTTGTTTAAAGAATTTGCTATCCTTCTTTTCCTCTTCTGGATTGTAACCAAAAGAAGGCATATCCTTGCCCCATTTGTCATTAGGACCGTCTGGAATAATAGCTTCGTCTGTCTTTTTAGATGGTGCATACTTTTTGTTCTGCGCATCGTGTGCTCGTTTGTTAGCAGTGTCAGTGATAGCCTTCATTTGATCAAGAATAGGATCTTTAACCGGAGCAACTAATTTCTTGCCAGCATTTTTAAGCTTGTCTACCATTGCACCAGCATGTGCCTTCAAACGATCATTAGCAGGGCCTTCGCTTATTTCGGCATGTTGCCCGTCAATGAAGCCTAAGTGCTTTCCTGTTTTCACATGGTATGCATCAGTAACATTTCCGTCGCCTTGATACTTTACGTTCCCTGGCCCGTGCTTCTTTTCTAATTGGTTTTTAAATGCCGCAAACTCGTGACCAAACTTATGCTCTTCTTCACCTAAGCCGCGCTTTTTCATTTCACGGTCAACTACGCGATTTTGCAATGCTTGTGGGCTGTGTGCAGGTGCTGGACCATCAACATCCTTGTATATTTTGCCCTTAAGATCTAAGTTCTTAATTGTTTTGTCATCGTGACCTTTGTTACGCTTGACAATCTCACCAGGCTTACCATGAGCACCACCCCAACCTTGCATACCACGCTTGACTTGCTTTACTCCACGCTTGATTGTATCGCCAATGCCTTCATTCATACCGCTGCACTTCTCAATGAACTGCTCAATAGTGCCTTGCTCTTCTGGTAAGCCAGCTTCAACGAACATTGCATCAAACAACTCAACAGAAGCATCTGGGTACTTATTTAGGCATTGCTCGTAAGTAGTTTGGAATGCATTATAGTCTCCAGCTTTTAAGTCATAGCGCAAGTTGTCGTAAACGCGAGAGATAACGCTGAAGTCTTGATACTGGTCAGCGTATTGTTGCAAGTGACGGTATGCACTTGTCAAGTAATACAAGATGTCATCTACGCTTGGTTCGCCTGCGCTTTCGTCAACAATAGGATGTGCCTCGTCAGAGAATCCACCTTTTGGTAACTTTGCAATGCGCCCAGCTAAGTCCTTGTCACCCTTGTATACACCGTTTGCGTCGTGGGATGCAGGGTTCTTCTCGAATGGCTTGCCGGCACGTTCTTTACGGGCTTTTTCAACATTGGCCATTGCTTGGTCCCAATAACCTTCCTTAAACATCTTAAACTCTTTAGCTAACTCAGCAGCGGGAGCGACAGACTTGGTTACCATGTTCAATGCTTTAAGCATGGAGCCTTCTGCAATAACAGTCTTAGCGACTGGCGCAATGCTTTCGTTCATTTTGTCCATGCTCGCAATGAGCTTGCGTAAATCAGCCATTAATATACTCCCTTGCCCACTTGCACTTGCTTGCGGGATACTTTGTTACCTAATTCTTTTGGCTTACCTGTACCTGGCTTACCACCTTTAGCACCAGCGATTCCAGTAGCAATGCCACCTACGCTTGTGCCACCAGCGGACGCATCTTCTTTAACTGGTTGGTTAAGCTTGTTAGCAGCCTTCATTGTAAACTCAGCACGGCGACCCATCTTGTCGTCTACCTTGGCATCGTATCCGCCTTGCTTGCGCATATCATCAGTTGCCTTTTCACGGGAACGGTTAGCCTTAGGCACATACGATTTTAACGTAGCAGAGCTTAGTTCGTCAACTTGTTCGGACTCGCCCATTTGTGCATCGTAAGCTTGATCGTCTGCATGTTGTTGCTTCAACTCATCGTAGTAAGCATACATGTCTTTGTAACCGTTTGCGCGGGCAGCACGGTTGATGATGTCACCAACTTGGAAATCTTTATAGCCACGCTTTTGCAACCATGGACCCATCCAGTCAATAGGGTCGCCGTCTGGGAAGATTTGACCAATGACATGCTCAACTTGGCGCCATACATCGTTCAATGTTAGCTTAGGTTGTGCTGGTGGACGCATTGCTTTTTGTTGCGCCTTAAAGTCTGCATCGTGTTTAGCAAAGTTAGGATGGTTAGCATTTGGCTTACCTGTCTTACCGTGTGTAGGCACTTCCTTAAATGCTTCTTTAACTGGCTTCTTAGCCATATCAATCTTAGCTGCTTGTGCATCCTTAGTGTTCTTACGGTTAGCTGCTGCCTTATCCTTCTTGTCTTGACGAGCATTGTGCCAATCAGCGTAGCCAGGGACATCTTTCTCTTCGCGAACGCGAGTATCGCCACCGGCAATGGCATGCTTCTTAACTAACTGATCGTGGATCTTCTCGCTTGCAGAGCGTACACCGTTAGCTTGGTTAACTGCCTTGTGCACTGTCTTTGGCATAGGTGATTCTTTACGCTTCTGCATATACGACTTCATAGTGGAAGAGTCTAACTCGTTAACTTGACCTTCGCCCATGATCTCTTGCTTGTAATGTGGTACTTCACGACGCGAGCATTCAATTGACTTGCCTTTATACGACACGCGATATGTATCTGTACCAACCTTAGTAACCTTAACACCAGGAGTTGCAGCAACTGGCTTACGTGCTGGCATATCAATACCTTCACCTGAATCGCCCGCAAACTCAGGCTTCAATTTTAATTCTGTAATAGGGTCAGCATCGTTCTCAATTTCTTCGCCTTCAGCAGCAACTTTAAATTTAGAGAAGCCACCCATACGAGCCGCAGCACGTTCAGCTTCGGAGCGAACATTGAATGCTTTTAGCTTTTTACCTGTCGCACGGTCCACTATAAAGAACGAGCGTGCTGCTTGTACTGGCGCACCAACTACTTGTCCACGTGGACGTTCTTGTTGATGCCATTCGTTTTCTGCTGCACGGTCTGCATACAGTTCGTTAACTTGCTCTTCGCCAATTGGCGCCATTGATGCTTTTCGCGCAGCTAATTGACTCAATTGAGCTTTAATTTTTCGCATTGTTACCAAGTCGTTTAAATTCCTTGCAGAAATATAAGCTTTGTTTAACGTGCTGATTCTTTCTCCCATGTCTGCCTGCGCAGGAGACATTTTTAACAATTCATCAATCTGTTCGGACTCGCTTAATAACTCTGCATACTTTGCCTCTGCGCTTTCAAAGCTAAACGCAGACATGATGTCCATTTCTTCGCCATCGCCGCCGTTACGTTGCTCTTCTAAGTGTTCAATAACATCCTTTAAGTTAGAAGCAGCTTGTGTTAGTTTTTCAACAACCCAATCTTCAAGATTTTCTTGCTCAGGTGTATCTTTGAGTATGTGGTGCAATGCAATAGCATCACGAGCAGCATTATAGCATTGTTGTCTGGCTAGTTGCACTTCATGGTCACTGCTCATTGCGTCTGCATCGTCGCCGATGCCAGCGTATTCTACGATAAATTCAGTTGTTTTCATGTTAATTCCGGGTCTTTGTATATTTATACTGTAAAGATTGCAATGGTTGGCGAAGTTGCAGCTACAGTAACGCCGTCCACTTGCACATTCTCAATACGATACGCTGCCATCTCTGGCGTTAAGTTTTCTATGGTTATATGATGTGTGCCTGGTGATAGGTTCACTTCAATATGCTCACGGATATACTGCGATGCACTCTTCCAAATGAATGAGCGCTCTGTCAACATATCCGAATTTACGTAGACACGGTACGCTGGCTTAACAAAGTCATCGTAATCACACCATACATCTACGCTTATGCTTACTGTTTTCATTTTTTACTCACTGGGTGCTTGTGGTAGTTCTTACGTTGCTCTGCATCTACCTCGGTATTGGCTTTATCAAGAGCTTTCTTTTTGCTATAAGCAGTCCACGGAGCGTCATAGTTATTCTTATCTCGTTCTGACTGTGACACAGGTGCAAGATTCTTAGAGTGATTTTGAGTGTATGCAGATGCTGGCATATATGCTGCGGCCCCAGTCGCCATTGCACCAGCTAAAGCACCAGCAGCCATCTTAGACTTGATGCTTTCCTGCAACATACTTTCCTTTAGGTATTTGATAGTCTCTACAATAGCTCTTGCAGAGTACATTTTGTTTTCTTGTACGTGTGCAGCGTGAACAGACTCAGGCAATACACCTGCAGAACGTGCTTGCATAGTTAACTGTGCAATCTTCTTAATCAACTCTTTGCGTAACGTAGGATCTTTAGTTAACTGTGGGTCCATTTGAATTTGCTGCAATGCTTTACGACGGTGATTGTACTCTTCACGAGACATAGGAGCCATATCGTCCTCTTCCAATGCAGCCTCATGCTCTGGCACTACCTTGTACTTACGGGTAAGCGGGTTCCACACTGTTTTCATTGGGCCTTGCTTTGCTTTTTGTCCAATGCTTGTTATTAAGCTATCCAATTCTTCAGGGTGAATTGGTTGTGTTTTAGTTGGTGGTACTCTGCGTTGCATATCTATACTTTCTGTTGCTTGAACGGATTCTGGGATTTTGTCTAATACTAAACCAAGCTCTTGATCAGCACGACCAAACATTTGATTCATATACTCTGCACGGCCCTTAGGGTCCTTGCGCACAGAGTTCCAGGCAGCACGAGATGGTGTACCGTGCGATACATCCACTTGCTGACCGTTCAATGTGATAACCTTTTGACGCTCTGCTGCGATGACTACATAGCCATGCTTGTCAGCAGTAACGCATTCGTCTAAGCTCTTGAATGTTTTGTAGTAACCTGGGTTGCCATCCTTCTTAACACCATCTACTTGCAGGCGTTCAGCATCAGGCGCACCTACTGTAACAACTAATACGGTTGTAGTAGCGTCAAATTGTGCAGGTAACTTGTATGGGGATTGGACTTCCAGTATACGATCGCTAGGAACGCCAGCGGCGTGCATGATCGTTACTTTGTCTGTGAAGTTGAAGGGGCTTTTGCCGCCGTCTGCTTTGTTAGATGTTGCGATGAAAACATTATCGCGTCCGAACTTAGCTTGCAATGTACGGAATACATCTGCATGACCTAAGTGGAAAGGTTGGAAGCGCCCAGGGTAGAGTACGACAAGCTGAGTTTGGCTTGTTTCGACCAAATCAGCTTGTTTTTCTTCTGGTTGCTCAGGGCCACCATGAAATAGTTCTGCAATATACATTGAAATTCCGTCTTATTGCAGTATTTAGCACGGATTAAGCTATATAGTTAACTTAGAGATTCTCAAGCAACCAGTAGTGGAAAGGAACAGTAAAAGGCAAGGTATAAGCACCATTCCAACCGAGGTTGACACAGTTTTTTAACTCGGTAATAGTTTCGCCCTTATACACTTGCGCAACCTTAGGCTTGAATACACTTGCACTGTGGCGCAGTGTACCAAGATCAATATCATCCACCTCAATGCTCTCAATGTTAAGCAACATGTCAGATGCAATTCTGCCGTCACCGGCTTTAACTACATCGTAATCGTCCTTGTTGCATAAGTGAATGCGCAACTCGTACTCACCATCAGGTAAATCAGCAACAAAATCTACGTACTCAACTTTGTCTGACTCTGCTGTGATGGTTAGTTCCCCAGGAATGCCACCAGCATTAGATCCGTCAACAGCCTGAATAGAAACCAAGTATCGTGGTTTCTTATTCCAGTAAGTACCAGAGATACCAATGTGGAAGTTTAGTTCTTCATTGGTATTAGACATTATTCAGCCTTAGCTACTTCTTTAGGCTCAGTCTTAGCTTGGTGCATAGCTGCATTCAACGCATCAGGCATTACGCCAACTTGCTGACCAAATTGTGGCATCTTGTCGAGGTTACCATTGAACTCATAGTGTCCAATGTGGTTCAACAACACCTTACCGTGTGCCCAAATCTCGCCACCAAGCTCTTGCCAACGACGGCAGAACAACCAGTCCTCGGACAAGTAATGACCCTTAGCATCAATCTTGCAATCGAAGATGGAGTACATCATTGGTTCGTATTGCTTACCAAGGCCAACATCGTCTACATACTTGCATTCAGGATGTGCAGCAATCAATTGCTCGTACACTGTACGCTTGAACATCAAGAAGCCGGTTGCCATTGTGTCAACCGTAAAGATATCGCCTTGTACCTTTGTTTGTGCCAGTAAGTTGATGTTGTACGATACAGGCAAACTCTTCTTAGGATACAAACCACCAATAACTTCTTTGTCACATACCATCATTTTCAAAGGAGCATCTGGTTCAAAGCGGATGTCTGCGTCAATGAAGAAGAAGTGAGTAGCTTTCTTGTTAGTCATCATCTTAGCCATCAAGTTATTACGGCCGCGAGTGATAAGAGATTCGTTAACCATCGTGTCTAACGACCAGTTCAAGCCTACTTGGTTAGCAAGCAGAATGAAGCGGATTAATGATGTCATCGTTGGTTCAGAAATTAATCCACCGTAGCAAGGGATACCAATGTGTAGGTGCGACTTCTTAAAGTCGTAACGAGTACCTTCTGGTTGTGCTACTGGAGCATTTTTTGCAGCTTCTGCGGCTGCTTTGATTTGTGCTACTGCATCCGCTGTCTTAGCTTGTGCCGTAGTGTTTGAATGTTTAGTTACTTTCTTGACCATGATCTCTTTCGTTTATGATTGTTTGTCTAGGTATACGATCTTCTTTTCTACAGTGAAGCCTGCTAGGCGCTGTAAGTCTTCTGCCTTAAGCTTTTCCGCAGATGCATCGTGCATTGGGTCGATCAGGAATTGAATCTCTGCTTCAGTCAATGGTGCCTCACCTTTAGTAGCTAACACTGAGTTCACTGCATCGATCTTACCTAATTGTGCTGCTGTGTACTTTGGGTACACATCCAATGACGGACCGGAGTACAGCTCAGTAATTACACCGGCGTCATCACGTTCCATAATAGTTTGTGTAGTTTGGAACGTATTGCGATCCAGGATTGTTGTAATTGCAAATTTACGCATGATGTTTATTCGACTTCTACCATTACGCCGTCGCCAGCGAGCTCAGTGACTACAGATACGAGCCCAGCAAGCGTTTCCTCGTCCAACACTGTTGTAGACTTTTCGTCGTTACGGATCATTTTGCTTAGGGTAATTGTGATTGTTTCAGTTAATAGCTTTGCCATGTTAGGCTCCTTAGTTATAGTAGTATTTATTGGGAGCGAAAGCAGCGATTATATTTTTGTAATCTCAAAGGTCTTGTTTACAAGCCCGGGAATGATGAGATCCACAAATGTCAGAATGGAAGTGTCACTGGTGTGAATATAATTACCCCATGTATATGAGTGCCCATTGGTGAACGATCTTCGTGTCGCCTTACCAATGGAAACAATTCCGTCGAGACTATCAAAGTATGCAATCAACTGTAGTTTGGCATTCGCATCGTACTTGCCGTCACGGAAGGTCACCTTGTACTTGTAACCTTTTTTGTTTTTGCTTGTGATATGACCTGATTCTAATAGCTTGCGATGTGCAGCATCCTTGGGACCAGTTACTTCCTGCAGAGTGTTGTGATACAGTGGCAGCACTGAGTCGTTAAACTTTTTCAACTCAGCTTCGTCGTTAGAGTAAACCCCAAACTTCGAAGCTTCGAGTCTATACTTTAGATCGTACTTATTCTTTAACGTGCGGAAATGCTCTAGCATTACGGGATCAGTTTTGTCGGTAATATCGCGAGTCCAGTAGTAGTTGTACCCGCCCGTTATACCGCCAACTTGCGTTTTGGCTTGCACCTTCCGCCAGTCGATGTAAGCCTGCATAGTTTTGTCCCCTGCCTTGTTGATATACAAAGCCGCTGGAATATTGTAGGCAATGCGGTATACGAACTTCCCAAAGAATTGCTTTTGTGTATGCTCAAAAGCAACCTCTGGGTTGAACTTAACCCAATATGATAAATCCGCGCTCATCTACTGATGGTACAGTTAGGTTAGATACAACATTCGAGTCGAATGTATAGTTACCGTCCTTGAAGTCTACTACCACTACGCTGTTTGGCGGTACAGATTCAAACAAGATCTTCTTGGACAATGGGACCTTAACGATCTCGTTGATCTTACGCTTAACAGGTCGTGCGCCCATCTTAGCGTCAAATCCAGTCTTGATGATCTCGTCCACTGCCGCTTCTGACAGGCGTACTTTGATTTGCTTGTCTACCATCAGCGTGTTCAGCTCAATGATAAACTTGCTTACAATGCGACGCATAGACAACTCGTCCAGCTTCTTGAACTTAATGATGCCATCAAGACGATTGCGGAACTCAGGCTTAAAGAAGTCCTTAACTGCCTTGTCATCCTCGCCATCCTTAATAAACGAACGGCCAAAGCCAATAGCGTTTTGTTCGGATGCAGCGGAACCCAAGTTACTTGTCAGGATAACGTAACAGTTACGGCAGTCAGCAACCTTGTCTCCAGACGATGTAACTTTACCTTCGTCCATCATGCTCAACAATACATTGCTTACGTCAGGGTGAGCCTTTTCAATTTCGTCAAACAACAATACAGAGTTTGGATTCTTCTGGATGTCATTGATCAGCTTACCACCGCCAGCACCACCATCGTCAAAGCCAACATATCCAGGAGGCGCGCCAATGAATTTAGCCACAGTGTGCTTCTCTTGGTACTCGCCCATATCGTAGCGCAGCAACTTCATACCCAAGTTGTCAGCAAGCAACTTAGCAAGCTCAGTCTTACCTGTGCCTGTTGGGCCAAGGAACAAGAAGCTACCAATCGGCTTACCAACTTCCTTCAATCCCGAACGTGCAATGTAAACTTGTTCAAGTACAGCTTCAACCGCTTTGTCTTGACCGTACAGCTTTTCCTTAATGCGTCCTTCCATCCCCTGCAGGATTGGTGCAGCATCTTTTGCGTCTGTGCTTTGTCCAATCTGCTCTACGGGAATCTTTGTCATACGCGAGATAGCATCCACAATGTGGTAGCGAGTGACCTCAAAATCTTCTGTCATGATCTTTAGACGTGCGCAAGAAATGTCGATCAAGTCAATAGCCTTGTCCGGCAACTTCTTGTCTGCTTGGTAACGTGCGCTTAGTTCAACTGCGGCAATGATTGCATCATCAGTAACTGAACCACCGTGGAACTTTTCAAACTTCTCTTTTAGACCGCGCAAAATTTCCTTGCTTACTTCGATCGTTGGTTCGTCAATAGGCAGACGATGGAAGCGGCGCATTAGTGCACGATCCTTCTCAAAGGAAGTATTGTATTCTTCCCATGTCGTACTTGCAATAACTTTGATCTTGCCCTTGGTCAGCGCAGGCTTAATCATGTTGGAGAAGTCAACGCTTGATTGCGCCCCAGCACCAGCACCCTTCATCTGGTGTGCTTCGTCAATGAACAAAATAGCTTTGCCCTTGAGCTTTAGTCCCTTGATAACGTCTTGGAACTTTTCTTCAAACTCACCGCGGTACTTAGAACCAGCAAGCAATGCACCAATGTCCAAACTGTAGACTGTGTAGTCCTTCAAGAAGGCAGGCACCTTGCCGTCTACAATGTTAAGTGCAAGTCCTTCTGCAATAGCAGTCTTACCTACGCCAGGATCGCCAACCATAAGCACATTGCTCTTATTGCGACGTGCAAGTGTTTCTGCAACTTCGTGCAGTTCAAAGTCTCGACCAATAACAGGATCAATCTCACCTGCTTTAGCTTGCTTGCTGAGATTTTCGCAATATTGCTCAACAAACTCGTCTACCTTCTCTGCAGACAGTTCCTTGATTTGCTTTTCTTCTGCGTAGTTCTTACTGTAGAAGTCGATGAAGCGTTGACGATCCAGGCCGTATTTTACCATGAAGTAATGTGCATAGCTGTTTGCTTCTGCGTGAATAGACAGGAACAAGTCAATAATCTGAATGTGTGTACGTCCAGAGAATAACACCTGCGTAAACGCACGGTTAAACACACGCTCCAGCGTATGTGTACGCTTTGGTTCGTTTACATTAGGCTTAGTGATATCACTTAGTCCCATAATGTACATGTCCAACTCTGCTACCATGCCAGCAGCATCTACGCCGAAATTGTCAAGCAACTTGTGGAATGGTTTGTACTTGCACATAGCGAACATCAAGTGCTCTACTGTTACGTACTCGTGTTTGTGTTCCTTAGCGATATTAACGGCTTCGGAAACAATGTGATCAATCTCTGGATTAGTTTGTAGTGACATATTAGGTTATGTTGAGTTGTTTAACTTGCTTGATGATTTCTAGTTGGGCTTCTGACAATGTTGGTACTTTAATAGTAGCAACCAAATATAAATGGCCACGATGTTCTTGCTGGTGATAGCACAGCCCTTGATTTGCAATTTTGAATTTTGTACCTCCTTGTATTCCTGGTGGAATGGTTAATTCGAATTCAGTGCCATCCAGCACTTTAAAAACTTGCTTAGTTCCCAGTATAGCATCTATTGCATCAATGTCAATAGGCGCAAGCAAATCGTGTCCGAAAATCTGGAACAATGGGTGCGGATTTACAGTTAAATGAACATACAAGTCACCACGCGGCAATGTGGCAAAGAAGTTATCGCCTAGTCCTGTGTACTTTACTGTGCTGCCAGAGTGTACACCTTTTGGTATGTCCACTGTTACGGTTTGTTCTTCGCCGTTTGTAGTGTTGAACTTTACAATACGAGTTTGCTTCTGTAAGGTATCTGCCAAATCAATTGATAAACGGATCTGGACATCTTTGTTACGACGTTGCTGCTGTGCACGGAATCCGCCACCGAAACCAAATCCACGCAGAATGTCTTCCATTCCTGGTGGGAACGGCCCACCACTGTCCATATCGCTTGTGCTGAACCTAAAGCCACCATGGCGACCAGGATTCTTACGCACATCGTCATATTCGGCCCGCTTGTTAGCATTGCCAATCGTGTCGTACGCAGTCTGTATAGTTTTGAACTGTTCGGTGTCGCCACCTTTATCAGGATGGTGCTTAGACGCAAGCTTTCGGTAAGCTTTTTTGATTTCGTCTTCTGTAGCCGTTTCGGCTACGCCTAGTGTAGAGTAGTGATTATCCATGTATGTAACGAGTATAGCAGACTAGTATTTACTAGTCAACTACACTGTTACCAAAATTATAATGCAGGTTGATCTGCTGCTGGCACTGCTTTTGGTGCTACTGGCGCTGGCAACGTGCTCACGCCATCTACCTTTTCCTTAGTGCGTCCCCAAGCAGAGATACCAATAATAGCACCCATTGCCATGTGGTACATACCGCCATTAGACAATGTAATTGGGTCCCACTGATCTGTTACTGCACCGTGTTGGTACGCCTGTAATAGGCTCCATAGGATTGGGAAGATTACAAAGTCACACAGACAAGTAATCATGTATTGGAGCGCCATAAGTGGGCGCCATGTGGATTGCATCCAATGTTCTGCTTTGCGTTCGTTCATTTCTTCCCTACTGATTCGTAATTTTTCTTTTGCTCGTTGTACCATAGTATCCACCCATTTACTTGATTGGCGCATTGATGATACTTCGTATAGTTACCACCTACTACTTTTTCCAAGTCGCTTAACTTGGTGGTGTCTGCTGGAACTAAATCCAATACAGGACACGGTGTAGTCAAAAGTGTATCACTATCCGGAAATTTTTGAGCTTTAATAGTAGATGCGCATCCACTTAATAGTATGACGCCTGTGATGCAGATTAGTTTGAGGTTCATTTTGGAACCTCTATTAATGGTGCAACGGCGTTCTTATTGATCCCGTCTATTGCTTCTTTGCTTAACACACAACCCTTATCAATAGCGTCGTGCCACTTGTCAATGTATGTGACAGTGTTAGTACCTTGCTTTTCGATAATGCGGTCACGGTAGACAACTTGGTCCACGACCTTAGTTACAATCTGTGCACTCTTAGCGTTAGCCAAGTCTAGCTCGTGCTGTAGCTGTGCTTGCTGTACTTTATAGTCTTTCTCTAGTGACAATGCACCTTCAAATAACAGACCAGCAACAATAAGCACGAGAGCGACAATCTTGAACTCTAAGCCGTATTGCGTCAGCCCTGGAAATTTTGTCACCACAGAGGCAAACATTAGTATGCCAATGCCACTTAATAGGATTAAGTGAAAGAACCAGTCAGGGAAAAAATTAAGAATCCACAGCATTTTGTTCTTCCTTAGGAGTTAATACTTCCTTGGCGTGTTCGTAATTTTTAGTACGCTCTTCTAATCCAATTGTGCCGCCATTGATCTTCTTAGTCATTGTGAGAATGTCATCCGCATCAGCGCAATCATTTAAATTGCGTGAGTTCCAGAACCAACCTGCAGAGTCAGCAGCACCTTCAAATGTACCTAAATGTGCTACTACTTCGTCCAGCGTCATGCCAATGCTGTCAGCAAAATTTTTGTAATTGTCGTGACCTGTAAGTTGGATTAATCCGCGACCAGAGTACTTCCAACCGTCACCTGTTGTTTCTGGTCCGTTGCCCATACGCCCGCCATATACGCGATTAGCAATTTTCTCTTGATTGTGTGCGTATAGCTTTGCTAAGTCGTCTGTTGGGAAATACTTAGGGAACACACGGCGTAGCGATTCCCACTTGTAATTTAGGTTCTCGCGGATTACTTTGAATCCATTGGATTCGTGTGCACATTGCGCAAGGAATCCTGCTAAACGATTAGGAGTGTTTAACTCGTACTTCTCGATTACCGTTTGCAACGCGGTGTACCACTCGTCTACGTGATCGTTACCAACGATAATTTGCTCTAATTGCTCTTTTGTGAAATCCATACGATATCTCCTTGATACCGTATTTATGGATTTTCGGTTAAATTAAGCCCGCTGCACGACGAAGGGATTCAGTATGAGCGTTGACTGGAGCCTTGGTTGTTACTTTAACACCAGCTGATGCTTTGAGTTTGTCTATCTCTGTATGACCGAACTTCTTCTCGTATGCGCTAGTGCTTAACGGAACAATCTCGCGAAGTACGTCTGTATCAACTTCGTGATCTTCGTGGGACTTGTGGTAGCGAAAGCGCCAGTCTTCAATCTTTTGCTCAGTCAAGTTCATCAAGTCAAACATCAATTGCATTAGATTCTCTGGGTACTGCTCGTTACGCTCGCATTCAACGAACACAACATAGTCACCATCGTCCATTTCACCAGAGGAAACATCAGCGTCTAATACCCAAGTATAGCCCTTTTCGCAGAAGCTCATCAAGTCTTTAGCTGGTTCTTTACCCTTTAGCTTGAAGCTTGTGACAATAACATCTTCGTCACGACCTAGCTTGCTCTTAAACTCGTCAATGTGCAACTCGGAGTGCACAAGGCGCTTCAAGTCGTTTTGCTCTAAACCTTCATTAAGCTTGCTGTGCATTTGGTGCTCCACCTGGTGCAGGTGCGCCCGGAGCGCCGCCTGGTGCCGGTTGCCCACCTACTGGTGCGGCAGTGCCGGTCTTATATTGTTTGTCGTCCTGTCCAGTTTCGTATGCTTGTTCAATGTCTTCCATGTCAACGTCGCCAGCTTCAAGTTCCATAGAACCTTGGTGAATCTCTTGCATTAACGTCTTAGGCATAACAATCTTTACTAACCAAACAGGTGCCTTAGCTGATTTGGGAAACTTAGTGCCAGGCTTAAAATCTGTTGATTGCTTAATCTTAACAGGATATTCTAAGTGGTCACGCTTGTAACCTACTTCGCAGCCATAGTCAGTTAAACGCTCTGCTGCACGTGGATCGGGCATAAACTTGTAAGGCCACATAAATGTGCATGTTACGAAATACTTTTCGTAAATGGGACCTTCTACTAGTTCGCCCTTTTTCCAGTTAGCAAATGCGTATAAATCTAATTCATCAATCACACGTTCAAAGTCCATCATGGTATTGATGGCGCTATCCGTCATAGTTAGCGTTTTTACGTTGTTGATTACGTCTGTAATGTCCTGTGCCATAGTTTTAATTCAGTTATATGTTATTTAGCTTGGACTATGGGGTCAAGTGGAATGCATTCTTTTTGTTGTCATATTACATATACCTTTACATCTGATTCCGAGTATTGCTGCATGTACTCAACTGGTGGGGTAGCGATGTCCAACGCATCGCATAGTTGAAGATTATTACGAAGATCCATAAACTCAAACTTAAAATACTTGCGCTCAGCCTCAAGGATGCCTGCGTTTTGTTGCGAAATAATCACGCCCATTTCATGCAGGTTCACATAATATTTATTATATAGCGGATAGGTAATATCAAAATGCCCACTCTTCACCCACCAGCCCAAACATTGATCATCATCCCTGTACACTAGCACAACAGGGCACTCAGGCCATGTTTCCTTGATAAAGTCAATGTGATTAGCAAAGCAATGCGACTTAATGATGCGAACACCCTCTCCTGAGAACGGACGATCAAACTCTGCTTCGCATTCTTCTTTTGTGTGCATGTGAAGCACATCAAAAAACTCGCCAAACTCCATACCCGGGTCAAAATATGCGCCTGAGTGCATGAGTTGCCCGTTACGCCAATATTCTCGCTCCTCGCTGTAATCGCTGCGATCAATATCCTTTGAATAGTAAATATTTTTACTGACCCCACTCCACTTGCTACCAGGAGCACCTACAATGAAAATATATTTGTAGGCGGGCATGTTAGTGCGCTACTTTAGCGATGTTGTCTTTGTAGATAGCTTCTTGGTTAAGCACAGTGGAAACCCACCATACTAGATCCTTTAGTGCCTTACGGGTAGTCAATGCTTCAAGTGCTTTGTGTGCCTTAGCCACATCGTCGCCAATGAACCATTCGTACTTGCCAGTTTCTTTTTCGATGATAGCAAGCGACACTGGATCAGCTAATGTATCACGCAATGCCTTGCGCAATACTTCCTTGTTAGGATTGCCTTTGTCAACGTACAGCGCCTTTTGCAATACGTCACGATAGTTCTTAATTAACGACCATGCATCGTATAAGTCACCAGAAGGAGCAACGCCCCACTTCTTTTTGTAAACTGATTGGAAGTCTACTCCTGGAAAATTAACATCTGCTACAACCTTTCCAGTCTTCAGATCAAGGACACCTGCACTAAACCAATCAATGTTGGCAGGCTGTGGCCGAATGTTCTTTAAGTACGCAGATGGAGTTTCGCGGATAGCGTTAACTTCACCGCGCATGTAAGACAGTTTACGCTCATTGCCTGTCATGCCTTTAACATATTTGAAATGTTCGTGGAAGCAAGCAGCATACTCTTTCATTGTCTTGCCTGGTCCACATACAAGCAACGTCATTGCAATGATGTCAGGATTGGTTCCTGACGCATTAGGAAACTTTACTACATCTTTGAATGGATCAGAGTCGTTACGACGACCAACCATAATAGTTAAGTTTTGCAGACCAATTGGGTCGTACTCTGCATAGTTGTAATCTACGTTTTGGTACAAGAACGATTCAGCGTTGCCACCGTGTGCGACCATAACTGTCTTTGGATCTTTGCGCAGTGTATTGTGGAACTTGTTAAAGCCCGGTACATCGTTAGCGCCTGGAATGTTGTCTACGATGATTTTCTCACCTAGCTTCTTTTCCATTTCTCTAGCAATGATACGTGCCCAAATGTCTGTTCCGTTTCCGGGTTCTTGTGGTACGATGAAACGATAATCCGCGTGAGCAGAAAGTGCAGCCGTAAAGACCGCGAGTGCCAGAATGGCACGTTTAAATAATGACATGATTTTTCCTTTTGAAGTGTCAGCTTGGTTAATAACTGTACTCTCGCAACCTTGGTGTTGAGTGTACTTACTGTGCAAGCCAAGTATTTATGTGTAGCTTATCTTAGACTTACTGAAAAATATCCCATAGACTATGGCAACCAAAGTAAATGCAAGCAAGCCCATTGCAATAGGACGAGTAATAACTTCTTGCCAGGTGTACAGTGTATTAAACTGAATTGATGTCTTTTCCAATCTACCTGCCAATACAACACCCACGATAAGACATGCACGGCTAAATTTAAAGTGCTTGAATAACATACCCAGGGCAGAGCAAATTGCAAGGATGACATAGTCTTCCCACCCACCTGTGTACTGCACGGACGACCACACAATTACGCCCAGGATAGGGATGAAATAATACTTCATGGGCACTTTTGTTATGCCTGACGCATACTTAATGAACACGATAGATATGAAGAATGTAAGTACAAGGCTTACCATGTAACCATAACTTAGCGCATTAAAGAACGTCCTATCAGTGAGTAACTGCACTGATCCCATTTCCAACCCTACCATCATGAACAGTGACATGATGATAACTTCAAACGGCGCTGCTGGGACACCAAACAAAACTGTGGGGACATAAGCAGTTGCCTTCTGTGCCATACCCGCACCCTCTGCTCCCACTACACCACGCACATTACCTTCGCCAAACGGAATCTTGTCGTTCTTCGCTAGTGCACATGTTTGCCCATACGCTAGCCAATCCACAATGCTACCACCAATGCCAGGCAGTAAACCAATCACACCACCAATCAATCCTGCCCTTGCACTGTCATTTCTGTAACGCCACGCATCACGCATACCTTGCTTAATCTGTTCCCATGTATCCTTTGGTGGTGGGATGTGTTTGACTTGAAAGTACAGTGCTTCTAGCAATTCTGGTATAGCCAGGAAGCCTGCCAAAATAGGGACAATCTGAACACCATCTTGTAAGTAGTACCAGCCACCCGTAAATCGTGCTGCACCTGTGTTTGGGTCCATACCAATTAGCCCAACAAAGATGCCTGCGGCCAATGCAATAAGTCCACGCACCCAATAATGACTGTTGATAAAGGTAACGCAAGTCATTGCAAGTATTAGGAAGCACAGCATTTCTGGTATACCAAAACTTAACACCACAGGCGCATAGTACGGAAGGAAAGCAAAAACGAGTATGCCCCAGATTGCACCTTGCCCCACGCTAGAGAAGATACCTGCGCTAAGTGCCCTTGCCGCTTGTCCTTTCTTAGACATTGGAAACCCATCTACCATTGTTGCTGCACTGCCCGCAGCACCGGGAATGTTCATAACGATAGACGAGAATAAGTCACCTATGCTACAACTGACAACTAGGGCGGTGGTAAACACAACCAATCCGTAGGGTGAGTTATGAAATACGTCAATGAATCCGTAAATGGTGATTAGCCCAGTTAGTGCACCTGCTACAGGAATGAGCCCGAATATGAATCCGTACAACGTACCAGCAAGCACGTAGGGAAGATAGTTTAAGTAGATGTCCATAGAAATAAATACATAGTTAATTACATTATACACTAAATCATGACTGTAAATCAAGAATATCTCAACCATTACTTTGGTACCATCTGGTACCGTAAAAACGGCTCACTAGCGCAATACGAAAAATCTGGCCTCGCGCTGGTTAAAAAAGTTAACTACGGTGAGTCCGTAATTGACGTTGGCTGCGGAGCAAATCCGTTCAAAGGTTTGATACCAAATCTATTTGGCATTGACCCTGCATTTGACCAAGCTGATATGAAAGTAGGAATCGACGACCTCCAAACGAACAAGAAGTTTGATGTTGCATTTTGCTTAGGCTCTATCAATTTTGGCACAGTAGAGGATGTTGAAAGACAAACTACTAAAGTAGTATCACTGTTAACCGACAAAGCTAGAATCTATTGGCGCTGCAACCCAGGTAGCAAGGATCACCTAAACGTTGAATGTCAAGACATCAACTTCTATCCTTGGACTGTGGAAGAGCATGTGCGATTATCTGACAAGTTTGGGTTTAAGTTAGTAGAATGTGTATGGGACACAAACAATAGAATCTACGCTGAATGGAAACGCTAACACGTCGCACTTAGCTTAATACTTATGCTGCGACGACAAAGTTATGTACTATGTTTAAACTATGTTAACCCTATCTTTAAATAATAGTACAAGCAAACAAACTGAGCTTGTAATCGAAATGCACAAAGTTATAACAACTAAGGAGTTACATTTGTCCAAGCGTAAGAATAGGGCTCTAGCCCAACCTGAGTTCCAAACTCAATCCCGTAGCAACACATACAACCGCCACAACGCAACACAAACAAACGCGAATAATACGATAGATATTGATAACTATAGACCTCAACGCCAACGCCCGATTAACCTTACTCCTAAATCTCGCGCACAAGAGGATTACATTGACGATTTACAAAACCCAGACAAACACGTAGTCTTTGCCACAGGCCCAGCAGGTACAGGTAAGACTATGATTGCAGTGCTCGCAGCTCTACAAGCATTCAGAGACGGCACTTGCAAGAAGATCATCATTACACGACCAGCCGTCGGCGTAGACGATGAGAAGCATGGTTTCCTACCAGGAGACTTGAATGCGAAAATGGAGCCATGGACTAAGCCAATTATGGATTATGTCTTGGAATACTACAGACCAATCGAGGTCACTAAAATGCTAGAAGAACAACAAATTGAGCTCGCTCCCCTAGCTTTTATGAGAGGACGTACCTTTAAGAATGCTTGGATCATCTTTGATGAAGCCCAAAATTCTTCCATTAATCAGATGAAGATGATTTTAACACGCCTCGGTGAGAACTCGAAGATGGTTGTAACAGGTGACCTGAACCAAACGGATAATCAGTTTGCCCGCGACAATGGACTGTTGGATTTCATTGACAAGATCGTAGCGGATGGTTCAGACATCTTCGGCTACACGAAGTTTGCTGCAAAAGACGCACAACGTAGTGTCGCAATGCGTGAAGTATTAAGACTTTACGGGGAGAATTAATATTTGATTACATTGCAATAACACAATGAAAAGCGGGCCCGAGCCCGCTTTGTCATGAGTTCAATAAATTACTTCTTGGTAATTATGTCGTAAATTTCTTTCCAGCTTTTGACAACTGGCAAGTGAGGATTGTCGTGTCCCATGTTGTGCCCGTGTTCAACAAGCAAACTCTTTAGCCCAAGTTCAAGACCCAGGTCAGCATTGCTTGGCTTATCTTCAATCCAATACAACCCACTCCCCTTGAAGGGTTCTAGTGCTTCATCTTTGTCAGCACCGGTGTCAAGGCATGTAACAGTTTCAATCGCGTCACCAAACAGTTTATGTAGATTCATCTCACGCAATCTGCCCGCATTGGCATCCAGGCTAAGGCTTGTGATTACGTGGAATCTAAATCCGTGTTCCTCATACAACCGCTTAACGTAGAACATACTGTCACGGAACGCAGGCAAAAAGCCAATCGCTGCGGATTCATTGAATTGGATAATCAGCTTCCGTGCGTCAGGTAATTCAAGGTCAGTAAACCAGTGATGCAGTGCGTATGTTTTTTTATGGCCCTCTGCCAGCTTATAACCTTTTTCCTGCATCCATACTGAGAAGGCCCACTCCCAATCTAGTAGCACGCCATCCGCGTCAGTAAGGATTAGATTTTTAAATTTGCGCTTCATTTGCTTAGTACCCTCATGCAATAAAACCAAGAGTTGGTTTGGCGGCATTCCTGCCACACGGCCATCTCGTAGTAAATGCCAATTGCAAAAAATGCAACCACGGCAATTACTATGCCACCCAGCTTCAATGCGTCTTTGGTATCTCGTTTAAGTTTCATCGTTCCCATCCTATTTTAGTATGTTTCCAGCAAAATTCCTCGTCCAGCACCTCGTCTGGATCATACTGCATACCTAAGTAATGCAGCATCCTGTGCTTGACATGCAAGTTAGGTGCACGGTATGTATAGGTATCGTCGAACCCCATCATCACACCTACCTCTGCTACTGCACCAGAACGTGCTACGCCGGCATAGCAGTGCACAATAACGTTCATGTCTTCAGCGAGAGCCTTCTTTAACAAAGCAGCAAGTTGAGACGCCTGTTCCTGTGAGCAACGCATTTCTTCGTCGTCCACCTCAGTGTCCTTCTCAACGTCAAGGAACTCAAAAAAGTGACGCTCCTTGAATACGTGCTTTGGATCAGGCTTCCATCCACCTGGATCTGTAATTTGGATCAGCATAGAATTTGGCCCTGGGTCACGGTGTAACCCACGAGGCACATCACTTGCTGCTATGTTCTCAATAAATGGCATTACCAATTCTCGTAGTCTGTTATGTCAATTGTAACTTCACGATAGCCAAGATACTTTATGGTTGCGTAAATGTTAGTGCCAATTCCGCTGTTGCTTTCGGTACTAAAGGTTACTTCTCTAGCGTCATCATACTCTAGCATAAGAGCATGAACGGCGTCAACCTGTTTTCTTGTCAAACTTCGGATCATTCGCGCCTCAGTGTCTTTACTTTCATCACGTTGATGGGGTGATCCCAATCAACCGAGCCCATCCGTCCGATACATACGTTGACCACTTTTTCTGCTTCGATGTAGTCCATGTGCCAATGACCGTCCTGCACGAAACCGCGCAGTCCGGTTAGCACGACTTCCACGCTTTCGCAAGTCCACTTCAGGAAAGGGTGATCGTTAATGTAAAATGTTTTTTGCTCTGTCATAATACATTGTACATTAAAGTGCATTCACTGTCAAATCACTGTGCGGCGTAGAACGTGCTGCGGATAATGACTTCCGCGGTTTCGCCAATCTGTGGACGACGAGTCATAAAGCCCAGCATCTGCAAGTGGTTGTACTGCACTGTAAACGGATAGCCAACCAGGCGTTGTTCAAACGTGGGAGTGCACTGGACAGGTTGCCCTTCACATTGCTGTCCATTGACCACGTTCTTGTACACGGGCATGCCTACTGAAATGATCGTGCCTGTTGTGCGTTGAGTGTAAACAATCCCTGGACCGCTTGCGCCGTCTGGTACACGGTCGCCCGCGTTTGGAATGTAGTTGTAAGTACCACGTTGATCAACCACTTGTGCAGTTGCAGTGATAGCAGAAAACGCCAGGAGAGCAATCAATAGTTTGCGCATGATAATTACCTGTTAAAGAACAAGACCCAAAGTACGCTTTGCACGTTGTACCAGTGCTTCGTCTGGATCACTGAAAGTGTATCCGTCTTCAAGCAGGCGCAATGTGTAAAACTTGTTAAACATAAATGCCAGGATCAACTGTGGAATGCCAAACGTAAACGCTGACACAATTGCGATCATAAAGTGAATGCCAGCCATGGCATAATGGCCACGGAGCAATGGAACGAACCATCCGAAGAATAAGTAAGTCCAGCTAAATCCAAAAAATCCCTGCTTAACAATACCAGTCTTCTGGTTTGTCATTTGTACTGCGGTTGCCATAATATCCCTTAAAGTTGATTACCGAGGAAACGGAAACATCATGAAGTCGACAAACGCTGCGATTGCTCGCAATGTAAAACCAACTTCATAGCCAAGTCTATATGCCCCCGATAAAGCATATTCTTAGATTCTTTCATAAACTTGCTCCTGCGGCGTCTTGCCAACAATGTTCAATGTCGTTACGCAACTTTTCAATTTCGTTTGCCGCTTCTTCCAGAATATCCGCAATGCGGTCAGGAGTGCCTTCTTCCACACTTCGCCGCCCGGGAATCTGTCGGCGTATCTCTGCACGTTTGCGCAGACGGTAGACGAGGTCTTGCTCATTAATCATTTAAATAGTCCCTTGCGGTCCACACCAGTTTCGTAGTATTCTCTTGCCGCACCAGAGTAATACATTATTTGATTACATTGCGTACATTTATATCTATGCAAGTCAATGTCAACAGTGGTGTTTTCTGTCGTGTATTCCCACTCGCTTGTATCGTGTCCGTACCAGTCGTCTACTTTTGTGACCCAGCGGCTGTGTTCTCTTGTGTGGGTGCAAGTCATTCTTTATCCAATGCATTGTGATTCGTCATTTTTGCAAGCCACAACATTGCCACCACAAGGCATGGCACAAAAAGTACCACTACAATGGCAATGGCAATGTAAGGATTGCCGTACATTATTCGTCGTCCTGTTTCACTTCCACAGCATCAGTGCCTTGCAGTGCAGACACTGTACGCTCAGAACGCTTCATCTTGCCTGCGCGACCAGCCTTAGACCATTCATAGGCAAATCCGTCAGGAGTCTTGCCGTCAACAATGGAAGCGACACCAGCCTTACCAACTGAGTTGGAATTTTGGGAAACCATCGTCACAAACTGGGCGAGGCCTTCCTTGCGCAGTGATTCCATGAACGCAAGTGCTGCGCTCATTTCGTTCATTTCAAAATGGCTTGCGCTTGGTTGCATACAATCAGCGCCGTGTGGCTGATGCGTCCAAAAAACCATAAATCCTGATACTTGTTCCATATTTGTTACTTGGGTTGAGTTGAAAAATTTACGCACGTACTACCGCGCAATGCGGTGCCGCCGGATGCAATACATTGCGCCAGTTGCTCATTGGCTTTTTCCTTGTTGTCGGAAAGCTTTACACCAGCAACCACTACTAAGATTGCCAATACAATATAAACTGTTTTTGTCATGTTATTTCTTTTTCAGTAAGTAAATCAAGTATTCTTCTTTGGGAATAAGGCACATATCCCCGCTGTTTTTCTTTTGCGGTCGTGTAGTCTTGGACGGGTTTGCCAACATAATTTGCACAGTGCCATAACCGTGATAGCTTGGGTTGGCCTTGCCCAATCCCTTTACTTCATATACGCTGTTCGTAAACACAACAAAGTCGCCTATGTTGAGTTCACGCCCAATAATGTCAACCGGGTTTGTCATGCCGTTATAATCTTGTCAAAGCCTTCCCTTGCGGAAGGAGGTTGCAAGTTAGCAATCATGCTGCGCATAACATAGTCGGGAATGTTCTTCCCTGCACGGCTTGCGAGACGACGGCCCAGTTCAACTGCGCCTGGCGTAGGAAATACTACTGCTACCTTTTTGTATTCTTTTGGAAACACTGCCAGCTTGGGTGCACGACTTTTAACGCTTATGTTGGTTTGATCCCACACAACATCTGCACCCACTTGAATGGCTTCAAGGACCTGTTGATTCATAACCTTAGTGGCAGGCTTAATGAGGTCATTAATCACCTCGCTGTAAGTCTTGCCTGCTGCGGCTGCAAGTCGCTCGATTTGGTCGTCAGTGGACGCGATCAATGTCTTAGACATATCAAAGTTTTGCGCTTTGATCCAGGTAGACTTGCCTGAACCAGGAACACCAATAAGCATGTATAAAGTTGGCATTACACTACTCCCAAAAATTTACGTACCCAAGCAAGGCGACCTTGCTCGTCCATTGCAGTATATTCAACGATGTTGGCGTTGATTGCATCCACGAGTGGGTAATATTCCTCGTCGATTTGCTTCTTGAAGTCAGGGTTAACCAACTTGTCAGTGCGAGGGTTACGTGCTACCCACTTTGATGTTAGGTAGTAAGGAGACTTGATCTTGGAAGATACGCCATCCTTAGTATAAAGCACGAAGCCTTCATGTTGCACTTTAGCAGACATTTCCTTCAGCTCACCCATTGTTACATGGAAAGCTTCGGAATATCCACACTTCAAATGCGACAGAGCGTAATCACGTGCCCACTCAGTCATCTCAGGACCAAACATCTTTACTTTGGAATCCCACGAGTTTTCGCGCAGTCCCAAAAAGTACAGACCTTCGTTTTCCACAACAATGTGCGGATCGTTTTTGTGGCAGCATTCAAACATCAGAGTCACGCCTTCAGCAGCCCGCAACTCAAATTGCCAATCTTCCCAGCACTGGTGCTTCAACATCAACTCTTTTGCCATAGCAGTGTAGTCGTTGTCAGTGGAGCCAGTAGTGGACACAAGGATGTCACCCTTGTACCAAGTCATTGCTACCATAAAACCGTTTACCTTGCGGTAAGCAGTAACAGGGGTGTCGTCAGACAGAACAGGAGCCTTAGCTTCCACTCCGTAATTGTAGATTTTGGTGAAGGGACGGGACACGACATTGAAGTCAGCATCCACAATCGTGCCACGGCATTCTTCCAAATACTCGTTCCACAGATTGTCAAAGAAGACAGTCTTCTTGTACTTCAAGACAAAAATGCCGTCGCCACACTCGCGCATGGTAACCAGCTTAGGATTGTCTTGAACAAATTGTTTTAGTCGCTTTTGCATCATGTAAGTATTCTACATTAAACCTATTAAAGTGTCAAACGGCGCGGGTGAACAGGGAGAGACCAAAGCTCTTGCCACAGATAGTGCGCACCTTGTGTCCTGTCTCTTTAGCAGCATTCAACGCAAAGGCAGAATGGATGACAACAAAGCCGCAACCCAGAATCTGGACAACAGTGAAGTCCTTAGCGAAACGCAAAGTGGACTGGATAACTGTGTTTTTAAAAATTTGCATCTCTATCGCCTTGTTTACTTACTAAGCCACTATTGTACAATAAAACCATTAAATGGTCAAATCAGACATTGTAGTGGCGGCGATTGGAACGATAAGTGTCTTTTGTCTCGCTTACTGACCAGCGGAAAGCTTGCTTTGTGAGTTTATACATGTTCAGCGCAAACGATACTGCAAAGAACGCAGGCAGGAGTGGCAGGTTAATGTAGTACAGTGCTTTGTTCATCTCTATCGCCTTGTTTACTTACTAAGCCACTATTGTACATTAAGTGGATTTAATCGTCAAATCGTGACGAAAGGGCATATTTCAGCCCTTTCTCTGCGTTAAACCAGCTTACTTAGCAGGCATAACCAGCTTCTGGCCCACTGCAATAAAGTTGGGGTTAGCCAAGTTATTACGTGCCTGGATGTCAGTGTAACGCTTGATGTCGCCAAGTTGCGCTTGTGCAATAGTGCTCAACGTATCGCCCTTGACAACGATGTAGCTAACTTCACCAGAGCTTGCGCGGCGCACTGCGGCAACACTTGTGCTCATGAAGTACGTCTTCAGCATGTCAGGATACTCTGGCGTGTCCATTGCCTTGCGAATTGCGCTGTTCAACGCAGCCAGCAAATCCTTGTCATCCTTGCGCACACCAATGCTGTACTTAATGTCAGTACCCTTGATCTTAGCGATTGCGAACTGGAGGTCAGTTCCTTCGACTTCTGCTACGGCGAACGGATAGTCATACATCACTGCATCAACCTTCTTGGACTTAATATGGCCCACGATCCACTTACCATTTGCATCAGCTTTGTCGCTTACTTCGATGATCTTAGCGTCAGGGAAAGCACTCTCAGCCGCAGCCTTTGCATCAGGGTCGCCTTGCAGCACACCAATTCGCATACCAGCGCCAGGAGAGTCACCCTTGGCCATAATCAAACTGTAGCCAAAGTCCTTCACGTAAGGGATAGTGTACACAACGCCATTCAAGTCTTCGTCGTTAAACGTCAGGCCGTCAATCGCGATATCCACTTTCTTGTTATCCAGCAATTGCTTGGGCACATCAGCATATGTCTCAACTGCGCTTGCTTCAACTTTGATCTTGCCCTTAAACTCACTCTGATCAAACAAGATCTTCATGAAGTCAACGTTAAAGCCTTTTGCTCGTCCGCCATCGTTGCTATAGAACGGCTTGGACGGATTTTGCACACTTGCCGTTACCACGCCACTTTCCTGAATTGTAGCAAGTCGTCCACCCGCCTTTGCTTCAACTCGATCAGGCACTGCCTTGCTTACTGCTTCAGTTGCGGTAGCGTTGCCCTTGCCCAACATGCCGTCAATTTGCGCCTTGAACTTCGCGTCAGCAAAGTAGCCGCCCAGCAACATCACAATCAAAAATACTACGGAACCAATTACTTTTACCATATTAAGCACTCACTTTCTGGGTTACAGTTGCGTCCACAATTAGGACAGGGGAGGGATCATTCGCAATCGCTTGCTGCGCTGCTGGCTTGCGATTCACCATTGTAGCAGTTTCCATTTGGGCAAACGCTTTGTTGAGGTTGGACATAACGCTATCCACGGCAGCTTCGTTTTTAATACGAGCAAACTCGTCGCCAGTGTTCATTCCAGCAAGCTTGTTCATCCGTTGCGTAGCCAAAGCCAGCTTCCAGAGAGCTCGCATTTTCTTGATTGTTGCAGCAAGATTTGCCAGTTCAGCTTGTACCGCTTGGTAACGGTTTTCGCGTTCCTTCAAATTTTCTCGCATAAATGCAAGTTGTTCGCGTCCCGCTTTGGCGTCGTCAGGGTATTCTGCTTCGAATTCCTTCACTGTGCCTTCGTAGTTCTTAATCTCAGTTCGGAACTCTGTAATGGAGTCTGCAAACTTTGCAGCATCCTGCACACGCCCGTTATACGATAGCTGGATCGTTTCAATTGGATTCTCTGCTGCGGCAGCTTGCACTTTTTCAAGGTGCTCAACTCGCTCAGCGTCCAATGCACGGTACTTGTAATTGGCAAGCTTCAGCGCAACCACGGGTGCGAGATTGTAGCCAACTGCCGCGACACCAAGTGCAGCAAGCATTCCTGCAATACCAGTCACTGCGAGCCACGCTACAGGTGCCGCGACCGCACAGAACAATCCAATCAGGCCATATTTGACCATCTTGGCAAGTTGCTCTTTTTTAATTTCCATCTCGTTCATAAAATTTCCTTAGGGTTAGTTAACGATACATGCATTGTATATTAAGGTGAATAAAACTGCAAATTAGATTTTGCAGGCCTTGAGCATGGCCAGCGCCACTGCTTCCATTTCAGCCTTTGAGCCAAATGTGATTGCAGTTCCGTCCACGTTGCCTTTACTGTCAGTATAAGCAATAGACAGTTCGTCTTCCGCAACGTTCACAGCATACCCATATTCAGGGTCAGCGTAAACGTTAATTGTAATTCCAGTTTCGATTTCAGCCATTACCACAAGTCCTCAGAAAAAAGTGAATTGCCATCATACATGCCAGGTCCTACTTTGCGTATAACCTGAACACATTCCTTTGCGTGAATGTATGCTTCCCGACGGTTTAGGAAGTTGCCTTCATTGTCCAAGAATCCTTGCACATCAGGTCCCTTAATACCAACACCATTCTCTTTCGCAATCATACGGATAACGTGATGGTGACGATTAGGGGATGGCAGAGAATAAATCTTGCCATCGTACTTAATTGCGACATGCGTAATCATTAGTACAGCTTCGTCAGCACCACATTGAACGATTTGCCTGACGCATCATTGAGTAACAGGTATGCACGGTCAGCATCAGCCTTGATGCTATACTCAAGCACCTTAGTGTCAACTACCACGCCAGTTGCAAACGTTACAACAAAAATCTTAAACATGATGTCCTTTAATTGCACCTTTCAGTGCGTCTTTGATTGCGTCTTCCATTGTCATAGCAATAACGCCAGTAGCATCCATTCCCATGTCACGTGCGCGGTACTTTGTCATCTCAGGACATTCACCACCGTGCTTGTGTCCGTAGAAGTGGATAGCGCCGCGGTGTGCTTGGTCCCATTCAAAAATTGGATAGTGGAACATGACGATCTTGTTTCCGTCGTAGTTGATGTCCAGATACTTGTGGATAGATTCAAATTCTGCGGAGAAGGCCTTGTCCTGCACCAGCTTCTTATCGTGGTTACCCTCAATCAGGATCTTGCGACCATTACAGCGCCGCATGTAAGCAGTTGCTTGAGCAGCATTGCAAAATGCAACGTCGCCCAGAATGTAAACCAGGTCCCCAGGGGAGATCAGTTCGTTCCATTCGCGCACCATTGCTTCATTCATGTAGTCAACGTCGTTTCGGAATCGTGCACGGGACTTAGGGCAGAACGACATGATGTTCTTGTGCCCAAAGTGCAGGTCAGATGTAATAAAAGTTTTCATACACGTATTGTATATTAAAGCACATTATTAGTCAAATAAATACACATATAATGATCACCGCACTTTTTGCACTGCTATACACTGTCCTTGGGCTGATGATTTACCTTTGGGTGTTTTGGGGGCTTTTCGTGCTCGTTATGGGCCTTTATCGCGTCCATTTGAAGAAGAAACTCGTAGGAGTGAGGTTCGTTTTGGCGTTTCCGTGGCTTGTGGTGGGCTTTATAGTAGACGTACTTGCTAACCTTTTTATAGCGCCATTTTTCTTTGTAGAGTTACCAAAAGAATGGCTTGTGACACGCAGACTATCACGTTGGAAAAGGACTCGTAAAAACACACGTCAGAAGCGAATGGCTGTCTACGTGTGTGAAAATTTACTTGATGAATTTGACCCTACTGGATCGCATTGCGATTAACGTTTGATTTGTGAATGCAATTGTTGTAGGTATTGCGTTTGGTAATGCAGTTTAGTAGCCACTGCCTCCATTTGCTGCTTCAGCGCCATGATCTCGTATTGCAGTTGATCAATTGTCGCTTTTTGCCCGCGAATGACTTTGTCGTGAGACATCAAATTAGGGCGAGGCGGAGCGTTTGGGTCAACAGGACGCTTCTTTTTAGCCTTCATTAACTTGAGCATTGCGGGATTCATACTGTATTTAGTATCCCATTAGCGCAGGCGTTGGGTCCTGCGGAAGCGGTGCAGGATCAGCCACTGCTGTTGCATAGATCTCTTTGATCGTCGCAGCTTGTGCAGCTTGTGCAGCTTCCATCTCAGCTTGCAATTCATCCAACACAGTTGTAAGATAAGCTGGGTCAAGTTGTTTCATTACCTCAGTAATGTACTGATGGTAGCCGCCAAAGAAGTATTTGAATAGCGACTTGAACTCACGGTCAGCATTGAAGCCATTGCGCTCAACTGTCTTCTTGGACAAGTTAAGAACAATCTTCGCAGTCATTGCAGAGTTTTTAACGCCGCGAGTAATCTCTACCTTCTCGTCGTACTGTAGGTTAGCTTGATCGTTCATCCAACCTTTAACAGTTGTACGCACGCCTGGTCGTGGCTTCATGCTGTAAAAGCCAACGAGGTAAATGTCTTTTTGTTTCATTATTTTTTCCTAAAATATGTTTCTAATGGTGCTTGCGGAGTATGGCAGAAATTATCATAACTTGTGTCAAATATTCCTGGACGTAAATTATTAGCAATTAACTCGGCTAAAATTTTGTTATTCTCTACTGAGAAGTGACAGCGCCGAATGTCGTTAAATTTCTCATAAATGCTTTTGATATTCTTGTTGTTGAAATAGTGCAACATTTCGATTTCACACACTGAATACAAATTAAATTTTTCTCCCAACGGATCAGAGAAGCAAGGTAAAATCATTACGTTTGCGAACTTGCTACTCACATAATGCGTTAACGCGGTGTCCGTAAGTATCGCAGTATCCATATCAAATAGCCACATATACCAAGAACGCACTGCGGCAATCTTTTGTAAAGTATCAAATTTTTTAAACGGAAATTCCCAATTATCAAAGGAGTCCGGTGCAGTGAATGGTAGTAATTGCGGACCCTCATCTACTGGTACTGATATCCTACTAGGAGATGTGACACACCATATTATAAAATCATATTCGTCGCCGTGCTTCAAGATCTGTTGAGCAGCATACGTTACGCTTGCACCACCAACTCCATAACTTGTCACATTGTGACCATATGTACCGAGAAGTTCGAACCAGCTACTGTATCCAGCAGAGTTATAGTCAACTGCTTGACAATAGCTATCCCCGAACACTCCTATTTTCATACCTCAATTTGAGTTAGTTCTACTAACGTAGCGGATAAGTTGATTTCTGGATCAGCAATCATAGAGTGATTTACTAGCCCTTTGCGAATTGCAAGGATAGCTTCGTCCTGCCCTGCTTCAGTCTTAGACCACAGTTCAAGATTGTCGTACATCCAACGGAACACACCATCAATGTCATCCACACTTCCTTGTGTACAGATGATCTGACGACCTTCGCGGATTTTACCACGTTTAAACATGTCAACTGCCTCAAGCTTCCAGTCCTTCATGCTTGCATCGCTGGAAGAAGGAGCAACCAGCGTACCAGTTGTGCTGTTGGCTTGTAGCAAGTTCAAGCACTTACGCAAGTCTGGGTATGTAGCCTTAACATAGCTATCCAATGTATCCAGATCAAAGTCCATTCCTTCTGTTGCCAACACTGTTGCAACACGAGCAGTAAACTCTGTGAGGTCAGTCTTGTCAATGTGGAAGCCTTGGCACCTGCTGTGGATAGCAGGCATGATCTTGTTTGGGTAGTTGCAAGTGAGGATGAATCGAACGTTAGCAGAATAGTCTTCCATCAAATTACGGAGTGCAGGTTGCACTGAGTTAATGTTCATGTAGTCTGCTTCGTCAATCAGCACAACCTTAAACTTACCAAAAGGCATAGTTTGGCAGAAGTTAATAAGCTTGTCTACCCATTCGACCTTACGTGCTTCTTTAGAGCCGTTAGCAATCATAATGTCATACTCATCAATTTTCAATTCATTGATAAGCATCTTGGCCAAAGTGGTCTTACCTGTACCAGCACTGCCAGACAATAGCAAATGTGGAATTGAACCTTCTTTGATCCAATACATTACTTGCTGCTTTTGGTTGTCGTCTTGAAAGACGTACCCGTCTACCGTATTCGGTCTATACGTTTCTACCCATAATTGTTTCATTTAGCTGCCTTGTTGCGAATGTGTATCTACATTATAGCAGCATTCCTTGGCAGGATCAATAGCATGTGGGCAATCAGTCTTGCCACAATGCTCACAATGGTGTTTGTCTTTGCCGAAGATTGCATCCCAGCGTGTGTCATACTCGTGCTGTGATACGCTAAACGGACGCGGTGCCGAACCTTTTCCACTCATACTAGTTCCTCTACAATACCTAGCACCTCTGCTAGAATGATTAAAAGTCCTGTGGTGTAAAACATTTGGGACATAAGTGCAGCACCAGCAAAAACGCGGAGCAAGCTTTTGGCCATAGAAACACGGAAGTGATTCTTTGATGTGTCTTTTGGTTGAATGTTCATTTTTTAAATGGCTGTAGTTCTTCTACAAATGGTTCAGAATCGTTGTAATACGAAATGGAATAGATCTTATCGCCAACGCGATGTATCTCCATTATGTTTGTTTGATAGGGAACGGATTGTTCCTCTTTGAGAGTGAGATAGGTTAATATCTCATCACGCTCACTGCCTTTAACCTCCCTGCTCTTACCTACTGCTTCTTTTGGTTCTACACCGCAAAACAAAGTGATGCCTTTGAAGGTTATGCTTTTATCGTTTCTTGCTGTCGCCAACAACTGCTGTGCTGATGGTGTCATCTTCTGTAGGCTCTTCATCTTGAACTCCAATAATAGCGGCAGCGTCCACTCTGCGCACTGTAAATTCCGACCCGTCGATTTCCACCTTTAGACCACGTGTCCAACGACCGTGCTCAATAAAGATCCATTGACCTTCTTTAACATCGCGCTGCTCTGGTCCTACTTTGTATACTTTTGCCCAACGTGGACGGATGCCTTCAGACTTCCCATCGTCGTTAAGTAGCACAATGCCCGAGGACAATTTGCGATTACCAAAGTCCATGTCAGTTACTATTACATGGTCTTTAATTGGCTTGAGGCCTTTGATTGAGTTAGTGGCTTGCAGTTTGCCACTTGTTTGAAATAACTGTTCTTCTTTACGCATTTGATTCTTTTTTCTGAGGTAGATATTTGTCTAGCAATTCCTTGCCGGCTACGACTTGACTGAAATCCCATTCGGTGAGTGGGCGGTTCAGCAAATTGTATATATTAAAACCGGTACCGTCAAACTCAGACTTACCGTAAAGACGGTCGTCTTTTTCGAATAATGATGTGATAACTTTCATATTAGAACCGTGCTGGACCTTTTGCTTTATGTTGCTGTTTAGCTGACTTCATTAACTCTTGCTTGATGTCAATTGGCTTCTGTGCCACGCTTGCAGCTAACGAACCGCGAACTGGCTTTTGACCAGCTGGTGCAGATACATTGTGTGGATTTGGCTTTTGTGGGGCTGGCGCTGGTGTAGCTTCTACGTCAAATGCGTCTTGTTCTTCAATCAATGGGTCTGCAGATGGTGCATCAAATTGCTGCTCGCGTAATACTGCTTGCGCAGGTACAACCTGATTGCCACCAATGGTGGGCGTATGTAAGTTGTAATACTCGTTTACCGTTTCTTGCTTTGTTGCCATTGGGCGACCACCCGGACCTAATGTATCACCGCGAGCGTTAACTTTCATGTTACCCACTGCAATTGTTTTTTCATTCTCTAGACGCAATGTTTCCATTGCTATCATTTTACCGTTTGCTGATCTGTGTGTTGCTTGAGCCATCTGTATCTCCTATAGTGTATTTAACTGTAAATGTGTCGACTTAGAAATATATGCTACCGCTTTTTCACGGTCGATGATTTGCAAATGTGGGTACTTTAGTTTAAAGAATAACATATCGCCTTCATCTTGTGGGTGATTAAAAGCTATTTGATATACATCACCAACACTGAACTTTGCTGCGGAATTGCAAATAAACGTTACTTTTCCGTCAATCCCTTCTTTAATACGGATTACATCAGCACAGTGCTTGTCCAGTTTAAAATCGTAGTCGTAATACCCAGCATCAATGTATATAACATCTGTCACTTCAAAAATTCCTCAATTGGCAGGTCGAAGTAGATCGAATTGATTTTGTGCACCCCTAACAAGTAGAGCACATAGCTTGCTGTACTTGACCCACGACCTAACCCCATCACGACATTGTTCTTACGCATGGTATCTACCATGTACTTCATATATCTTAGCAGGTTCTCAAGGTTACGGTCATAAAATAACAGTAGCTCTTGTCCCACTCTCTGTAACTCTTCTTCTGTCTTGCATAGTCCTAAAACGTATGCCGCTATATCCAATGTTTTATATTCGTCTGGCATATACCAGTTCTCTTGCTGTGCTCTATCGTAAGAAGCAATGTCGTAATCTGGTGGCAGTGGGTGGTACTCTTGTACTAGGGGGAAGGGGGCGTATGTCGATTTGACATGATAGTTATACTCGTCCCAATCCTCTACCTTAAACTGTTCCAGCTTTAGTGCTGGATCTCTGTACAATAAATCACAGAGCTCGTCTTGTGTGGCGTAACCTTGTCCGAATTTATCGTATCTCATTTTGCTTTGCTAGAAATGATGCTTTAACTTCGTCAATCAACTTTTGAATGTAAGCAGGATCATTCATGTCATACGGCGGGACATATGGAGTAGACAAAATCTCCCACACCTTTTGCTCATCTTCATTTAGCTTATGTTCCACGTAACATTTCCTTAAGAATTTGCGCATCCATCTCTTTACATATTTCTGCAGACAGCATATCCATAATCTCGGACTCTAAGTCGAGCATCTTTGATGTTTTAAGAGCTTTCCACACCTCCTGCTCTACGGGACCCAATCCTTCTTTTTCCTCGTCGGTGAGTTCGTATTCCTCGTACCAAGTTGGTTCTTCAGGCATCTGTTGTATTGTCCATTTTGCTTGTAGCCTGTGCGTTTTGCCCACCGCTTCCCTAACAATGTTAAACGGAATGCTAGACAATGTCAATGACTCCAGTATAACCCTTGCCATCTTTAGTTTTACCTTTGGCTGCACGTTCAGCCATGTCTTGCTGTTGTTTGATCATACGCTCTGAGATTTCGGTCTTGTAGTGTTCCATCATCATTTGAATTTGTGGGACAAGACCATGAGGACCGTAACGCCATGCTTGGTTCAACCTTGCGAGCAAGTCGTTATACTTTTTATATAACTCTTGGTCCGGTACGTCTTTTAGGCTTGGTGCTAGTGGATGCATAATATTTCTCTTTGAAGTTCTTTGCTCCGACATATAGTCCGAACATACCTGTTATCAGGCCAACAACTTTGGTTAGTGTTCCTAATATCGAATCGTGCTTGATCACTTCTTCTTGTTTAACAATACTGCCAGTTGCGTCACGCTCTATCTTTGTTTCTACCGAATCAGTCGCTGCTTGTGCTGCTGACATTATGGTCCCAACTACTGCGGTGGCAATCTTTGCTGCCTTGTGCTGAGCTTTTGGCTTGCTTGCAGTTGGGGCACTCATTCCCTCACCCTCGGTGTACACTGGCTCTGGTGTTTGACCAAATGCTTGTGACAACAACTGACTACTGGTGTGACAGCAATTCTCGGCTACTGGCGCAGGCATTGGTGGCGGTGGTACTGAACCATCCCCACCACCTTTGTATTCGATTATTGGTGCTTCAGCCACTGACTCAACGTGCGGCACAGAACTACATCCTACTAAAAATACTGTAATTAAGAGTGCCGCAAGTTTAATCATTTCGTCAAATGTTCTTCGATTTTCAAGTATTTAGCTAACAATAATCTCGCTTCGTGAGTGCGACCAGAGACTAAAATTGCGTAAATCTCAAGCAACTTATCGCGATCTAATAGTTGCATTAGGGCTCGATCCACGTAGACTGTGCTACTGCTGCCACAATGGCATCTTCTACTTTGTCCAAACGTGCGCCAGCGTGGAAGTCACTGTACTTGTCTGGGTAACGCTTTTGCAGCTTTGCAATGTTCTCGTCCAAAATCTCGTTCAGATCAAAATCCAACGTGCGGCAAGCGAGTGCAATATACCACATAATGTCGCCAATTTCTTCGCGCATATTGGCAACGTCAAGTTCCTTGCCATAAATGACGCTCTTCTTAACTGCGTCAACGATCTCGCCAGACTCGCCTGCAATGCCCAAAGTGGCGTGCATCAAATCATATTTCTTTGCATCCATTGTCAATGTTTCGACATGCTTGCAAGTACGGTCGCTCAATTCCAAATATTGTTTGTTATCCATGAAAACTCCTATGTGTTAGCTATTGTAAGCTAATCAGGACACAGGAGTCAATGAGTTTGATTAACCTATTCTAAACCAAGTTGTTCCAATTGTGCTATATACCCATTTAGCATAAGAATTGGTTATGGCTGATGTGACTGTACCACTGATGGTGTCAGTACTGCTCAATGTCAATGCAGTGATGTCGGCACCAAACGAAATATTTAATGTTTTCCCGTTTGTGGGAGTTGTTGGGAATACGATGGTTGCTGAAGCGATAGTGCTGGCAGGTTTAACGACTAAAACAGAAGTGATGCCAGATACTGTTATCGTTGCGCCCGTTGCTGGAATTTCGTATTGCAAGGTCTCCAATCCTTTTACCGCAATATCAGCAATTGCCGAAGTAAGGTCAGATTGTAATATAGTGATTTCCGAGCGGGCAGTTTCTAACCCTGTCTGGATGTTTTTAAAATTGTCACGAAACCCTTGGCTATCATTGTCTTGGCCTGCAATTGGATACGTGATGTCAATGTTAGATGGGTTAATTAAGCTTGTCATTATCGGTAAACTCCGTATTGTTTGTAATGTATGTATTTATCTGTTAGATCAGTGTCCTCAGTAGGAACAAAGAAGTCGTTTGTTACTGGATTGTAATTAGATGATGCACTGGTACCAACATAATATCTATCAGTCACAAAATGTATGTCACTAAACACAATTCCACTGTCTTTAAGTCTGTATGCAATTAGCTTACTCGCACCTGGCACAGTATAAGCCAAGACAATCGCACGAACCAACCCAAGTTCTTTACCATCTTCTTGGCGTGATGTCATCCAGCGTGGAAGGGCTCCGCGGTTAGCGTACCCAACGCCACTGCTCAAGCGGTAACGCATGTTAGTATAACTGTTTGGGTACAACGTTGTAAACTCGTCAGCAACGTAAGCATAAGGATTATTATCGTCAGGATAGCGATTGTACAAGAATGGATTTACTCCGGGCTCTTGCGACAATCCCGCTGACTTTCCTTTAGATTCTTTGTCGTCAGCCACATCAATATACACCACTTCATATTGCACGTTAAACTTGTCGTCTAGTGCACGAGCAGTCTTGATGCTACCAAACTTGATGGTTTTGTTGTAGTGGTTTAGCACTGCGGCAGACGCATATACTGATAATTCGCTAGAAGTTAGTCCTGGAGCAAATAACATTTTTAGTGTGTCCGCTACGCCAAAGTACGGATCATCTATACGGTAAATTAATTCAGTTGGGAATATGTCAGTGTTAGTGACTATGCTGTAATACAAGTCACGTTGTTCTTTAAGTAATAATGCACGTAACCAAACATCAACATATGGCGCTCTATTGTAATTTTCTTTAGCAATAGTGAATACTTTTGTGTCTGACACTGAACCATCCACTGACGATGCTTTAACGGTGAAGTTGTAAGAGTTATCAAACGTCGTTTTGCCACCATCTATTAGAGTAGTTGTACTTAGGCTAGTTAGTGCTTTCGTTACGCTTACGTTAGTGATTAGGTTAATGAAATTGATTTCCGAACCCTCAGTGATGAACACTGACGGCTGAATCTTGACTGTATTTGGCCCATAAACACCTATAACGTGACAACCAGCAGCAACACCTGGTCCCGTAACATTCATTCCAGTTGTAATGCCCGATGTATTGTCCACGGTGATATTGGCAGAGTGATTGTCAATTGAGAAGTATTCAAAACCGCAGCGGCCCACAATTTCACCATTGGGCATCAATGACAAATTAGATGGCATATTAGCCGCAATGGGGGTTATTGTAAATGCGCTGTCTGGAACTGACTGGTTGATTTGTAATTTTTCACGTACCATTGCAATCGCAGCAAATACATCCGCAGCATCTACTTTAACTGTGGTACCGTTAATGGTAACTGCATAACGTGGCAGTAATGAATACGTAAGATCTCTTCCTGCATTGTTGATAGCTGTTATCTTGTACTCGCTTATTGTTCCGTTAACCAGTGTGCCCAATTTAGCTAGTGTGGTCCACGTAATATAGTTAGAGCTATCTTTAACTGTGGTTATGGTTACTGGTACAATAACACTTAGGACTGTTGGGTTAGTCTCATGATATGCATACACACCAAATGTGTACTCTTTTTGTGCTTCTGATTGCTGTGGCACTGTTCCACTCATCCATCCAGTAATGTTACTAATTGTCATCCCTGCTGCACTAATGTTTGCAGACGTTCCCCATCTGGTCGCGCCGTGATTACCATCGTCTGGATCAATTGCATCAAATTTAAACGTAAAATTGTCGCCCACTGTTAAGACAGGGATAGTGGATGGATCTGTGATAATAACAGGTGGATAATTGTTATCAGTATCCACTGTCAGAAATGTATTATTGATTAATGTAATTGCGTTATCAGCGGTTAAGTGACCTTTAGCCACAACATTAATGTTAATGGATGCAGTATCAAAATTTGCGCCATCAGACACCATTAACGTAAACGTATAAGACCTATCTTGCCCTTCAGCAGGAAAGTCATATGGGAATGTATCCTCGTTAGTCTGATCGTAACCAATCGGAACTCCAGTTGAGTCAACTAGTCTGCTAATGTGTCCATGCAATAGGCCAGTTGAATCAAGAGTGATGGGTTTGCCAGTAACCATATCCATTGGTAACTCACCGTCAACGATGCTCCACGTTAACTGTGGTGCTGGATTGTCTGACGTGGCTGTAAATTGGTATGATAATAACTTACCATCATCATACGTGCCAAGCACGCCACTGTTGATGCTGATTTTGACAGAACTAAAGTTGTTCACAGTTATAGTAAATGACCTATCTGCGACTACACCGTTAGCATTGCTTGCTCGTATAGTGAACATATTAGACACTGTCTTGGATAGCCCAGTAGCTTGAATGACTGGTACACCTTTAACTATACCAGTGGTACTATCAATACGCATACCTATAGGCATAGTACCAGCAATGTGCGTAAATTGTAACGCCATTGAATTTGAATCAATTGCACTTAACGGGAACTCGTAGTATTGCGACTGCGCAATAGCACCCAGTAAACCAGATTTAGTGTTCCAAGTAATATATGACATTATAAAATAACTGCTTCAATTGAACCTAAATATTGTCCTGCGTGTGATGTGATTGCTTTAGCAAAAATTGCCGGCCCATACGACGTATCGCCACCAATGCTCTTAGCATAGCCTTGTACTTCGGATGTAATAAGCAAGTCACCTGACGACACCAATCCTACTACCTTAAGGGGAACACGCCCACGTAATGCAATTGGTACTGAGATACCGCCACAATGTGAGTTCATTAAGTAAGCTGGCTCAGTGGATACCACACCAACAACCCTATAGTCCGCTGGCATGTTAGTTTCAGTAACCTCTGCTCTACCACCAAGCACTAGCACAGTGCCAGGACCGTATTCTTTATCTGCCTTGTACATTTCAGCCAAGTCAGCGTACTTTGCGGTGCTTGCTGTGCCCGCAAAGTTAGTCGCGTATACTGTTGCCCAGCCATTGGTTACAGACCCAGAATTATACGCACCTGCTGCACCTAAGTTTTGGTCACCATTAAGTGTAATTGGTCCTGCAGATGAAACTGTACCAACAGTTACGACGACTCCAGTTCTCGTCCAGGAATTAGATGCACTGGCAAAAGTATATGTTACGCTGTTTATGGTTGTTGTTTGCCCGTTTGTCGGACTTGCTGGAAACGCCATTAAAATCTCCCTATTACTACTTCAATTATTGTTATCTCTACGTTAGGTAAGTCAGATAATGCTTTACCAATAACGCATCCAGGTAACCATTGTGCGTTGTTTATAGCTTTTGCTACACCTGCAAACTTAGATGCTACTAGCAAGTCACCCTTCTTAATCGGACCAAGCACACGGCAAGGTACACGACCAGTTAATGCCACTGGAATTGCATAAGCACCAGTTTCTTGTAAGCCTGCCGCCACGTCGTTCATCAAGTACGCAGGCATAGTGGATACGACACCTGCAATTCTTGTATCGTATTCGTGGTCGTTCACTGTGATTTCGTCTCTGCCACCAAATACAACCACAGTGCCTGGTAAGTAGTTCTTGTCTGACATGTAAATCTCAGCCAAGTCAGCATATTGCGCTGTTGTTGCTGTACCGTAGATAGTACCAAACTTGTTCGTGTTCGTACCAATGTTAACAGTGCCTGCACCGGATGTTGTTACGGTACCTGTAACGAATACATTGGCTGCTGTCATTGTGCTAAATGCTGATCCACCTGTCGCATCACGTTGTGCAATAGCGTTTGCTGTTGCTGTTGACGTAGCAGTAATGCCCGCAGTGAAAACGTCTACCCACGATGTACCAATGTATTGATACAAGATGTCAGATGCAGTATTATACCAACGATCGCCTGCTGTTGGACCGCTTGGTGCGGATGCACTTTCTGTATACTTTGCACCAGGTAGCGATGTTGGCTTATTAAGGATGACACCAATGCCAGACACTGCATTCCAATCGGACTGTACTTGTGCTGCTGGAATAGTTGGCTTGTTTAGTAATACACCTAAACCAGATACAGCATTCCAATCAGTTTGTACCTGTGCTGCTGGAATAGTTGGCTTGTTAGTTAAGTCAATGTATGACCCACTTGTTGCGACTGTTGCTAGTGTTGGCTTGTTTAGTAATACACCTAAACCAGATACAGCATTCCAATCAGTTTGCACTTGTGCCGCTGGAATAGTTGGCTTGCTAGTTACATTGGCCCAATCTACACCAGCTGCTAGTGTAGCATTAGTAATTGTACCGTTAATAGTCTTGTTTGCGTTCCAGCGATCATCTGCACTTGTATAAGTAAACGTTGCGTTGGAACCTGCAACTGTAATGCCAGCACCATTCGCTGCCGCCGCTGTCGCCGCATTCTTAGCTACAGTAATATTTAAGTCTGCTACGTCTAATGTCGTTGCATTAATTGTGGTAGTTGTACCGTTAACAATCAAGTTACCGCCAACTGTAATACTGCCACTTGTCGTTAAGCTGGTTAATGTGCCAACACTGGTTAATGACGATGCAGTTACATTAGACGATAATGTGCTACTTGTTAATAACGATGCATTAGCTGTTGCAGTAGTGCTGATAGTTACATTGCCTGTGCCACCAGCAGGACTGATAACAATATTCGTGCCAGCGATAATTTGACTTACACCATACGTACCAAGGGTCGCAGAAGTAATGTAACCTGAATCATTTGTAAACGCCGACACTGCTGTAGGAACAGTAGGAATAGTTGGCTTGCTAGTTAAGTCAGTGTATGAACCACTGGTAGCTACTGCCGCCAGGGATGGTTTGTTGAGTATAGCTGTAACACCAGATGCTGCTGTCCAGTCGGACTGCACTTGTGCTGCTGGAATAATTGGGGTGCCACTTAGATCAGTGTACAAACCGCTAGTCGCCACAGTCGCAAATGTTGGCTTACTTGTTACATTACCCCAAGTTACGCCGTTTGCCAAGGTCGCAGTATCTGCAAGACCTATTAAACGCCCAGTAAATGATGTTGCTGTTACAACACCATTTGCACCCAGCGTGATAACACCAGCAGTGCCGCCAGTATTGTAAACTGTAAAATCATGACCAGTGGAGAATTGAGCAGCTTTGCTGCCGTTCGTGTGCACAGTTATTGGTAAATACGTACCAGTACCACGAGTTGAGGAAACTAAGCGAAGTTCTGTATCTTGATATAACTCTATTCCACCACTTGACCCATTGCCTGTTATGATTGATGATGCATCCTCAATGCGAAACGCACCCGTTAACGCCGTTGTCACGATAGTACCACGTGGGATAGCGGATATGTTAGTCGCACCGTTAGTAACAGTTGTTTGGAACATCAACCTGTTAGCTACTGTTGCGTTAGTGAAGTCACCAGCAATACGTGCACCATTTGCATTGGTTACTAGTCCATTAGCAGATGTCAAGTTAGTTGTTGTAACTTGTGACAGCCCTGTCAATGACCCTGAAGTAATAGTTGCTGCACTGGATGTTAAGTTAGATAAGCCTGTGATAGTACCAGAAGTAATAGTAGCATTGGCTGCACCTAAGCCAGTCAAACCAGTAATAGTTCCGCCAGTAATTTTAACATTACCAGAAACAAAATCAGTTACCGCCCATTGAGTAGCATCGCCGTGGACGTTAGTAATGTAGCCACCCAAGAACGACACAGATGATGCAGCAAAAGTAGATGCTACTGACAATGCAGTGAAGTCACCCGTGCTACCTGATATAGGAGTATTACGGATAGCGCCGGCGTAGATGTTACCAGTAACACCTAACCCGCCGTCTACTGTCATCGCACCACTTGTAGTGCTAGTAGAGGTAACTTGACTGTTTGCCGTTACTCCGTTAACAAACCATGCTAAGTTAGGAACCATGCCGCCAGTAAAGTGCGACATAGAAGTAGTTACTGGTTCACCGTTAATGTATACGTTGTCAGTACCAGTTAAGTATAAACTTCCATGAATATTTTTACCAGCCAATGGAACTGCTATTGTCAAGTTTCCAGAAATTGCAGCGTTAGTCACTGAAATATCTGTACTGACTAATGAAGTTGCTGTTATTGTGCCTGCCGCTGCTATTCCGCCATTTGTTCCAATGGAGTTTGCACTTGTATTGGCTGCAAAAAAGCTACCAGCCTTTATATCTCCGTACACACCAGTGATTCTACCTGATGCTTGCGTGCCTTCAGAATAATACTCCAATGACCCAGTGGTATTAGACCATATTAATGCTGCATTTGTTGCACCACTTTTGTAGTAATTAAATAATACACCTATATCTTTGGTGTCGTCTGACGTTAGTGTACCAGTGGACGGAGTATGCAGCGATATTAACGAATCATGTACTGTTAAATCAGTAGAGCTGATTACTGACGCTGCGCCTAACACGGTTAAGCTACCATTAATAATCACATCATTAGTTACGTTTAGGCTATCGCCTACTGTAATGTTTCCAATGCTTGATACTGTATTAGCAGTGATCGCAGTGTTTACATAAAGGCTATCCGCAATGACATTGCTACTAAAATATGCAATGTTGCTGACCGTTAACGCATTGATTGTACTGGTGTTGGCAACTAAAACTTGAGTATCTATGTATCCCGCGTTGTTGATGACACCGTTGGATAATCCCTCAATCTTGCTTTTAACCTCAGTGAAATTGTTATTGACGAGGTCAAAAGCCGTGCGAATTGGATCGCCATCACCCTTATTTGGTTCAGTTCCTATGTTGACCGTTGTTAAGTTTACACTCATGAGTTTGTTCCATTGCTAATGTAGTATTTAGCAAAAGAACAACTATGGTTACATTGAGAAAGAAGAGCCGCAGCCGCAAGATCCAGTAGAGTTAGGTACGTCTATGGCGAAATTTGATCCCATTAGTGACTCTTTGTAGTCCACTTTAGCACCAGTTAAGTATTGTGCGCTGATTGAGTCAATCAGGAGAGTAAAGCCGTAGTCAGTAACTTGGAAATCATCTTCGTTAGCTTCAGTTTCCAGGGTGAAACCATGCGAGAATCCTGAGCATCCGCCACCTTGCACAAATATGCGCAGTTTTGTGAGCGGGTTGTTTTCCTCTGCTAAGATGTCTTTGATCTTAGTTACAGCGTTTTCAGTTAAGTTAATCATCGGTGTCTGTAAATTACTCGCCCACGAGATAGGTCATATGGACTCATTTCAATGTCCACGTTGTCACCAAGTAAAATTTGGATCTTGTTTTGTCGAAGTTTACCGCCCAATGTTGCAAGAATCTTGTGTTCGTTCTCTAGTACGATTCGGAACATTGCGCCAGGAAGGACTTCGGCTACCTTACCTGCGAATTTCATTAAATCTGATTTAGCCATGTGTTGTCTGTGTTATCCTTTCGTTAGACAATATATTTAGCGCCGCATACGTGCAATGTCTGCTGCATCCTCTGATCTGAACACTGGAACTGCATTACTCTTGTGCAATTGCCCAATGCCCAGCATTTCTGTGCCTGTGTACACTTTAGCGGGTGCCAGTGCCGCAGATCCTAAACCATCACCACGTGACGGTACATGCTTTGTTTCACGACCTGGTGGTGCTTGGAGGCTATAAGATGACAAATTGTCAGCACCCATTGCACGAGAACGTTTCTTTTCTTCTAGGTCAGCACCATGTTGCTTTTTAAGTATAGCCCATTCTTGCTCGAGCTGCATGTGGCGTTGTTTTGCTTCAGCACTGGCAAACTTTTGCTTGCCCTTTTTCTTACCTGACATCGACAAACTAGGATGATGTAGATGCATTGTCATTGTGTTCCTTTGTTAGCGCAGCAATAAACAGAAATTGCTCATACGCTTGTTTAACTGCTTCATTTCGCAATAGCTTTTCAGCTTCTACTTGCAATGCTTTTAACCCTTCGTCAACAATGTCTCGAATCGCCGCACCTTGCAGCACAGTTGAAGTGTCACCAAATGCTTCGCTGAGTTTTTGCCAGGCGTCTTTTTGCGCAGGAGTGACGGGGGTTGACTGCGGGCGCATCTCAGTCGCTTTCAGAACCATAATCCTACACATTTCGTCTTCTGCAAACCTACCCGCTGCAATCATAGGAGCAAGTGCAGGCTCAATGTTAAAGCGGCGTGACGTTCCGCCTGGATAGCACATCACCAGGTGATTGCCTTTAGCAAACGAATCCATAAACATAGAGTCGTACTCTGCCACTGGCACGTACTTGCGACCCACTTTTTCGTAGTAAATCTTATTCATTAGGTATTACGATCACTTAGCTCGTCATCTGCAACTTCGTAGTCAGCCATTGATTGCTTGAAGCCAAGTATGCACGGTGCGCAGCGAACCTTGATCCACCCGCCGCCAAGCTTGGCACCTACGTTGCCGCAGTCTTCGCAAGTAGTAGAGGTCATTGCTTCCATCATGTCAATGACGCCGCCGCAGAAGCTGTCGCCACCTTGGTAGTAGAAGCGCAGGTCGCCAAACTTTTCCTTGACTTGCGTTGCAATCACTTGTTCACAAGCGTCAGGCACTGGCTTGAATTGCATCCCTTCATCAAATACTTTTTGCAAAGCGTTTTCTTGCCACTGAGTCAGTGTGCCGTCTTTCATTGCAAAAGTCTTGCGTAGACTGGACGAGTCCCCACCTTTTGCACGTTTAATCGCGCGGTTGTATCGCAGTGCTTGCACACGTTGCTTGCGTGAGTGGTCAATGTGATTCTGCACTAGCGAGCAGCCGTTGTTGATGGCATGATACCAGCCATCACCCACGGAAATGCCCCAATGCATTCCAGAAACGCGAGCGTCAGGATGACGATTGTCTTTGAAAATCTTTGGATACTTTTTGCAAAGATCCTGTTCGAGTTCGTCTTTCATTCAAAATCCATTAGTAAGTAAAGTACATAACATATCACAATCCAAGCTGACCAAAATTTTAAGTTGTACCAATTTCCGTCACTTAGCCAAGCTAACAGGTGCATTATCAATCGCTATAGTCCTCGGGTACGAGTTTTTGTCGTCCCAAAATTCACAGAATGTCATAATTGTTGGTGCAATTTTTTGTGCTTTTTCTAGATACTCCCACCAAAATGTCCGTGCATTGTATTTAAACAAAACTTCAGTTTCAAAAACTGCGCTTTCTGACTCCCTGCATTTAGTACGTTGCTCAGCTAGGAAGGCAACTCGCTCTTCCTCAGTTCTGAGATATACCTTTTTCTTCTCGTCGCTCATTCAAAATCCTTCTTAGTAAGAGTCCTGCCATCATCGACCAGGATGGGCTCGAAATCTGGACCAACCAGCAAATACTGTTGGTTTGCTACAGTTGTATATAAAAAGACATGCCCTGGATAAACCTGTTTAAGTTGCACAACACATTCTTCCATCGTCTTGCCTTGTGCGTAAAACTGGTCAGTTGTTTGGTCAAACCAATAAAACATTTCGCCATGCATCTCCGTTTTGATCTCATGTACGTGTTTTGCGACAACATGCGACATGGCCTCATTCATTATGGCCTTTGCTTTCAAGAAGCGTACCAGAAATAGCAATACGCAACCCACCAAAATTACATAAAGGATTAGTTCATCAGTAGTCATATTACATTGTACATTAAAGTTGATTTATTGCCAAAGGTTTAGGCGTTCTTTTACCAAAAGGACCAGCATATCAGTGTCCTCATTTAACCATTTCCGTTCTAAATCATCGTCGGCGTGCATCAGTTTGCTGTACTCTTCTTGCTGCTCTTTTGTGAGCGCAGAGTAGGACCATTTATCTTCTTCGCCGTACTGTGCAGTAATACGGTCACGGAATGCCTTCAGCCCTGATTTCTCTTCTGATGAGCCACGGTTTGGCCTAACTTGCGTCCACCACACATAGAGACACATTGCACGGCAGAGACGCTGGATCTCGTCCCGCGGAGTGTAATCATCGTGTGGAATAGCCATTTGCAAGTGTAAGTATTGCAGAGCATACTCACTATTGCGATACTTTTTCCAGTGCAGCCACGGATAGCGATCTGCTGCTTTGTCTATTTTTACCCACTTCTTTTCTTCTACACCACCAGGATCAGCTTTGCGGTTGCGGTGCACCATTGTGTTGATGTAACGATGTGAGTACACAGATTCAACAAACTCTACATACTGCTCAAAGTTCACTTGCAGCATCAACTCGTCAGCCGTCTCGTAGTCCCAACGGCTTACGCCAGTCTTCCATCTGTCTGCACGATGGATCAGGAAGTTACCAAGCTTGTCTTTCACATCGTACCACTTGTCATCAACTTTGTCTAATAGAAATGAGTAGTATTTAGGCAGTATCTCTGTTAGCCAGTAAGTAATAGGGCGGTTGGTTTTAAACTCCTCCTTCCACTCTTTGTAAGTCTGTTGGTGCGCCATTCGTGCAGCACGATTCGCAGCATAGTTCCTAACTGTTGTTGGTGTGGGCCGCTGCGGTATAGGGCGCATTGGGCGCTTGGGCACACGCAGAATGGTTTGTATCGCAGTGCGAAGCCACATTGGGTTATTGGTCCGCAGTTCCCTAAGGTAGTCAATGCGGGCTTGTATGACGGGCGAGATCGCCATATTAATCCTCTTCGGTGCCATATTCTTTAATCCGTACCATCATGTCAAACAGTGTACCAATGCGAAACTCAACGCGAGTCTCGTTGATCGTTGCTGCTTCCATCTCAGTAAACATCTTGGGCACAAAGACATGCACGAATTCAACAAAGCCTTTACCAATGTTTGCCACCCACTCTGCATCAGTTGGATACAGCTTGCTTCCGTCCACTGTTAAGTAGTAGCAAGACTCGTGCTCGTGCACATCTGCTGTGATGCCCATTGGGCCCATCAGCTCGTTGACTTGCTTCCCATATTCTAAAACTGCATCATCAATCATATTGTTCTTTTCTGAGGTCAATAAAAGGTTTCTTTAGCATCATTTGCATAAATATTACTATGTACCATTATACTAAAAATTTAAATATAAAGCAAGCTACTTTTAAGCCAACTTGGCTTTATATAAAGCAGCATACCATCACTGGGTTGAAATACTTCGGAAAAACGACCAGGCCAGATCCCTACAAATATTCTGGCTCTGGGAAAATTTGGAAAGCTCATTTAGCTAAACACGGAAAATCCAACGTAGAAACTATTTGGTGTGAATTGTTTACTGACATACATTCTTTAGTGAGCTATGCTCTTAAATTCTCTGAAGATAACGATATTGTTATTTCAAAACAATGGGCAAACTTAGTAATTGAAGATGGATTATACGGTGGAAGTTTGGGACGCGAACGGCCGCCCGAAGTTAGGGAAAAAATTTCTAATTCCAGTAAAGGAAATCAAAACAGAAAAGGCCTCACTAATTCGCCCGAACACATCCAAAAAATAAGAGAATCCAGACTTGGACAGACACACTCGGAATCTACTAAAGCTAAATGCGGGGCCAAAAATATAGGTAAGGTTCATACAGCCGAGCACAACCAAAAAATTGCGGATTTCCAGCGAGGCCGAAAGAAGCCTCCACGGACGGCAGAGCACATTGAAAAAATTGCGCAAGCTAATAGGGGAAAACAAAAGATAATAGTCACCTGTCCGCATTGCGGAAAAAGTGGCGGGGGCGGTGTAATGAAGCAATGGCACTTTGAAAAATGTAGATCTAAAGGTAACGAAGCCTAAACCAAGTCTCCTTGGTGTCATCAAAGAAGTCTAAATGCACTTCTTGAGCGGCGTAAACGCCGTAACGTACAGTAAATCCCAACGTCTCTTTGCACCTATTACGGAGCAGCATAATCGTTGGTCCGTGGTCTTCTGCCAACGTTTCTTTTACTGCATCCCACTCGCGCTCAGAGAACGTTATCATTTTGCTTTTGTGTACTTCAAGATGAAGCACAGTTCACCTTCTTCTGTGTCAAAGTAAATTCCACCTAATCCGTCAGCGTGTGCACCAAACTGTTCGTGAAGGTCGCTCCAAAAACGAGCACCATCAAATGATATTCCAAACTCGTCCTTGGTTTTGTAGTCCTCTGCTATGTGCTTATAGTTTTTCCACGCTTGCTTTATCATTGGTTCCACCGTAGTAAAAACATTGTCACAGCTTCTTTGCTGTTTAGCTTCCAATGGTTATGTGATGTACGCTTACCAAGTTCGTGCGCTGTAACCCAATCAGCAATAGCAATGAGATCAGCCTCGTCTATGTCGTAGTAATCGTTAAACTCGTCTGGGTGCGTAGCTTGTTCGTAGAGCAGCACTTCCACATAGTGGTCGTTGCCCTTACGTTCCTTGATACGTGACACCAGCTTTTTCATTTTATTCTTTGAGCATTTGCACTAGCTGATCTTTTTCGCTGCGAAATTTACGTAGCTTGCCAGCAAGGAAAATAGAACCGTTCAATACCAGTAATGCAATCATAACACCACTAACGCGGACCCAGTTAATGCGACCATCTTCTGCCGTTATTAAAATAATTGATATTGCCGAGACAATCAACGTTATCGCAGAAAAAATTCTAACTAAAAACTTAGCCACGTCTAAAAAATGACCCCACATTCTCGCACGAGACTCTGCATCTACTGCCCAGCTCGTCTTAATATCATTCACTAACCACTGTAAAAAGTATTTCATTTTGCCCACTTAAGAGTCCAAATAACAACGTCATCAGGGTCAGAAAAACCCCACCATTCATTTTCGTCACCAGAAGAAAAGCAACGCACGATGCCGTTCAGCGTACTGTTGCACCATTCCCAATATTCATACTTTGCTTCACTCGTAAAGTTAAGCTTCGTAGTCAGTACAAACTTTATGCACTTAGTCTTAGGTGCAAAATCATTTTCAGGAATCCAAAGTGGATGGTCTGCACGTATTACTTCGTTAAAGTCAACACTAAACCTATCCTTGAATTCTTCACGCGACATTATTTCCATGTTGCATTGTACAATAAGATTGTTTTTAAGTCAAAAATGTTAGTGTAAATGCTGTTGCCATTTCTGCGTCTTTAAACAGATAATGATGGATCTTTTTGTATTCTGGGAAAGGCCATTTCTGCTTTGGGTTGTATGAGGGCTCAGTACCTTCTGCTATGTGCATGTAAAAGTCCTTACCAAACACCAATCCATTACTACGGCACCAATCAAGGTGCTCGTCTTTGTATTCGTGCAAAATGACATCGTTCCAATCCCATGGGACCAGGAAATCACTCATCGCACGGGCCATTTCTTCGTCATCTTTGTTAGTCATATTTTGTACTTAGTGCAAGTAGCGTGATATATGCGTCATACGCTTCCTGCACATTAGGATGATCTGCCCTTGCCCTTGCTCGTTCAAGTTCATCAAATCCAATCTTAGCATTTTGCACAAGACGTTCCACTGCAAGAGTAGGCAGCTTTATTGTTGCTGTTCCTCTGTCGCCGCGAATTTGGTAGGTCATTGGTCCATCGTCAAAGGAACGAATGTCATCTTGTATTGTAAACTCTTGTATGTTGTAGTTCGCGTGGAACCACATTGCTTCTTTACTGTCCATTGGGTGTCCATTTCAATACGAACAACATTCTATCCGCCTCATTACGGAAGTAGAACCTATCGTCGCGCTCAAACCAAAAGCATTGGTCAGTTAGGTGATTGTAAGACTCGCCAAACGTTGTAATGCACCAGTTCCTGTACTCGTCTGTTTTCTTCTCTACCTTACCAAAGTAAAAGGAGAAGGGCTTAGAAATAGATACAGTAAACCATTCACCTTCCTTAGAGCCGCCAAGAAATGCAGTGCCCAACACTAACTCTCCGTTGGTAGTAATCACGGATGTCATTGGTTGCACACCTACGATCTGTTGTGCTATCAATCCAGGTGCGAGTTTGCGCATCACAGGCATGATAATCTTGCCTATTACTGACACTGCATCTGCGTCTTTATCTTCCATTGTTTGCCCACCTTAGCATAAACATTGTTGCATCTTCCTCGCGCCGGAAGAAAAAGCGGTGAGTAGAGTCTTGGCTTTTGATCCAGTGACCCCACCCATACCGCCAAGTGCCGCGACCACCACCTGTGCCAAAAATAGTCTCAGCCCATGACAGCATTTCGCGATCAAACTCAGGCCACTCAATAGTTACCTTGAACTTAGAGCGTGTTACTTTTTTCAACTCCATTGTAGTATGAACCAAGAATAGGTTCCCTCATCCATCATTACTGTGCCTAACTTGTCTGCTGATCGTATATCCACGTCAATACCAAACTCTTCTTTCATCACTTGCTCTGCACCTGCTGCGGTTGTTTGATAGCTGGACTTCAATACGGAAATACGCAGCCGTTCCCAAAACTTAGGATACTCTTTCAAGTGTACTGTGCGCTTTATGCCAGGGCAAGTCTCAACCATGTGATATCTTTCTCGTCTGTTAAATGAACATCAAAGTAGCTATTGCCACCGTTATATCTAAAATTAAACTCCATCATTGATCTGCATTGTGCAAGCCTTTGACTAACTAACTCCCAATTGGCAGCACCCACGCATTGAATCTGAAAGTGGTAACCTTTTGGCGGCCTTGGTATTTTTCCAGTAGGGTATGCTATGTAATCTACTTTAGACATAACGCTACCCGCAGGAAACTCATCAAATCCGCCTTCAGAGTAGGAAATGCTTCCTATGTTAACTGGCAATGTAACCCCAGCGTAGTGCAAAGAAACAAAAATCCTCAGATGACGTAAAAGCAAAGAACTTTACATCGCCGCCACCCATCTCGTCAAATATATATTCAGACGCATTGTGAGAATTGTACGTATTTGACAAACTTACTCTATGTACATCGCTGCGAAATTCTTTGAAATCGTGTTCGCGACACCAGTCCATGAGTTCTCCCATCCCTTCGTAAGAATCAGAAAACTGAGACCAATATTCATTATCATAGCACTGCCAAGGGACAGCAAATACATACGGATACCCTTTGTAAAAATCCACTACTCGTGACGCTTGCGGCCATATCAATGCTGCTCTGGCCTCTGCTTTTTTAGCTTGCTCGCGTTTATCAAAAAACGCTTTAACTGCTGTCATTAATCTCATTGTGTTCACCTTAAATGAATATGTATAACTGATTTAAGGATAAAATACTGTACTCTTGTACTATGCCCATTTTAACGCAATTACGCTTGCGAAATGTTCCTGTTTCTTCCGCAGCTTGATACATATTGTATCAACGCCTGTTGTTCCAAAACCGTTATCAGCAGCTATACCACTAATCTTCCAATCCCAGTCCCAACCCTGATTCCCTACGTTGGCTTCAAGCCATGGGCGATAGTGATCGTTTGGATCAGCTGAGTCTGCGCTAACTGCGCTACCATCATCGTTCTGATGTAGCAATACCCAACCAACAGGCCACTTAACCACTACTTCTGGTCCAGATCCAAACTTCCACAGCACTTTAGCTGCTATGCTTTTCGTAGCGTTCATCACTTTTATCTGTGCCGAATACAATGCTAGTTCAGCAGCATTGCGATGCGGATTGGGCCAAGGGCGTGTAGGTTTTACCATATTAACATTATACAATAAGATTATTTACTATGCAAATCGCAGCAGAAACATCATCATTTCCTGCTCAGTCTCAAACTGAATCCAATCTGGATACATATATGCATCTGGCTTGTCCTTGCCAAAATCAAGTATGCAGTTAAACTCTGCCTCAAACTTAGGGACAATGGTTTCATCAAACGGAATACTATATTTGTCCCGCGTAAATCGGGCGGCATGCTCGCTTGCACTGCAATCGCCTTTAATTGTGTGACTCATCTGTTTCAACCTCTCCTAAATGTGGGTGCCCTGACCAACGCAACATGAACAGAGTGACATCCTCCTTGTTCATAAACCAGTATCCCTGGAAGTTTGCATCCCACCGTGGGCCTATGTTACCAAACTGTTCTCGTGCCCATTCAAAGTACGGGTTCTCCAATGGGGAGTCACATGTGTCCCTAACAAAGTAGTTCCAATTCATCATGCCCACCTCAATACAAACAATGTTTCTGATTCTGGATCAGTAAATTCTATACGGACGCTATCTATATCGCCCTCCATCTTTATCGGCATAATGACTCCTTGTTCTTGCATCCACTGGATATACGAGTTATAAGCATTTGGGTACCAAATACTACTTGGGTGTAGTTTGTGATATCCACTTACTGCATTTTGCAAGTATGGTAGTCTGGGTATCATGCGTACCTCAATAAAAAGTAAGATGCTTGTTCTTCATCCATAAACTGTAAGTGGCGTTTGCCGTTAATCTGTTGCACTACTGCGCCTTCAGTAAACAACCATTCTTCAAACTGCTTGCCACCAAAGCGCCGAGTAACTCTTTGATAGCTTCGCTCCCACACATCATTTGGTGCACTATGCTCCGTTCGCCACTTTTGCCACACTTTGTCCAACGTCTCTGGACTTACTGTTGTTAACTCCATTTTAGTAAGAAGAATGTTGCATCTTCCTCGCTTCTAATTTTAATCCAAGAGCCGTAGCCGTCCCATTCAGTACCCGGTGGCCCGTATGTTTCTAGCAACCAAGCAAGCATACTATGTCGCAATGGCCTATAATTTATCACTGTCTCATAATGATACTGGCGATCAGGCCGATGATCAAAAGTTATTCCCATTTTAGTTTATACAGAGTGTATATCTCCGGTGTCATGCATAGCGTAAGCAAATCGTAGTCTTGATCTAATAACCAAGTCTCCTTGCCACGTTCGCCAAATGTTTCAGTAAGCCAAGTGCACACCCACGCCCTGTGGGTGTAATCCCAACGCTCAACTGCCACGCCAATCATGTCGCTTATTTCCATTTTAGTAAAAACAGAGTTTTGTCCTCTTCCCTCTTAAACCAAAAACACTTGTCCATGTATTCCCAATGTGTCACAACACCACCTATTGTCTCGGAGCACCAGTTGCTTATATCTCGCCACTCTCCGTTCCACCAATCGTCAGTGCGAGGAAAGGAAACACAGTACGGAAACACACGGGTAAACTGTGCTGCTGATTCGTATGCTGTCATTTTGCCCACCTTAGTGCCACCAGCGTCGCATCTTGTGGAGAGCGAGTGAACACTTCGACTGTTCCTGACGGATTATTAGTATCCCAGTAGCTTGTCTTTATCGACCACTTTTTGCGCCTGCGTGTCTTATTGTTATTGCGTGGTACTGCTGGTCCAAACATTTCAACCAGCCAAGCTTCAACATCAACTTTAAGTTGTGTCTTTTGGTCAGCGTACATATCCGGCGTAAACCTGATTACTGTCTTAATCATTCCTTGTTCCTCAGTACCCGTATTTGAGCGCAAACAACGTAGCGTAGTCATCGTCTTTAAACTCTATGTGTCCAAAATATTCACCGTTACCAAATGTAAAATTCTGTTCCTCTGGCAGGGGCGGGTTAGGTATCACTTCTTCCAACCAAGCATACACCTCTTCAAGATATGCTTGCGAGTTTCCGCCCTCGGCGTGTATCTTCATCCTGTCTTTAAGTCTTACTCGCATCATGATTGCCACGCAGTCGTAAACCAGAACGCATCTTTCTCGTCGCCAAACTCGTATGTTGCAATTTGGTCGTACTCGTAAGTATAGTCACTCACATCAACTATGTCCATTTGCATAAACGACGGGCAATGTTCCCGTGCCCACGACTCACGCTCTTTAAAAATCTGTTGAGCATACCTGTACTCAAACTTTGCATCAGTTAACAATACTTTTGCCATTACATCCACCTCAACATAAACATCGTTGCGTGTTCAGGGACAGAGAAGTAAAAGTGATGATGTGCATACCACACCATGTCGCTCCACGGTCCTTTATTTGGGTTTGCTCTCCCAAATGTTTTCTTAGCCCACTTCTTAGCCTCAAAGAACTTGTCCTTGTCTATTGTGACTTTAATAAACTTGCTCATGCCCACCTCAGCATAAACATTGCGTAATCTTCTTCTTTCTGGAACCAAAATATTTCTTGCGATCTGCCCCATTTTTCAAATCTGTCATAGCACCACTGCCGCATATCTTCCATTCGTTCTAACCAAGCTTCTTCGCTTTCAAGTCTGTCAATACCTGACTTGCGTTGAACGTAATACTCGTAACTCATGACCACCTCAACACAAGGGCAGTATAAACATCTTGACGCATAGCAACGCGATCCCTGCCCTGCCCAGGGTAATCACCGTGAATGTCTTTTGTCGTAAAGTATTTCCACAGTTTACCTGGCTCAAAGTTTGCCATTAACCAGTCTTGAATCTCTTGGTTCACATCGCACACAACCATATCGCGCAGTGGTGCGCCGAGCTGCACTCTTGCAAACGGCTGTATAGGCTCCATGACCCATTGTGTCATATACTGTTGCATGAACGTCGACTTACCTGATTGCCGTCCAGTAAAAGTTATCAACTTGCCAGGCTTCCATCCGCCATTGGCTTTTATCTTGCAGTACAGTGTATCAAATGATTCCAGTGCCATATTAAGCCCACTTCAGTTTAGTCATGATGTAAATATCTTCTGGGATGTTGAAGCAGCGATCAATGTCTTTTATCTCAATAACTCGATTATCACCGAGCTCACGTAACCATTGCGCAGCTTCATAGTCAAGGTCAATTTGATACCAAGGTTCGCCGTCAACTGTGTGCGGGCCAGTAACCTGAATAATGTTAGGCACTGTAGCAATGGGACCGTATTGAAGATTCTTCATTACCTTCATTGTAAACGCTGCATCGTCCATGCAGTATTTCCGCAAGCTGATCAGATCAGCATCGCCCCAGCTAGAAGACCCAGTCGTCTGGTAGGCCTGGACTTTGAATGGGTACTGGTTCATTAGGACTCGCATTGCTGTCAACCCATGCCCTTGGTCCGCCGTTTTCTCTGTTGAAGTCAATTACTGTTACCTCCACGCTAATGTCGTGAGGCGCAACGGTATCACGTAAGCCCTCGAGACGAACAAATAGTTCATGGCCACGAATTGTAACGTAATCAATGAAGTATGGATTGCCATTATAGTATGCAATTGTTCCATGTTTGTATAGGTTAATGTGGTGTAATGGTATGGGCATTCATTATTTAATGTACCCACTTCAAGGCAAATAACGTAGCATATCTCGCATCGTCAAACTCAAATCTGTATTTCGTCTTAGCACTAAAGTCTGCTTGCATATCCCATCCTTCTTTGTCTGGGATATTGAGAGCACACCACTTAATAGCGTCTGCTACCAGCAGCACATCTGCAGGGAGGGTTACAGTAATCATTAGATGTTGTCCCGTTTGAGAATGTCCCAAACTTTGGCCTTCTCTAAGCATTCCTTCTCTACTGCACGATATGCTTCACCCAACGTTCGCAACTCATCCCACTGCTTTTCAATCTCTGGGTTAGGAACCATCAAGTTAAGACGTAGCGTTACCTGCTTCATAAAATCTTTGAGACTCATTCCTGCAATCAAGATGTCAGCGTCACCCCTAAGGTCAAGCCCAGCATTGTAGTTCGATGCCGTCAATGTGCCCGTCGGTGCAATCTGGAAGCTCGCAGCGTAGCCGCTTGACGCAGCGCCTGACGAAATAACGCTCCCCGTTGTCAGCCCACCAGTAACAATGCTGCCAGGGATAGTTGATCCAATTGGTCCCGCTGCACCGACACCTGCGATTGCATTCCAGTTTTGATTATGCAACGGCGTTTGCTTAAGCATATCCAAGATTGCTTGAGCACCAGCTTGGCCAACTGTGCCGGCTGTATTGTTATTTGACATTAGATCTCCAACTCAAGTGGGGTATAACTATTGGCAGACGATTCGTACCCATAATAGCCCCGTGGGTTGCAGATAACTTCAGTATCGTCGCCCACATTGTACCTAAATGGTTGGTGAGTATGTCCGTGAACCCAGTATTTGATTTGTGGGTTGTCAAGTATCATATCACTTTGGTCGCTGTAGTAGCAACCATTCATCAGGTAATCGTTTTTGTACCACTCAGGAATACTAAGTGCAGTAGGTGCATGATGCGTCATCACTACAACAGGCAGAGGATTTTCTTTCTGACGATTCTCGCTCAGAATATGGTTAAAGTATTGCCGCGACTTGTAATGGATTTCCAGAATGTCTTTTGGAAGCAGCTTGCGGTAAATTCCATGCGACAGGTGCTTGATGTGCCTGTAGTCATTCATTCCAATTTGGCTGTTAGCACTGGCACCTGCGCCAGCATTGTACATTGTCAGACCATCACCTTTGTTAAAGTCTGTCCAGTATGTAGCACCTAGAAATAAAACGCCTTCGTGTACGCAGATTTCGTTTTCCAGCACTGTAGTATTAGCTGGGGCATTTTCGCGCATAAACTGGTGGGTTTTGTACATTTTTGTGCCCCAATGCTCGTGATTACCAGCAATGTAGAACACTTTATTGTACTTTGTGACTTCCTCGTGCATAAAGCGGAGGTAGCGATCTTCCCGTCTACCAGGATTGTCGCCTGGCTTCATTACCCAGTCTTTGTTGTAATTGCCCTTGCCATACTCGCGGGCTTCACAAATGTCGCCAGCCAAAATCAGCACATCGCCGCCCGGGAGCGACATATCGTACATATCTAAGTGAAGATCGGAGACTAATTGTATTTTCATGATACCATTGTACATTAAATGGAATATTCAGTCAAAGGAGAAGGGCATTGCTGCCCTTTCCATAGTATCTACGTGTTAGTAGATTAAATTCCGGCTGCGAGTGCCCTATATCCCGCCGCGATGAGAGCGCGACTCGGCTTTCCATGGCGATATTCAGTTACTGTGATACCATTTGCAGCGACACGCTTGTTAGCGTAAATCGCAGTGCCGGTTTGGCGAATGCGGGATACTTCAGCGCGAAGATTGCCAACGCCCAACTTACGAGCTTGTGCTTCAGTCAGTGTTTCGCCGTTCAGAACGAGCTTTGTAAAGACCTTACCAGTCTTGGAGTTTTGGTTGATATTGAGTGTAGTCATTTTGATTTCCTTAAAAAGTGCGACATCCTGTGCCGCTAAGGTTATTGTAGCAAATGTGTAGCAATTAAGCAACTAAAGTGGTAAGATTAGTCTGGGACGTATTCCCAAACTAATTGCCAGCCTAATTTCAAAAAGTCTTCTCTGATTTCGTCAGTGACAATACCTTCGCCAACGTGCGCTTGACCTTTTTTGTATCTTTCAAGTTGTTCTTCTGTGGCCGTTTTGAACCATTCGTCATCGTCCTGATAAGTTTGGACAATACCAGAACAGTGCCAATCAATGTAGTCACCTTCGCCCAGCATGTCTGCCACAATGCCACCTGCGTGGCGCCAAGAGCAAGACCAAGTTTGGTTCTTTAAAATGGGCCACGGTTCAGTCATTTGCCAGTTAGTATTACATAGCGCGGCGTAAATGTGCTGAGCGTAGATTTTGTCGCCTCGTGCCTTTTCCAGAATCCATCCAGTCGTTCTAAGAACGTATTCCAGATTATCTTTCTGCCATTCTGGGTCTTGATGCTTAAGAGTGTCATTTTCCTTCCACTCATTGTACTTCGCAACTTGATCAGGGTCTGGCTCTACGCCTTCTTTTTCGCATCGCTTAATATACGCATCCCGCTGAAAAGTATGGCGTTCTTCGGAATGCGATATTTCGTTTTGATGCGGAGATTTGGCTATGTCTGTCATAACACTATTTTACAACAATGTGTCAACGGAAGTCAAGTCTGCCGCGTTATATATTAGTAGCCTGAATATTTTGCTACATTAACCTAAAGGAAACTATCATGGGATCAGATAAATTTACAAAGAAGCTTGGTCAATTCATCGCTTGCGGCGCAGTGGCGACAATGGGATTCGCTTACGCAGCTGAGCCAGTTAAGACTGCTCAACCACCAGTGCAAGCACAAGTGAACGCAACTAAGTTAAAGGCTAAGGCGGTAAAGCACAACAAAAGCCACAAGCCTAAAGCCGTTGCCGCACCTGCTGTTAAGGTCGCTCCAGCAAAGTAAAGCAATAGACGCAGAGGACGATGAGGACGAAGACGATTTTGATTTCGTCGCATCAGTCGCATACAGAAATCCTCGGGTGTCTGCTAAACGCAAACAGTCCGAGGACGATAGTGTAAGTGATTATGTCGCTATGCGCTTAGAGCTTGCTAGGGCTAACGCACTAGACAAACATAGACAAGTTTGGGGAGAAAGGGCTTAAGTGCCCTTTTCTTCTGACTTCTTTAGTGTAACATCACCGCCAGGGCTAATGTCCCATTGCAGGACAGTGCCTTCTTTCCATCCTTGCGACTCAAGCAAGTCAGCAGGAAATTCAAGGAAAAGGTCTCCGGTTTCTGGATCTTCTTGGACGTCCAGTATCCATGTTGTTGGTTTAGTTGTCGTCATATAAGTTAAATCGTTTTGGTTCGCCGCATTTGTCACAAGTGCAGAACACTGCTTGTCCAACTGGTGTGCCATTATACACCACTGGATTGCGATGTGTTTCTACCCAGTGGTGATTGCAAGGCCAATGGCCAGTCCACAAAAACTCTAGTAAGGCTTTCACGATACAGCTTTAATGTTAGTAACATTGGCCACCTTGAAGGAACGCCATTCAGCTTTGTCTGTGCACCACACCGATAGGTTAGTGTCGTTTACCTTCCGCACCTTTGTGTTCTCATCAGACCTTGGCGCAGCCGCAGGAAGCAAATCTTCCTTTAGTGTGCAGGGCATTACACGCTCGCTTCCATCCACTTTCGTGAACGTCACTTCAAAAATGCCAGTTTGCAGTTGTGCTTTGATTTCGTCTTTATTCATGATCATATTCCTTAATTAATGCTCTTACATACCAAGTCTTCAATCCCTTGCGTCCTTCACCTGGCCGTTCCTGTGGGACCCACACAGTGTCATCGCCATCTCGCTCTGCTTCTACTAACAGTGCTTTCAACTCAGGCATCTCAAATCCTTTGAAGAATTCAAACGATGATTGATTGCTAAAGTAGGGATAAGTCTCGCGCTTGCTAACGCCGCCATATCCACCGTATCCACCGTACCCGCCCCAATATCCGTCAAACGCTCCCATGTTAACCTCGCAGGTATTTCACTGTGCCAACGATGTCGCCGTAGTGCATGTTGATCTCAAACAGTTTTACATCTGCAAAATCAAATGTTGTCAATTCATTGTTATTGTAAGAATCTCGCGTTCCGCCGTAGTAGCTACCACTGCCTTTAACAAAAGAACGGATGTGTTGGATTACACATTCATTTGGAGACATCACTACTTCGCTCAGCGTAAGCTTCTTGTCACGAGCGCGGTCATACTTGCCTGGGTAGTTGGTGAGATACAACTTCTCGCCCAACTGTGCAAGGAACGTGCGCGAGTAGTAATCCTCGACCAACGGCCAATCATTAGTATCGCCCATAAGCACTGGCATTGTATGCAGCTCAAGCTTTGTGACATCAATCTTTGTGTCAGAGATCAAAATCACACTGTAAATGTCACCCACACGCTTGCCGTTTGCTTGGTACTCTGCGTTAGCTTGGAGTGCCATTGCATGTTTGTCAATGGGCGTTGCCAGCTTGTTTACAATGGCTGACACCTTAGGTGACCCCAGCGTAATAAACTCTCCAGTCTTAACAGACTTGAACAAGTACGATTCTTTTACCTCACGGTTAAGGTAGTACATACCGTTAAACACTGGGTACGAAGAATAGTGGTAGCCGTTGCTGCCGCGTGGTTGATCGGTTGTGCCGTTCTCAACGCACAAGAAGTACATCTTGCCGTAGTAAATCGCAATAGAATCGTCGTCGCTTAACTTGGTTGTAAGCAGATCCACAGTGTCGCCAATTTGGATATCCTTGAGACTTACCTTGGCGTTTACCTTCTTTGTACGTGCGAGCGCTTCTTGGAATGGTTCAGATGCCTCAGGTAGCAGCACATTCTTTGCGCCTTCGCGTCCCCAAACACACTTCCCCTTAATCGCGCCTTTCTCCATATCAACGCAAGCGATGATAGATGCAAAGTTGTCAGAGCTGATTTCAAGGTCAAAGCCGCGTGGGTCAGTGATGCGCCATACTACATTGCCAGATCCAGACCAGCCATAACGGCGGACTGACTTGGCAATCTCAAATCCTTCAACAGGCTCGTTCTTTACGATCTGCGGATACCAGCCACCAATGAACGCAGACGCTGCATCCACAGTGGACCGTTCGCTTGCAGTGAAGGTAACGCCGTCCTCGTCGTCAATTTCAATCGTGGTCCCGTATCCATAGGCCCACTGATCTTGGGTAGACTTGCGTTTCTGGAATGCCGCATCTTTAGTGTACGGTGAAGCAAACCCAAGATGCCCGTCGTCGTTGCCTGCGTCTTTGCGGTATTGAATAGTGACATAAAGTTTAGAGGCTATTGTTGCTGCCATGTTAAGCTACTTCCATTAAAATATCGTCTTCAGTGTATTCGACGATTCGTGTGTTGTTTCTGAGCATTTGGTACCCGTATTCATTACGGAATCGTTCCATTGCAGGTAAATCATTTATTGCGCAGTTAATAGAACTTTTCATCCACGTAGATGCAATGCGGACAACCTGTTCAAAATCTTTCACATTGTCCATGACATACGTGAGGTAATAGTCAAAGGCTTTTGACCGCAATTCCTTATCCTCAATTGCCACCAAACGCTTTGCATAATTGACTGCAAAGTAAGCAGCGTCGTTTGTCAACACTGCCCACATTTCCTTTTCGTCTTGAGTCATTTCTTACCTTTGTACAGCGGCAATGCCGCTGTACAGTACAGCGGCATTAATGCCGCCAATAAAAATATCACCACAAACATCATGCAGTACCACCACATTACTGTTTCCTACCTTGCTTGAACAGGGCTTGTACGTTTACGCACACCATAACTAGCGGAATGGATACCGCCAAAAACCAGATGGGGTTATCAATTATATTAAGCCCTGCCTCGCTTAATACTGCACCCATTACAAATCCCCAAACAATAATAAACATTACAGTTTTTCACCTGCTACAGTGCCACGGAATGTTTTGAAGCGCGGGAAACGCATGGACCAAGTATCGTTGGATTCGCTCTTTGTAAGTGCATCAGCACGAACTTCAGCAATCAGTCCAAGCACTGGGCCACCAACGGGACGCTCAACCAGTGTAACCCATTCCTTGCCCACTTTCTTCTTCCAGGAAACTTCCTTGCCTGTGTGGCGTGCCCAAAGTTGAGCACGGAGACGGATGGAGTAGCCACCGCCAACGTTGACACGGACCAGCTTGTCGCCTACCATATCTTGGCAAACCAGCGCACCCATAGTACCTTCAAACTTGGAGCCTGCCTTGCCTTCTTCTACATCCACAACGGTAAGCGACTCTTCAATGAACGGCTTCATCTTCAACCAGTTCATTGCTCGCTTGCACTCGTATACAGCTTTTGGGTCCTTGAGCATGATGCCTTCGTACTTGCCAAGCAGTGCAGCCTTGTTGATCTCAGACAAACGGTTTTGACCTTCAACTGTGTCAAGGTCCACAAGTTCTGTGCCAACTACAGTAACATTGGGCATCTTTTCTTCAAGCGGAGCAAACCATTGGTTAAGTATCACGGTGCGCATTTCTTGCGGGACAGTGCCCTTGCCCAACTTGAACTCACGGAGAGGGATGATATCAAACAGGTTCAACACGGAGTCGTCAGCTTGCACGTCTGTCTTGCGGCGTGCTTGCTTCATCAAGTCTTGGAAGGAGGCGGACATAATCTCGCCGTCCAGCACCATTACTTCCTTGAAGAAAACGGCGTGCTTTGCAATCTGTTCTTTGACCAGACCAAAGTTAAGCAGTTCCTTGCCATTGCGGGAGAATTGATCCACTTGCCCGTCTGGGCTCACGATAGTGAGAACACGCATACCGTCCAATTTGACGTCAATTTGCTTTTTGCCAGTCAGCAGATCTTCTGCAACGTTGCCTTCGTCGTCAACGCAGTCAGTTGCTAACTGGCACTTGAACACTGGGACAACGTACTTGGGGAAGTCTTTTTCGCAAACTTTGTTGACTGTGGACTCACTGAAGTCTGCCTTCAAGTCCTTCATCAAAATGCGACGATACCAGCCGTTCCATTCTGCAACGGTGGATTTGATACGGGCGTGGTTGATTGCGAGTTGAGCAGCATTACCTGTCAGCTTGCGGTCTGCGAGGTCCTTTGCAAGACCCCAAAATGTGTTGGGTAGGAGGCCTGGGCCGTCCTTAACTGCTTCTTCAATCTTCTTGACGCCGTATGTAATCATAGGGTCAAAAGTGCCAAGCAAACCGCGGAAGAACTCGTCGTTCCCCGCTACTGCTTCGCGCTTGATAATTGCTTGCTTTTCGTTTTTGCTGTCTGTTGCAGCAATCTCTGCCAAAATCTTAAACGGGACGTTCATTCGTATTCCTTATTAACTAGTCATGATTGTACATTAAAGCCAATTAACTGTCAAATCGTATATGCTTGTTTTGGTCCTTTATGATATCCACTTTTTCCCCGCACATCATTCCGCAGCGGTGCAAGCGATTGTCGTTTGTCCAACTTGCTTCCAGCGTTTCAAACCACTTGCCATGAACGATTTGCTCAATTGGTGTGTGGTTAACATTTGACATCTCTTTGCCACCAGCGATGTCAAATAATGCAAATAGTTTTTCGTGATCTGGATGCTGCTCTGCTTCAAATCCGTACATCCTGTCATGCAACCACCCGCACGGAAAAACATAACCTTCTGCAGATAAGTACACACGATTCAACTGTTTAAATTTGCAATTAATGGTTGAGGTGGCTGCATAGTCTTTGCCCACCAAGTTGATTTTTTGGTATGACTTGTTTACATACATTACATTGTCAGGAATTGAAATCGTATACGGAATTGCATCATTGACTTCAAGTGAATCAGTGAGTACATGCTTTTTATCAAAAAATCTGCTAGTCAGCTTTACATTGAAGTCTGTGAACCCAAGGGTAGCTGCCATTGCTCTTGCTTCTTCAACTTGATGCTGGTTGTGCTTGAATACGATGTATGCCCAATGCGCAGTACCGCCTGCCGCCATGAAAGCTTGTGCATTTACGATCACGTCATCAAAAATTACACCACGACGGTATAAATGATTAGTGTCTGCTAATCCATCCAATGCAAAATAAACTGCACCATTTAAGATACTTCCTAATTTTGCCCACCAATTGGCATTGCGAATGCCACCATTTGTTTTTATTGTTATGTACACTGATGGGTTAACTGATTGTAACCACTCAACTATGTCTATCAAGTTGTTATTCATGATAGGGTCACCGTAAGTACCACAGAAATCAATATGTGTTAGTGACTCAATGAACCCAATTGACAGATGTTCTTCTGCCCATTGTCTGTCAACTTGCACTATTGGTAGCGTATGCCACGTTTTGCCACCATAGTAATTACGTGGGCATTGTGGGCACGATGCATTACATGCAGATGTGATTTCCCATTCTAAAAAGGTCGCGTTATATAGCATCGTAAAATTTTTGTTTGTCGTGCAGGAAGCGGTGGAAGCTTAGGCGGTTAGTGTCGTTCTCTCGAATCCCACGCTTATACGCGGCCCAGTTATCGTCGCCAATTCCGTAAATTACTGTATTGCTTGGTGCAACATTTAGAAACGCACAAAACTCTTGTTGAGCGTCTTTGTATTTAGTGGGAATATAATCAGGGCCAAATGCCTGAATGAACTGATGGCCAATTGCGGCACTATATTCATTAACATACCCAATTTTGTTGTAAGCGCTAATGCCATCATCAAAATCACCAGCAGAAAGTCGCATTGCAACTCGCATCTTAGAAATGGGAAATACTTTAGACAAACTAAACACCACTTCTTTAATTGCACTATGGTCAAAGTTAAAATGGACGTTAGAGCAAATACCAAAGTATGTGCAGTCTACTAAAACAGGGATATACAATCTCCCGCATTCCTCCATTACTTCGTCAAATTGTTCGTGAACATTACCTGTACCAGCAAAAGGCACACTCACCAGCAATGCATCATTTTCTTCAAGTGGGCCATCCTCAACATACTTCCAATCGTGTTTGCAATCAAGCCATGTCATTGCATGATACAGATATTCACCACGGAATATTCTAAATCTGCGAGAATGATTTCTAATGTAGAATTTGTCAAATGCCTCTGTGGACCCATTGCAGTATTCAGCAACAGAAAAGAGGTCAAATCCATCCATAGTATTGGATGATGACGAAGCCACCCATTTCCGGTAATCTGTTAAAAACGCAGAGATGGGTGGTGGGGTTACATTTAATTTAATGGCATCCAATAATGCCAGTGTACTTGCATCATTGATTGATGCTGAACCAGCAAAGGGTAAAGTAGTCATGTAACATTGTACAGCGACAATGTTAGCAAGTCAAGCTTCGTTGAGCGTTTTCCAAACGTACCGCTTTTCCATTTCATCATGGTAAATAGTACGACGATAATCCTTGTCATGCAGCCAATCTCGCACTGCTTCCTTGGAGCCATAAGATCCACCTGGAGCATTTTGGAAGATCCAGTTTGCAATTTTTGCAAGGTTTTCCTTGTTCCAGTGATCTGCCCTTTGTGCTGCGGCAAAGAGGTTACCCTCAAGTACAGCAGTCGTAAATCCACCAGGTTCCAGTCCGTGACAGAAATAGTTCTCAAGTGTGGACTGCATGATATCAGACAACCCGTCAGAGTTGTAGTTGTCTGTCGTGAAGTCAATGAGTTTGCCGTAATTGATCATGTGTGCTCTCCCCAGTCTAACATTTGCTCGTCAGTCAATTCGTGGTACGTGACATAATCGCACATACCATTCGTGTCATTCAAAATTTTATGCAGCATGTATGGGCTGACACTGTGCCCTTCATAAACCACTTCGCCGCAGTTTGTTTCATACACTACGACGTAATCGCCTGAGCCAAGCGAGTTGGTGATGACCTTTAGTGTTGCAGTCATGCTGGCACCTTTACCACCCAACTAATTTTGCGGAAGAGTTTTTCCGGCAGTCCCACATCCTTGCCCCAAGTGCGATTGGAAATCCACTCAATTTCAATCATTTTGGGAGTGAAGCCTGTCACTGTGCCAACCACTAAACCCTTAACGTAGGGCGAAATGAATGCCACTGTGTCACCAAGCTGTAGCTCAGTACCGTTAAAGTCTTTGCCGTATTCATGCGGGTTCATTCGTAGTTTACTCCAAGAAATTTGTTGAGAATTTTTGCGTCATCTTCGTCGTTGGACTTAACGTTGAGGCTTGTGCTTTCACCGTAGCACTCATACCTGCCATCGCCGTTGATCCAGCAAAAGCCTGCACCAAGAATCTTTCCCGGCATGAACCCACGGGCCACTTCTTTGTGGACAGCGAGTTCAGTAAACACCACAGGTATGATACCGTCTTTGTTGTCAACGATAATGTATTTGCTTTTGTAGTTCATGACAATTCCATTTCACGTTGCATAAAAGTACGGGACGCCATGTTCAGCACAATAGCTGCGCTGCTTTGCCACATTGGTTCATTCATTGCCAAGTAAGACAGGCCCACTGCTTTGTACGCATTGTCCAGCTCTGCTTGGTTCAACGTGGGTGCAGCATCAGCGAATTCCTTCACGCGATGCTTGAACTCTTCCCAGTTGCATTCAAATGTGAGGCTCATTCATTCACCTCATCAAGCAGACCAAACGGATCTTCAACTTTGATTGGCGTACCGCGTACAATGTTAAACATCTGTGTACGCAAGCGATCCAACTCGTGTTGTTGGGCAGGAGTAATCGTTCCAGCTTGCTCAAGCGGAGCGAGCTTCAAAATTGCCATTGCTGTTTCCATCATGTCAGGCTCCAAGTAATAAAGGGGTTGCACAGCACCATGGCTGCAAAGAACGCCAGCGTCGCCAGCTGTGCGGGAAAATGCCAAGCTCGTTGTCCCTCTGGAAACATTCGCGTTAGTCCCGCAAAGCCAATGAAATGGAACACCAGGATCATCGACAGAATCAATCCAAGAAACCAGAGAATATTCAAAATTGCAGTCATTTCATTGTCCTAAGTTTGTAATGTGTTTGCACATACCGCGGAACTTGAATCCCGAGCAAGTGCAGCTAAATTCGCCGCGCAGTTCTGTCACAGTGTACAGCTCACCCTTGGTGCCAATCACCTTGTGCGCTTTACCTTCAGGCACTTCTTCTTCCAGCTTGAAGCCAAAAGTGTTCTTGACTTCTGCAAACTTGCGACCACGGGTGTCAATGCGGATAGGCTTTTTAAAGATCATGAAATCCGTCTTGCCAACAGGGCGGTATGCAAGCATACGCTCTTTGCTGTCATCCATCACATACAAGTGATTGGGTGCAGTGTCTTTCCACTCTGTCGTTTCTTGCAGGAATTTCATATGTGCCTTAATAAGCCACTATTGTACATTAAAACGATTTAATGGGCAAATCTGGTTTAGCGGGGCGGGGAGACATTTTGACCTTGTGTGTAATCAAGGCAACAACCATAAGCAGGAAAACGTCGTTCATTTTGATCTCTCTTTACGGTCTAGGACACAAGCCACCATCATCGCGATTCCCGCGATAGGAATTATCAACCAAAGGTAGTCGTACCATTTGATAAATTTAGTTTCGTTGTCTGTAAATACCATGATGTTACTTACCCATGCGGGCAAAAATTGCTTTCAGCACACTTTCCAGCGTACCAGTAATCATGTAAGCAATGCCCCACACTGTGAACAGGCTTGCGATGCCAGACACGATGTTGGCATTGTAGCCAACCATTACAGCGACAGACACTGCAACAAACCAAACACCATATGTATACTTGCTCATTTTACCATCCAGAGTGAAAAAAGAAATGTCAATGCAACAAAAATTGCGTAGCCGATCAAAAAGATAACGAACCGTTGGCGAACTGTGTCGTGCTTCAAAGGAAATTTCACTTTGCTTCCTTTTGAAATTTCAGAATCGTCTTGCAGTAATCGCCCACTTCATTGTGCGGCATTGATGCATACTTTGCGACACACCGTTCTTGGACGTCGTTTGTCTCAGCCATAATACCGCACATAAATCCCAGGAAAAGCAGTACCACCGCTACTATAAGTTCAGTCATTTTCGACCTTTCAAAAACATTGCCAACTTAACAGTCCAGGGCCAAACATCGCCACCACGCTTGTAGCAAGCCAGTTCGCCGTAGATGTAAGTGAACGCAAACAACACGAGAACCACGGACATAATCATCATGTCAATAAACATTACAGTGCCCCACCAGTGCCAACAGTTCTGCCTTGCGCTCAGGGGTAACGTGCACAGTGCCAGAGTAGGACCACAGATCCTTGATCTTTTGCTCGATTGTGCGGACGGCGTGCGCTTGGTCGCGCTCTGCTTTCACCAATGCTTGCGAGGTACGCAGGTCATCAGCAGGGATCAGATGCACACCGTAAGTCTTCTTGCGCTCATCGCCATACTTGTCAAAAACCTTACCGTCTGCAAGGGTGATGTGACCGTGGCCGTTAACTTTGATAACAGTGCTGAAGCCAGCGGACTGGTAACCAGTGTAGCGCGAGCAACGACCAAAACCAACTTCATCACCAACTTTAACTGCAAACATTTTTGACTCCGTTAACTACTTACTAAGCCACTATTGTACAATAAAACCATTTAATGGTCAAATGAGCTCAGCTACTTTATCCAGGACTTTGTCCCAGTGCAGTGCATAACGGTGTCCGCCATCCTTAGTGATTAATACGGAGTCGTAGCCTTTTAGTGCTTTTAAAGTTGGTTCCCAGGGAATGACATCGTCATCCGTCGCAAGGAATAGCGAGACAAGCTTGCCCGTGTACAAATGTGAAATAAGGTGCTCAGCAGCTTTGATGTCATTGATGTCTGTGTCAGTGACGGTTACAAGATCGCCAGTTTTGTAATTTTTTGCCACTGCCCCTTTAAGTGACACGGATGGGGTGATGGATGGATTGACCAACACTGCACTGAATCCAGTCACGTGGGCAAACACATTGGCCCAAAATCCGCCCAGCGATGTCCCAACGAAAACGTACTTTTTTGATGGGTTGTCGCTCAAAAGCTTTATGATCTCAGCGCCGCAGTTGGGCGAAAGGTCAGGGGCAAGAACCGTACAGTCCGGAAAACGCTCACGAATAGCGCGGGACTTATCAGAATCACCAGTGCTCGCAAAACCATGCAAGTAAACAATCGTCGTCATTAAAGGCTCGCGGTTGACACGGGGACGTCAGCAAGAACGACAGAGATCATATACTGCTTTTTGGCAGGAACCTTGAGCAATTGTGCAGCAAGTTTTTGCGCATTGTACGAGGACGAGGCAACGAGTTCACGCTTCGTGCCATTGTAAAACACATGATAAGTACGGGCTTCAGACATGTTCAAACTCCTATTTACTAAGCCACTATTGTACAATAAGTGGATTTTAGGGTCAACTCAATGTACTTTTTTGGATTTCAAAACAGTTGCAGTTTCTGCCAGCTTTGCTTGAATTTCGCTGTAAAACTTCATGTACTTTGCAATACGGGCAACGTCCTTTTCAGTAACACCCTTGAGACGGCGGATATCGCTGTTGTGACGCAAGTCAGCCATTTTGCCCTTCATGCTGTCAACATTGTCAAACACGCCTTCTTTGTATTCTTCGTACGTTTGTCCAGGAACCTTTGTCATTCCCTTAATGCCGTCAATAACCCGTTCGCTAATGCCTTCTTCGCGGAACATTGAGTAGCTGATTTCTTTTTCTTCCCCATCAACAAAGATCTTCTTGCCGCTGCAATCTTCAATTACATCGTGTCCCAGTGCAATACATTGCAGTTCCTCGTCATCACTCTTGAGATAGTGCATCACTTTCAAGGGGTGCAAAATATACGGATTTCCACCCTTATCAAACTGACCAGCGTGGGCGTTGGTAGCAATTACCAACATCTTTGCAAGCATTTCACCTTTTTTCATAACCGTTACTCCTTCTATAGCTACAGTGTACATTAAGGTGAATTAAGTGTCAAATCACTTGTCAGACATCGTTACAGTGTGTCCCCAAAGCTTACCAATGTGGGACAATACTTTGTCCTTGTCCTTGTTTAGCTTTGCGCCATTGCGTGATGTGTATTGCAGCTTCAACTCGCGGTTGCCACGCAAGTTAGCATCCACGACTTGAATGTCCGGCTGGCGTGATGTTGCGGAATATTGTTGTGCAAGGCTTTGGCGTACTGCATTGTACCCACGAGCATCTTGAATGTTGGAGATGGTTACATGCTTGTCAGCAGCCTTGTTTGTAATCTCAAACAATCCCCACTTGCGAATTAGGTGTGGGCTCAGAAACTGTGAAATGAAGCTTTCATCACGATAATTACGCACAGCGTCAAGACAAGTGGGAAGCCAAGGTTGACCCACCAGGTGCGGAAAGAACTCTTCATCTTCTTTGGTGGGTTCGGAGCATATACGGCGAATATCAGTATAGAGATCAAACCCAATAGCATAAGGATTAAATCCGGAGTAGTGTTTGTCATTGAATTTCCTTTGCGTCAACACCCCAGAGTGCGAGTGCAAGAACTCCATCATGTTGCCATCACTGATTTGTCCTTTTTCCCACAGACGGTTCATAATAAAGTAATGTGTAAAGCTGGCCCAACCTTCGTTCATCACTTGTGTTTGCCGTTGCGGATAAAAGTATTGTGCTGTCTTACGTACAATACGCACCAACTCACGTTGCCACGATTCAAGAACAGGACTGTGCTTCTCAATGAAGTACATAAGGTTCTCTTGTGGCTCAGACGGAAATGTCTTAACAACCTTCTCATCCTTTTTGTCTTTCTTGGGTATCGTGGACCACAATTCATTTGCCTCGCGTTGTACACGCTCTGCACGTTGCTCTTGTGCTTCCATTTCAGCAGCTTTGCTCAACTTACTTGGGCGCTTGTAACGATCAACGCCGTAGTCCATAATAGCGTGGCAGGCATCCAGTGTATCCTCTACTGCTTGACGTCCATGCTTCTCTTCGCATTTTGCAACATAGTTCTTTGCAAACTGTAAGTAGTCAAGGATGCCCTCTGCATCAGTCCATTGCTTGAACAAGTAGTTGTTCTTGAAGAAGTGATTGTGTCCGTAACAAGCATGAGCAATAACCAATGCTTGCATTGTCATGGAATTTTCCTCCATCAAGTAGGAGATGCAAGGCGAACTGTTAATAACAATCTCGTATGCAAGCCCTTGGTGGCCTTTGCGATACGATTGCTCTTGCTGGATGAACGATTTACCAAAACTCCAGTGATCGTACATCAGTGGGAGACCAATGCTTGCGTATGCCTCAAGCATTTGGTCAGAGGAGATGATCTCAATCTGGTTAGGATAGACGTCAAGGTTCAACTCGTCGTATGCTATCTCTTTAATTGCATCTTCTACAATGCCTAGACGTTCAAACGACCAGTCGTCGCTATCATATAGTAATTTGGACATTAATGTTCCTTAGAGAATAGCTCTTTAAATACTTTCCAGATATCTTTCTTATCCTGCACAACCCGCATGTTAAGCTGGTGATACTCTTCGCGCAACTGCTGATAAGTATCCCACAAGTCTGTCGCCCTTGCTGTACCGTATGCACGACCAATCTCTACATACGCAAAATATTGCACAAGAGGCAATAAGGCGTGCATACAGTTAAGGGACTTGTCGTGGTCTGCGGCATAGTTGTCGCCGTCGCTTGCTTGAGCAACATAGATGTTCCAATCGTTTAGATTGTAACGCTCTTTGAGAATGTTAGTTGTTAGTTCCAGCGCACCAGACACAACCGTACCACCGCTGTCTTTACTGTGGAAGAAGTCGTCTTCAGAAACTTCGTATGCTGTTTCGTGGTGCTTAATGAAGATGATCTCTACCTTCTCGTACTTGCGGCGGAGGAACATATGCAAGAAGAAGAAAAAGCGTTTAGCAAGATCCTTCTCGCGTTGTCCCATAGAACCAGATACGTCCATGACACAGAACATTACTGCTTTGGTCATTGGCTGTGGCTGCATAGTGAACGCACGGTAGCGGATATCAAACGGGTCCATCCAAGGCACGGCGTGCATACGCTTACGCATTGCAGCAAGTTCTTCTGTCGCTATCTTCCAACGAGCATTAGCGGCACTGTTGAATGGGTTACCACTCATTACAGCTTCAAGTTCAAGAATCTCTGCTTCTAGTGCTTCAATGTCTTTCTTCTTGGGGCGCGATAAGCCAATGCGGCGTCCCATGCTGTTCTTTAGGGAGCGAACGACATCAAGCTGAGCTGGGTTGCCTGCGTTGGAGAAGCCAGCACGTTTAGGCTTTACCTTGGTAACGTCCTTCATTTGCTTCTTGATTAGATCAGGCAGCTCAAGGTCGTCAAAGATGAAGTTAAGATACTCTTCAGGATTAAGTACAAACTCAAAATCGTCTTCACTTGTGCCTAGTCCTCCGGCAGTGCCACCACCGCCTTCTTCCTCTGGTGGCTTGTCTTGTTTGTCACCTTGCACAAACTCCTTATTACCAGGCATGACATATTTCTTGTCGCCTGTTTTAGGGTCTGTACCAAAAGTTGGCTCTCCAATGCCTTTGACTTTGATCTTAGCTTTACCATCTTCAATGTCAGCTATGTTACCAGAGTCAATGGAATCCTTTACAGCTTTTTTAATCTGCTCGCGGGACCGCTGGACAAACTTCTGACGATTCTTGATCTGTTTGTCTTTTGGGTTAAGGCGGCGGTCAATTATATTTGCCATGTGCCGCCTTTGTTAGCTGCTCTTACGAACTCGTTGATACCAATCGCACAGTCTACGAATTTGTTTAGGTGTGTATCCACGCTCGGACATACGTGCTATAAAGTCGTTGTGTTTCTTCTCAAGGTCCTTGTCCTTCTTACCTTCAAAGGAGATGACAGGAAGTAAGTCCTCAACTTGGGAGAACATCTTCTTTTCAATTACGTCGCGCAGGATAGCATAACTTGTCCATGCTGGGTTCTTACCTGCGTTCTCTACCTTGGCACGGGCACGTAGACAGAACGTAACGATCTCATTGCGGAAGTCCTTAGGATTGGCAATGCCTGCTGGCTTTTCAATCTTCTCAAGTTCTTCGTTCAGCATCTTGCGATCCATCATCAAGCCAGTGTCTGGGTCCTTGAACTCAATGTCTTGAATCCACGAATCAGCAAAGTCTACGTAACGGTCGAACAAGTTTTGTCCGTACTCGCCATAGGATTCCAAATATGCCTTTTGAATCTCGTTACCAAGGAACTCTGCGTACTTAGGAGCGAGGTCGCTCTTAATGAAGCCAAGGTACTTTGATTCACGGTCGTCACCAAACTGTTCACGCTTGATGGAGTCTTCAAGTATCACCATTAGATGGACGGGATCAGCTGCGATCTCTTCTGGTGTGTAGTTGAATACTTTGGACAGAATCTTATACGCAAAGCGTGTTGAAATTCCTTCCATGCCCTCGTTTACGCCTGCTACGTCACGATATTCTTGAATGCTCTTTGCTTTTGGATCTTGTTCACGGATGTTTTGTCCATCGTATACTCGCATCTTACTGTACAAATTGCTGTTTTCATGGTCGTACAAACGTGTTAGAACCGAGAATTGTGCCATCATCTCAATCGTCTGTGGAGCGCAGGGTGCAGCAGATAACCCCGAGCCGGTGATCATTTTTTCGTAAATCTTTTGTTCTTCCGTAACACGAAGGCTATATGGGACTTTAATGACGCATATGCGATCCAGGAAAGCTTCGTTGTTCTTGTTATTTCTAAACGTTGTCCACTCGGACTCGTTACTGTGTGCGAGGACGATTCCTTGGAAAGGAATTGCCGATATTGCTTCGGTGCCGACGTAGTTGCCTTCTTGTGTGGCTGTAAGTAAAGGGTGAAGCACTTTGATCGGCGCTTTAAACATCTCAACGAACTCGAGTAAGCCTTGGTTGGAACGATTGAGACCACCCGAGTAGCTATATGCGTCTGTGTCATTTTGGGAAAAATCCTCTAACTTGCGGATGTCAACCTTGCCTACTAGGGTGGAGATATCCTGATTGTTTTCGTCGCCTGGTTCGGTCTTCATTACACCGATTTGGCGCAGCTTGTTTGGCATAACACGAACGACACGGAACTTGGAAATGTCGCCACCGTATTCGTCAAGGCGTTTCATTGCCCAAGGCGAAATGATGCTTTCGAGATAACGCTTGTCGATTCCGTACTCAGTGCCAATCATTGCAACGTACTCTGGTGTCGCGAACAATCCCAATGGGGATTCGAACACAGGAGACAATTCGCCTGCTTCTGTGGCGAGCACATAGATAGGATTCTTCTCAATCAATTCTTTTAGCTTTTCTGCAAGGGACGATTTACCGCCGCCTACTGGACCAAGCAAATACAAAATCTGCTTGCGTTCTTCTAGTCCTTGTGCGCTTTGGCGGAAGTAGCCAACGATGCGCTCAACTGCATCTTCCATGCCGTAAAAGTCTTTGAAACCTGGGTAGATACGAACAGTGCGATTACTGAAAATGCGAGACAATCTTGCATCTTTTGATGTATCCACCAGTGTCGGCTCACCGATTGCTGCTACCATTCGTTCACTGGCTGTAGCATAGGCCATTTTATCTGTCTTACATAGTTCCAAGTATTCATCAATAGTCATTGACTTAGAAACTGTTTTGTCGAAGTTCTTCTTGAACAAATTGGCAATCGTCATCGGGTACGCTCCTTTATGTACTAATATTTAGTTATTATACAACAAGACAGTCAGTAATGTCACGCACTATGGTACGACTATAATGTAAAGTTGTTTAGAACAAATCAACCATTTATTCATTTCAAAATGAATGACTTATTTTGGCCTACAGTGCATACTGGGATACATAAAACATAGTATCTAAGTGTATAGCGTCTTGGCTATACCCCATTGAGGCGGCCTCTGCTTTCGCATGCCTACGGATTCTTGGGTGGTACTCGGCAGGATACAACGTAAGTATCTAAAAGATGTGGCTCTGTTGAAACAGTTACAACCACACGTCGTCATAGTTTCGCTGTAGGGGATTATGATGGCCACCGCTGACAGTCAAATCTAGAGTAGGGGGTACCGGTCAACCGCCTCCGTCGTTCCGATAACGAATCTCTTTTATACAGTATGGTCCAAAGAACTCATGGGAAGTTTTCACATACATTTGCCTTGCCCAGGCAAATTATGACTGAATCTATGGGAATGTTATTCATCAGGTTACCATAGAAACATAGTCTCTAGAATAGATATCACTGTATGGAGAATAGGGCTCGAGCGCAAGCGAAGAGCAGTTGAGCGTTAAGCTCAACTTAAAACGGTAACTACGCTAATTGGGCTTAATGGATAGTTACGACTTAAACTGTAATGGCAATTCGTGCAAATGAATGCCCATAGCAGCTAACTGATGCGCTAGTTCTGGCGTAACTTTAACTGAGCCATAAATGATCTTTTCGTGCAATCCGCCAGCAATCATACGAGAATAGTGATAACCATCTGGGTTCAACTCAATGATTGGCTTCTTGCATAGTATTGCTGCGAACTTATGCGGTAGTGGTTTGAACCCTGCTTTAACCATCGCGGCCTCGGGCTTGCCCGAGACTTCAGCCCATGAGCGCTGAAACTTTTGATCTTCGCCTTTAATCATCTTATAGTCCATCAGTCCTTGGCGAGATCCGTCAGTTCCAGATGCAATAGCTTTGCGTCCATACTGATCACGATAAATGCCTACTGCGGTAACCTTACCGTTACGGGTTATAAGCTTCCAGAGGTCACCCTTTTGAATTAGGTCAAGAATGTCGTCCGCGGAACCAAAGCCACCTGGGACTTTGGCATAGGATTTTTGTAAAATATCCCACACCTCTTGTCCGTAGTGAAGCTTTGTCTTTTCATCAAAAGCATTGATGACTCGTTCTACTAGTAATTCTTTAATAAGCATCAGGTATTTATGCGCTGTTTGCAATAATGGTTTACGCTATAAGTACGAAATGCTAGTTCGATTGACTTATATCTCTAAACCTACAATAGACATCATGACTGCGGTCCGTGAGTTTGTACAGCCTGCGGTAACGTACAATCATACGCATCAGCTGTCGGCCTTTCTCGTTATTACACACGGATTCTACTTCCAAACGATAGAAGGCAATCACGCAAATGTAAACGCACTGTACAAGAAAATTGTCAATGACAAACGTCACACAGAGTGCAACATAGTGGAGTATGAAATTGTTACTGATTTGCAGTTTCCAATGTGGGACCTAGCAGCAATGACATTACCTCCAAATTTTGAGCCAGAGGAAAAACTGCTTACATTAGCTAACTCTAAGGAGACTGATTTGAAGTCTCCTTCATTGGACATTGCGTCCAAGAAGATGATTCAGCTAATACGCTCTGATCTCGTTATACGTAAGTATTTAAAAGACTGGCCAGACGCTCGTTAAAGTAGCGACTGAATGCTTTGGATCACTGCGACTAATAGCGTGATCATTCCCGCTGCAATAGCAATCGGCAGTGCCATATCTATAATTGTTTTTAATATTTTCATCATATCAGTATTTACAACTAACTTTTGTAATGTTATTGGAGATGGGATTGTCACAAAAGACCACTAATCGTATCCCCACTGGTGGATTCATAATATCTAGCCAATTGTTCAAATTTGGCAGCAGTCACAGCTCTACTGACTAGGTACCCTTGAATTTCAGCACACCCTAGCTGTTTAAGTATTGTAGCTTGCTCTAATGTCTCTACTCCTTCTGCGATAGTGGAGAACCCTAAGCTTGTAGCCATATTAATAATTGCGGCAACTATCGCAGAATCATTTTCACCTACTGTAAGATCACGTACAAAAGATTGGTCAATCTTTATCTTAGAAATGTTAAACTTCTTAAGTACGCTCAATGATGAGTATCCCGTGCCAAAGTCGTCAATGCTAATCATAATGTCATTTCGGTGCAGCTTGTCCATAATGTTAAAAACATTAGACCCTAAGTTCATTGCCACGCTTTCTGTCAGTTCAACACTTAGCGTAGTTAGTTTTATATTCGAGTCTGCTATCTCTTGTAATATTTTCTCGGCAAGTTTAGGATCGTTAAATTGCACTGCTGAGATGTTAATTGAAATATTACCAGTTTTAAGGCCTATGTCTTCCCATTGTTTAATCTGCGCTATAGCTGTACTTATTACCCAACTTCCAATTGAAGCTATTAAACCTGTTTTTTCAGCAATAGGAATAAAATCGCCTGGTGACATGATACCAAGTACAGGACTGTTCCAACGTAATAAAGCTTCTGCACCGACTAACTCATTGGTAGTCAATGATATCTGTGGCTGGTAATGTAAACTTAATTCATTGTTAGCAATGGCATTTCGAAGATGCGATTCGATAGACATGGATCGTTCTATCTTGTCTTGGACTGCCTGCGTAAAAAATGCATAATTATTCTTGCCAAGATTCTTAGCAGTGTACATTGCGGTGTCTGCGTGTTGATATAACGTGTCAAAATCTCTGCCGTCGTTCCAAAATATTGAAATTCCTATTGACGGGGTACTTAGTAGGATATTGTTGTTTACAGTAAACGGTGCAGATACAGCTTCTATAATATTTTTTGCAACTACAGTGGCACCAGCATGGTTTACATTTTGGACCAATAATACAAACTCATCACCCCCAACCCTGGCTACGGTGTCGCAGTCACGAATAGTATTTTGCAGCCGATTGCTAATTTCCTTCAGCAAAATGTCTCCAGCATAATGCCCCATTGTGTCATTTACGTTCTTAAAATTGTCAAGATCTAAGAAAAATAACGCAAAGCTTTGCTCAGTTCGTTCTGACAATTTTATAGCCTGCTCTACACGTTCCCTGAACAATTGTTTATTTGGTATTCCTGTTAACTCGTCATAGTTTACCAACTGTGATATACGCAAGTGAGAGTCTGCAAGCTCATCATATGGCTCTTCAAATGCTTGCGATACTAACGCCTTGTATATAAACAAATAACCTAACACCTTATAAATATGTCCTAGTGTAGTATACCCACCTACCATAGTAGTGTACAAAGTAAAAAATATTTCACCTAAACCTAAAATCGCACA